GGTCCGCAAGGTGGAGCTGGTAATGGAGGAGACAAAGGAGCTCAAGGTGCTAAAGGTGTTGATGCACCACAAGGAGCTCAAGGTGATAAAGGTGCTACTGGTGCACAAGGTGGAGCTGGTACTGGTGGATATAGAGGTGCACAAGGTACAGCTGGTGGTGGAGGAGACAAAGGAGCACAAGGTAATAAAGGTAATGATGGATATAGAGGAGCACAAGGTGGAGCTGGTACTGGAGGATATAAGGGAGCACAAGGTCCAGCTGGGGATAAAGGACATCAAGGTCAACAAGGACCTCGTGGAGCAGATGGTTTACTTAATGTTACAGGAGACGGAAACGTTGGAGGTATTAAAACAGGTTTTCCAGAAACAGATAATCAAAGTACTATTGATTATGCAGTAAAAGTAAATCCTGGTGCACAAGCTTATGTAACTATACCAAAATTAATTAAAGTGGATAATTCAATATCTTATGGACGAGGTGGTTTACAATTTGCACAAACTACAGGAAATGTGGGAACATCACCAACATCAATTCAAAATCCAACAGATGATTGGTATTCACATTTAATAATGAATCACAATAATTCTGCCGGATATTATATTGATTTAGCATTCAATTTCTTTTCTGATGATTTTAGATATAGAAGAATAACTGGTGGTTTAGGTGGAAATTGGGGAAGTTTCATAACATCAACAAATATTGCATCATATAAACCTTCATATTCTTGGAATGAAATTACTAATAGATTTGCTGGAACAAGTTATAACGCAAGTACGTATACTTTAACAATAGCATAAATATTAATTTAAGAAAATAGTGACTCAATTGAGTCACTATTTTATTTTTAATAAAAGTATTTATTATATAAATATATGGCAGATAATTATATTAGCAAAATAACAGTAAAAAATACAACATATGATATTTATGATCTCATAAGAGATGATTTAAATAGTTTATATAATAATTTATTAACTATGTATAACACAGTACAAAATTTAAAAACCAGATTAATAACGTTAAGTAATAGATTAACTGGATTAGAAAATCGTTTAAATGATCTTTCATAAAAAATGGATGAACACTAGTGTTCATCCATTTTATTTTATTTTTTTAATATTATGTATTTTAAGAAGTAACATTTGTAAAGCTAACTGGTATACCATCATATGCATATCCTGCATCTGATATTTTTCTAAATGGTAAGTTATTATAGTTAATAAACTCTCCAGTACGCCATACATTTTCAACCCAATAATAAAATGGACCATTTGATCCGCCATATCCATATGTAGAAGAATATGGATATGTTGGATCTGTATTAAGAGTAGAATTATTACGATTCCATGTACCACTATAAACAATAGTTCTAAGATTAGAACAATCTTTAAACATATATGCCATTGAATTTCTTGCAATATGTGTTGCACTAATTGTTGGTGCGTTTGTCATTGATGAACAACCCTGGAACATTGATTTATAACAACTATCTTTCATTATTAATGCCGATAATGTATTATTATATAAACCTGTTAATGCAGTACAACCTTGGAACATTGATTCATAACAACTAATACCTAAGTTATAGGAGGTTAATGATGGTCCTGTTACTAATGAAGTACAACCATAAAACATTTCTTTATAACAACTACCTGATAATGTTGTTGCTGGTAATAAATTCGAAGGAACCGTCGTTAATGATGTACAACCTTGGAACAATGATTCATAACATGAACCTGATAATGTTGTTGCAGGTAACTGTAAACTAGATATATCTGTAACATTTGTATTTTCAAATAAATGTGATAAATTTTTATTAGCTAATGAGGTTGTACTTTCAAAATTATCTCCATATGTTATTGACATTATATTACCCGAAATTTTAAATGTACCTTTTGAAGAATATCCACTTGCTTTATCATCAATAAATACTAAATTACCAGGATTAGTTAATTCTGAGTAAAAACTAGTTATTGTACTTTTAAAATAAACCTTAGGATTACTTGCATTTAATGTTATTGTATTTTGTACATTAGATAACATAGGATTCCACTTAATCTTATTATATGAATAATATAAAGTTTTGGTATAGTTCGAGTATTTAGATGTAGCTTTAGGCCATTTTAATACAACTGGAGTAGTTCCAGTACGTTCTATAGCTAAATAATTTCTTCTTAAAAAAACATTTTCTTTAGCTGTTATATCTGCATCTAATTGATCTATTCTGTCATTTAAATCATCTATAGTGGATGTAATAATTCCTATATATGTTCCTAAATATGAATAAGTATCTAATAATGATGCATATGTATTACGAGCAGATTCATCATAAAATTGATATGTGGAACCTTTTATTGATAAATATTTTATATCCGACATTATGTAATTTATTTAATTTATTTTATTATAATTATTTTACTTTATTTTCTGCTGTAGATAATCTTTCAGAAATATTATTTATTAAATTGGAAATATCAGTTATTAAATTATTAATATTATCAATTATATCATTAATAGGATCAATAATTGTCGATACTCCATCATCCCTAACAATATAATTTGTATTTTTTATATTTATTTTTTTTATTAAATATGCCATATGAAATAAACATAAATTTATTATTTAATATAGTAATTAAAAATAATATAATTTAACCAATTTTAACTTTATATATTAAATTAATATAAAGAAAGGTGAATGTTTTGAAACATTCACCTTTTATTTATAATTCTTTCAACAAGTTTTCCATTATCATCTATAATTTCTGATATATAATATTTAGTAATACAATCAATTCCATAAAAATGTCCTTCATTGATATTCCAATAATTTATCATATCCTTTTGAGTATGTCCAAATATTTGTGACCATGTTATTCCATCTTTATCTTTATATGGTGATTCTTTTAAACCACTTGGACGTACCCATAATGGACTATTCCATGAAGAACTACCATACATATTACCTCCATCTTTTGATGTAAAATTGAAATAATTTACTGCAAGTGTGTTAATATTTCCTAAACTTCCAGAACACCATTTGTTAAACCAATTTTGAGTCACTCCTGCATGTGAATATATTGTCTTATTAATTTCATCAACATAACACATTGTTAGAATATTTTTATCCCAATCTTTAGATAAGTTATATCCAACTAATGAGTCAGTTAATGAATTCCATCCTGAACATCTATCGAATAATGGAGACATATAATGCATATCGTGATTACCAATAAGCATTATAAATTTGTTACCCTTCTTTTTCTTTATATGTTCATTACGAAGTTCTATAATATTATCATAACATATTTTTTGTTCATATGGTGGTATATCAAATGAATCAAAATAATCTCCTAATATTATAACTTCATCTGGTTGTTCTCTATTATATATGTCAATAATAGAAGTCCATCTTCCATGAGGATCCCCTAATACAATTCTTTTTTTCATTATATTATAAAAGTATAAAAAATAAACATATTAATATAAGCATAATGATTATTATTTTTAGAGATAAAACAAATATAAATGAAAATATTGAAAAAAACAATTCAAATATTCCCATAAATATTCCTCCTAAAAATGTCAAAATTCCACCTCCAAAAAATATTAAACATCCAATGAATAATATAATAAAAAATAATTCCATTTTTATTAATATTTGTTTTAATAAAAATAGAATTAATAATGTATTTTTTCAAATAATATATTAAATTTTTTCTAATCGTATTATAAAATTATTCTTAAATATTTCCTTAACACGATATTTAATATTACAATCATTTATTTCATAACCAATATTTATAAATGGTCCACCAGATGGATCTATAAAAGCAATTGTTTTATTGTCATCTTCATATCCGACTCTCATATAGTTTAAATTTGATGGATCTGTAGATTTTAATTGCCATAAATCTGCATCTATATGTTCTAACCATATATTTGCATTATATCTATTCAGTAATTTTATTTTTTTCATATTATTAAACCTGAATTATTTTCTTGTTTTTCTTGAGCCTTTTCTCCCTTTTCAAGTAAATCTCTATAAGTTTTTTCAATAGTACCACAGTTTGAGCATACTAATACTGTAATAGGATAATTAATATCTTCCGATCCAGCACCTGCAATCAAACCAGGTATTTTCTTAATAATAATTTTTTCCTCAAATAATTCTTTACCACAATTATCGCATTTTACTGATGGATATTTCAATGGATTAACAATTGGTCCTTTTCCTAAATTCAAATCGTCTTTCATATTATCTTAATTAATATATTTATTGGGAATCTACTTAGTCACATTCCTTATCTTAACATCAATTAACAATTACTTATTTAATTTATTTATAGATTTTTCTAATAATCCTTTTGCAAAATTCAATTTTTCTATTTTTTCATTAATTAACTTCATATTTGATTCACATGTTTCTTTAATATATTGCTTAGCATAATCTTCATCAACAAACACCTGTATATATGGTCCATTTTTGTCATAAGGAGGAGTCATTGTTATATTTCTTAAATTATCATAGAAATCATCATAATCCCTTCGATATTCTATATTCTTGAAAAGTATTGTAATATAATTAACCGACCTTGTAACTATATCACTTTCCCATCTATCTCCTATGTCATACTCTTCTAACTTACCAACCTCATTAGAGATAACTAAGCATTTTGTCAATTCATATTCACTTGGATAGTCATATGGGTTATTCCAATTTAAATCATGAACAACATATACATAAGAACCTGCTTTTAAACTACTAAATTTATTCATAATAACTTGGCTCTCCTAAATATTCAATATAGTCATAAAATATTGTATAAAAATTATTATATTGTGTAATTGATATAACTTGCATTTTTGGGTTATATCCAAGTTTAAGCATATTTTCTAGAAATTTGCAAACTTGATCTTTACCATCACATACTATTGCCTTATACATAATATTAATAAATATCTTTTTTAATATTTTCATCAGGAATCCACTTAGTCACACTTCCAATTGGTGCATCAATGGGCATACGTATTTTCTTATATCCTATTTCTTTCTGATAATAGTGATTCAGATCATCTTCCTTTTGATATGTATCATGTATATATGTCCAAAACCATTCTACTTCTTCTCCATTAGTAAGAATAGACTTATGATGGTGTTCTAAATCAAATAAATGAACAAGATGATTCCAAACCATCAAGTCATCAACATTTGTAAGATAAAAATGTTCAGGATTTGGACGATTTTTTGTTAGTTCATGGAATTGTACACCAAGTTTTCCATAATCATCTTCATTATTATCCCACCTTTTAAAATGTTCCCAAACATAATCATCAATTAATGCATCATTATTGTAAAAATTTTTACATATCTTTAATACTTGTGGTCTAAGATACTCTTCCCAAGTTATTGTTTCAAAAGTATATCCTCGTTCATTATCAGCTAACTTAATTCGTACTTCATAATACTTAAGTAAGTCTTCTTTCTTTTGAATATCGAAGTCTTCAACAAACTGGCAGAATATATCAAGTGCAGATGTATAAATACGATTAAATGAAGTGATAGGAAATATAAACATAGGACCACATCCAAATTGCAAACATCTTTCAACTTCTCTATTTATATCATATGCAGTAAAGATAGAACGCTCTTCACTCATACGTCCATAACAATGTGAAGCAATATCACCAGCTCTCATAGAAGCAGCTATGGTATGACGTCCAATACAATATCGATATGACATCCACATTGAATCTTCTTCATAACCACCAAAATCACTAAGCATTGTATTGTCTTTTATAAACTTGTTGAAAAATGATACTACACAATTTTCTTTAGCTTTATTCATATCAATGCCAAAAGTCTTACTTCCAACTTTTACAGTGTTCTTTTTTGTATCAAATACAATTTTCATACTATAAATTATTTATGTCAATTTCTTCACAACAATATTTAGGTATATATTCTCTTGTTACAAATGCATCATAGTTAACCGAAGCAGGATCTTTATAGAATTTCAATTTGTTTTCATATTTATTTAAATCAATTCTTATAAGATGTATATTTTTTTTCTTAATTTCTCTTTGAACTTTTGATAAAGTTTCTTTTAATTTGTTTTTATCTTTATCACCAACAACAAATATATATCTTGGATAATATCTATCATTATCATGTCTTGGTACTAATCCATGATGATTCAATCTTTTCAATCCATTATCATTAACAAATCTATATATTATACCTTTACAATCATTATATATGTAATCTGTTTTTTCTTCTGGTTTGTAAGGCTCTATATAAATCTCGTAATATTTTATATCATTATATTTACGATCTTCACAAAATGAAACATAATAATTATAAAAATTCAATAATGACTTAAATTCTTCATTATTCACTAATTTATTATCAGAAATAAATAATGTTAATGAGTTTGTTTTTGTAACTGGATTTACTTCAACTCCATCATATAAATAATTTCCAAACTTTTTATTTATTTTTTCTAATAATTTTTCACTTTTATATGATTTTATAATATTTTCATAAATTATATTTTCTTGAATTATATCATATTTAGGTCCACGTTTATCATGCCATAATAATCCTTCTATATTTTTAATATCGAAATATGATAATTCTTCATTCATCAAATCATTATATTCAATAATATCTTCTATATTAGGATTACTTAAGTGTTTAGGATATTTATATGTCTTAATAAAATTCTTTAATTCTTTCATATATAATTACCAAGGATATTTATTTTGTTTTTTCTTATCTTTATGTTCCCAAAGAAATTTATCTGCTTCTTCCCACCAGAATTTTTTCATAGCATCTATAGCCTCTTCTTTAGTTGCATAATTATAATATGCTAAACAAATCTTAGGTCCAGTATATATGCTCCAAGGTTTATCTCCTGCATTTCCTGCATCACTTTTACGAACTTCATATCGTTCATAAATTTTTTTACGAATTTGTTTCAAATAAAATGTTTTCATGATGCGCATTATATTAATTCAGATATATCACCTAAGAAAATACATACTTCTGTAGCATTTCCTTTACAATTATCCGATGATTCACCATAACCATTAGACCACCCATATGTTAATTTTCCTTTAAAAGGAGTTCCATTAGCAAATATTACTTCAATTTCAGCTTCAGGATTAAATTCTAATAAATCTTTAATTTTCATTTTGTAAATCTTCTTTAGTCATAATTCTCTGATACATAAAAAGATTGGCCACATTCTGGACAAACTACCTCATATTCTGGATTACCATCATCTAACATTTGCCAAAAATCTTTATCCCAAACATCTACACATTCTCCACATGAAGGACACCAACATTTCATATCCTCATTTTCCCACCATAATCTAGATACTAAACTCATAATTATTTCAATCTTGTTACAATTCTACCTTTGGTCAAATCATAAGGACTCATTTCAACTTTTACTTTATCACCTGTCATCAATCTAATATTATTAATTCTAATTTTTCCAGATATATGACATAATATTTCTATTCCATTTTCCAATTCTACTCTAAACATTGAATTAGAAAGATTTTCAGTAATTATTCCTGTTTGATCAATTGTGTTTTGTTTTGCCATTATTTACTATTTAATTTATCTTTTAATTGTTTGTTTTCTCTCTTTAACTTATTTACTTCTGATGTTAATGTGTTTATTTTTTGAGAAAGAGAATTATTATCATCAGTTAATTGATTAACCTGATTTGCCAATTCTTGTTTAGTATTCAATGCAACACCAACCAAATCATTCTTATTAGTTTGGGCATCATCCCAACGAACTTTTAAAATATTTAATGAATCTGATTGTGCTTTAATAATAGAATCCTTTTTAACAAGTTCTATAGCTTGTTTATTAAGTTTAGTATCTCTATTACATGCTACTGTGCATTTATTTAAACTAAATGCTACCAATATAGCAATTAATATTATCTTCCAATTTTTCTTTATAAATTCCATATAACTTAGTTTTTATTTTAATAATATTATAATTATAGTAATTTTACTAATTAATTTTCATTCAACCATTTTTTATGATCTACACACCACTTAAGACATTCTTTTATATTGTCAAATGTCCAAAGCATTATGAACTTTCGCCCATATAAATCATATCCACGAGATTCATGCCAAAAATTCTTTATAGAATATTCTTTTCCTAATTCAAGTGTCGAATAGTTTTTTGAATTTGACCTAACGAAATTAATATTATATTTTTTAACAACTTTTACTTCTGCTGGTACAAAATATCCTTCATCATTACGATATGCCACATAATATTCCTTACCAATCTCTAAATCTTTAAGTTCAATTGTATTCATAATTACAAATACATTTTAGAATTTTTCCATACAATCAATTTAATTATATAATATATATAGAATATTATTTAAATTTTTCAAAATAATTCATATAAATAAAATTATTTTTAAATATATATAATTTAAACAAATAATATTTATGAAATCTATTTATAATATAATTAATGAAGCTTCTAATGAAAACAACATTATTGAAGCTTTAAAAAATGCATTAAAAGAAGAGATTAATGCATGGTATGGATATATTATTGTTAAGGAATGGTTAGCTTGTCCTGAACGTAATAATATTGTAGAATTTTATGAGAAGACCGCAAAAGACGAATTAGAAGATCATGCATACTGGTTAATGAAACGTATTAGTCAATTAGGTGGTTCAATAAAGGATATATCATTAACTCCAAATTCATTAGATTCTGCTAATCATAAATATTTAGCGCCAGTTTGGAATAAAGATAAGATTAATGTTAAAAAATCATTAGAATTGAATATACAAAATGAAGAAGGAGCTATTGAAACATATAAAGAATTAGTACAAATGACTGAAAGTGTAGATCCAACTTCTAATTCAAAACTTAAGGAAATACTTGCAGATGAAGAAGAACATTTACAAGAATTAAAAGACTATTTAGATGATATTAAATGAAACACTTAATAGAATATATTAACGAACAATTAAAACCGGATGTTCAAAAATGGTTGGCAAATGTTTATAAGACAATGCAATCATTAATTAAGGACAATAAAGTTCAACCTATAGATGTTGATCCAAAGAAATTAGCTAAACCAGAAAAGGGTGGATTTACTTTTGATGATTTTACAAATGATAAAACTGTTAAGACTATTATAAATGATAAAGTTTTAGGTTTTACTGTTACTGCTCAAATGTTAAAAAATTCTAATAAGTATTTAGTTAACAAAAGTGGAGAAGAAGAAAAAGAACTAAAACCTGAATGTCTTCCATATTGGTATCAACAAGATAATAACATATACTTTATTGGTATTGTTATGTATGATAGTTCTGTAACATATATTGATGAGTTTGCCCATTTAGTAGATATAGAAACATCATTATGTGTAAGTGAATCCTTACCAGTATTGAAAGCCATGTTAAATGATTTTGCCCTTCATTATTTAAATAAAAAAGGAAACTATAAAGGATTAACGGCAAAACCAGAACACCCTAAAATGAGAGCAATATTAACTAAACTTGGATTTAGCCCAATGAAAGATAATAAAGATATTTTAATTTATAAATTATAATGAAACCAATTAACACATATATTAATGAATCGATATTGATAAATCAAATAGATGAAGATTTGTCATTTTTATTGGATGATACTATTGATGAAGGAAAAATATCAGATGGTATCAAAAAAGTTTGGAAATGGGTAAAGGGAAAATTTACAGGTAAAAAAGATAAAAGAAAAACAACCGATGTTTCTTCAGATTATACCCCTGAAACGGATGGAGAATTATCATATAAATTTTATAACTATGGACAAATTAAAGAAAAAATTTTAAGAAATAATAATTTGAATAGAGTTAATAGTTTTATTACAAAAGGATATGATAATAAAATTAGATTATTATGTGTTGAGAAAAAAGATTTAATAATTGCATGCGCAATATTTGTCAAACCAGAAAACTATACAAATCGTCCTAGCGAATATTCTAAGTATAATGACTATGGGCATATAATTAAAATTCAAATTGATGAAGACTTTACTAATGAAAATATATTAAAAGGAATAGTAAATAAAATATATGATGAATTAGTTAGGAATTCAAACTGTAAGGGATTAACATTAAATTACGAAGAATATAAAATAAATAAAACAGATTATGAAAAATATTTAGAAGAGAATTTTAATGTTGATACCATTAAAGATAAAAAAATAGCAGTATTTAATAACAAATAATGAAAGACCTATCAACATATATATTAGAAGAACTTGACGATAATTTATTGTGGATGATTGACAAATGGTTTGAAATAAATAATGATCATCTACAAGAATTTATAGAACTTATTGCTAAATATAATGATTATAAATTTAATAAAAATGAATTGACATTGGAATTAAATGCTTATGAAAATGATCCAATAAAATTACACATAAAAGAATTTATAAATTTTTTAGATAATGATATTAATCCTGTCGAAGACAAAGATTATATTCAAAAATTATTAGATATAATTAAATTGGTATGTAATAATAAATCAATAAAAAACAAATACATTAAACACATTTAATTGTATATGAAAAACTTACAAGACATAATACAAGAAAAACTTCAAATTGGATCTAAATCTAAAATTAGTCAATATAAATATCATCCAAAAGATAAAGGTGAGTTAAAACAATTATTAAAACTATTATTAGATGAACGTGGTAAAGATGCAAATTTAAATGATATTGATACATCTAAAATAACAGATATGTCTAATTTATTTGAAAATTTAAATCCTCATAACATAGATATATCTAAATGGGATGTATCAAATGTTACAAATATGTTATGTATGTTTTACGGATGTAAAAATTTTAATTCAGATTTAAGTAAATGGAATGTATCTAATGTTGAAAATATGTATAAGATGTTTTATAAATGTCGTAATTTTAATAGTGATTTATCAAAATGGGACGTATCTAATGTTTTTAATATGAAATATATGTTTCTTGCATGTAAAAACTTTAATTGTGATTTATCTAATTGGGACATATCTAATATTAGATATATGGATTATATGTTTGATATTACATCATTAGAAAAAAATCCTCCTAAATGGTATATTAAATGGCATAAGAATAATATATGAAAAACTTATAAAATATAACAAAATATTAAATATATAACAATATGAAAAATATAATAAATTTTATTAAAGAGTCAGTATTCACTTATGATATTGATGAAATAGTTGATGCGATTTTAAATGTAGCTTCAGATGAATTAGGAAATAAATTCGATAAATCATCACCAGAAGATATTTTAGATGCCGCATATGACGCAGGAGAATTTTCTGAATGTGGAGAGATTGCAAGTATAGTTCAAGGTGATGAAGATGAAATTGCCGATTTCATTATGGATAATAGAAAAGAAATATTGAAAAAGATAAAAGATTCAAAGAAATAAAAATGAGGAGTTTAAGACTCCTCATTTTCTGTTGTTTGTTTTATATTGTTTTGATAAATTGCATTTGATATATTTGGTCTTTCTTTATTCCAATTATTTAATATATTAATTGCTTGAGAAACTATAAATTTTGCTGTACCTACGGGGACATTTTGACCAATCTTAGCTAAATTACTTTCATCACCATATAATGTAAAATCATAAGGCATACCCATAAATGAAAGATATTCTCGTATAGTATATATTCTATTCTCAGTTAGATGTAACATATTTGGCATAGATCTAAATTGTATAGAAGGCATAAAATCTTTTACATATTGAATATCATCTCCGTAATAATTAAGACCTAATGATTTCTTATACTTAATATGTTCAAAATATTTTAGTGTACGTTCTTTATTCTCTATAGGATATTTTTCATCCTTCTTTACATATTCAATAAGCTCATCTATTAATGAATTACGATTTATATAATCCATAATTGATCCATTAATGAAATTTTTCCAATCATTTCCAAATTTATTATAAATAAAATCTAATGTATAATAATTGTACACTCCAGTCTTCACAGGTATCTCTTGAGTCAATCCTTTAGGTATTTTATTTAAATAGTCTTTCAGTGACACGGAGGCCGCTTCAAATGACATCAACGGTGGATTCTCGATTTTATTGTCAGTTATATGTTTTATAAATATAACAAATGTACGAGGACGTTTCTGACAGTTATGATGTAAAACAGTATCAGTCTTATAATAAAGAATTGAATATCCCTTATCTAACGCTAATTGATTAAACCATGCACGCAATTCATCTCCTCTACTTCCCATTAAGGTAGGAGCATTTTCAAATATAAAAATTTTTGGCTTTATCATACTAAGTGTATAATTTGTCATCCATTTCATATTACAATTACGTGACTCTTTAGTTTCTTTACTTGCTTTTGTAACCATCGATATACCTGAACATACTGGTACACCTACAACTATATCAATATTATCATAATCTGGTGTTTGTTCTTCATTATCTTTTGAAATAAATGGATTCATATAATTAACATCAATATCAAACATTCCATTATGTATAGTGTAATATGGAACTTCTCTATTATGTTTTTCAAGATATTTAATTAAGTTATATTCATTACCTACTCCGGCCATTTCATTAGTCTTTTTAGAATATGTAACATCACATAAACCATCAAATGACATTATCCATTCGGCTGGATGTCCAATTGCTTCTTCTGCACCTAAATACATCCCGCCCGTAAGCGGTTGTATACATGCCCATTTTATATTATTCATATTTCTTATTGTCTTCTATATATTTTTCAAACATTTGCTTAGATTCATCTAACATATAATTATTAAATTTATTATATATAGATTTACGTTGATGATATTTCACTTTACAAAATAAATGATCATTACTAATTAATTGTTCCACTCTTTCTTTAAATTGTTCAGGATTATCAACATACATAAATTCTTTTAAAAAATCATCATCTGTATATTGTTTCTTTGAATCATAAGGTGTAAATACAAAAGGAATTATATCAGCCAACATTAAATCAAAATAACGTGGACTTATAAAATCATCAAATGTAGAAGGATTTGCTATAATAAATGAAGTATAAGAATCTTTACATATCTCTTCAAACAATTTATTATATTCTATTTCTTTAAACTTATCTGCATTTTTAAATTCATCTGAAAAATGTCCCTTTGCTTCAATAACTTTTATAGGACCATCAAGAATGTTATAAAATGCTAATGTATGTTTGACTCTAAAATCATCATGTTTAATATATCCATGATATTCACTTTGATATTTACGATTTAAAGGATATTCTTTAAATTTATCTTCAAGATTACAATTAACACCTTGCCAATTATATACATTAAACTTACACCAATATTTTGGTTTTGTTACTATATTAGGTGAACCAAATTTTAATTTTATTCTTTCATTATAATAGTGTTCATAATCATTACCACAATGAGCAACAATTGTATTATCAAAACAATTATGTAATAAACCAGATTCTTGATATTCTAAATAAAGTTTTGCATCAGATGTTTCTTTATTATATTTATAAGGTTTTGGTTTTTGATCTTCAGATTTATAAAGACGTTTCTCTACCATAAGTGCAGGATTAATTGTCATAAAATCAGGATCATCTTGAATAGTATAATAATGACCATCCCCATGTGTTTTATACCATTCAACTAATCTATTACAAATGGAAAAATAAAAATCTCCTAATACACCACCAAAAAATACTAATACATGTTGTTTACAAAATATATCATTAATATTTAAATCATTAAAAAGATTAATTCTATCAATACCAAAAATTATTGAATCTTTATCAAAATATTCTTCATTAATTTTCTTTTCTTTTATTGATGAACTAATTATATATACTTTATCATATCCAACATATTTTTCAAGATAATCTTTATATGTTTTCATGCCAGCATTCTTAATTCCCATTTTAGTAAATGAAATAGGAGAAGTAATACCAATAATAGCAGCGATCTTTCCATGACCGCTGCCTTTTTCTAAATTATTTAATTGCTGCATATTTATTAATCTTTAAAACAATCATCTATTAATTTATTTGCTATTGCTTTTGCATCACAATTTGCTTTAAATGCATTAAATATTCTATTGCGAAGTTCATCATATTTTTCAGGATTATTCATAAGTTCATCCATTTGTGATAAACATTCATCAATATTAGACAAATCCTTCTTAAGGAATATTCCCAATCCTAATTCCAATGCGGTTTTGCCTGTTGATGTAGCAGTATTATCATACATATGACATGCATTTCCTGCATTCCAATCAAGCAATGGTATAGAACCCATTTCAATCATTTCAAAAATAGAATATTCAAAATCATCCCCATAACAACCATCATTCTTAAGATTGAAGAAATCACATCCAAATGCTGATTTTGCAACTATCTGTAATCCTTCATCTCTCTTATATGCATCAAATACATAACACCAACCTTTTTTACGTTCAGGTGTATCTAACATTGGATCATCTAAAGATATATTATTAGCAATTCTCCATTTCTTATCTGATGCCATTATGCATGCAGTTGAAGGAATACGATTACCATCCTTATCAAATGAATAAATCAAATCAGGAATTGTAGATACATTAATAGTTCTTTTAATACCACGCATTTCTAATTCATAATCATGTGCATAAAAACTATCTCTACCTCTTAATAGACGTGTTGGATCCTTAAATCCAGAATGACGTCCAAGATATGTAATACGTCTTAATTTTTCTGTTGCAGGAATCCATTGTTCTTTAACTTTATCATCATAAACATGTGGTAATAACAAATGAACAAAACGTTTGTCAAACTCTTCTTGACCACATGCTAATGCAATTTTTTCTGCAACCCTTGCTTTAGGTGCAAATGTTATAATCTTATCAAATGCAAGCCAAAACTCTGAATTATGAAGTAATGGCCCATAATATGCAGCAAACCCACTTGGATTATGATCATTACATACAATTACTTTTCTAGTTGTAATTTTATTCATGAGCATATCCATCCATAAGTTACGATATTTCTCATCGGCTTTCTTTTCCATAATTGAATTGATTATAACCAAATCTGCATCATTTAAATGCTTAACTGTTTCATCGGAATAATCATATTCAACTGCTTCTGGAATATCTTGTGTTCCATTCTTCATTTGTGCTTTTTCATGAGCTTTTACATAAATAATTTCCACATCATGTCCAGCCAATTTCAAACCCTTATTCAATTCAATTACGTAACGAGTTACTCCTGAACCCTCAATACGTGCCATTAATTGTATTATTTTCATACTTTATATAATTTGTTTAATTTAAATTAATATAGAAATTTAAAATATTTTATTCATTTAATGCATCTTCCCAAAATTCTGAATATAAATGTATAGTATCTGCATTCCAATATATTTTGACATCATCAATTTTATAAAAAAGTTTTAATACTTTTAATATTTTATCAATAACTGTTTTATGCCATATCAAATCTGTATCAAATTCTATAACATCATTACTTCTCATATGTACAGTATATTCTAAATTGTAGTGATCACCCGAAACTTTAATTAAAAACACATGAATATACATTGTACAAATAAATGCCGGTAAATCATATTCATTAACATCACCCATTATCAATACTGCTTGTCTTGAATTAGGATTATCTATTAATCTTTTAATACATTTACTAAATTGATTATTTCTCTCTAATATTGGATCATAATTTTCCTCATACCATTGTGGGGTCATCCGTTCTAATGGTGGAATGCTTTCAAAAATCTTATCTTTATTTACTTCAAAAATAACATTACGTAATTCTACATATTTAGTACCATTAAAACAATTATAACCGGTTTCTTTTATATTATTATTTTTTAATTCTTTCAATAATAAATTTTTAATATCTTCTGTTTTATACATTCATTATTTTTTATTGTTTTTTAATGATTTGTTAAGAGAATTTAAGAATTCATAATGCCCATCAATATTTTGTTTAGTAATAGGATCATTCAATATATTAAAATGTCTTTCATAAATATGTAATGAACCAGCATTCCAATACATATCACCTGATACTATATGTTTATTCATTTTTTTCGATAAATAATCTGCTAATTCATTTTGAACATAATTCATCCACATAGCGTCGTTATTAAAACCAAATATTGCATCATTTGAGCGAAAATTAACTATACAATCTAATAATGTATTTTTTTCATCATATTCATTTAAGAAATACTGAACATTTTGACAACACATAAAATCATGCATTCCATTTTTATTATATTCTTGTTGCATGGAAGGTCGATTATAAATCATAATAGCTTCTCTTGTATGTGGATCATCTATTAAATGTTGAGCACAATTTTCAAATTGAGAACCATTTTCTTTAGAATAAATACACCATCCATAATTAGAATTTATAAATCCATCTGGAGTTGCACAAGCTTTCCACATTTTAGGAGCACCTCCAGGAATATCGTTAACGTTTAATGATTGCGATTTATACCAATCTAATTCTTTATGATAATATTCAATATTTGGTTCACGAATAATCCATGGTTTATCGACTTCAAAATGTGCATTTTGAATTTCTAATGTTTTTGATTGTTGAACATTATTTCCAATTATTCTAAATTCATTTTTCTCATATTTATCGAGAAAAATATAAAAAATATCTTTTGTGATTAACATATTTAACTATTAATAAATTTCCAAGCTTCATTATATATATCTTCTACATTTCTAAATGTATCATTATCATTGATATATATGATTTTTTTCTTTAATTTTGACTTTTCAAAAATTGTCCTAAAACGATTTTGTTCAATTTCAATTTTAGAAATATTTCCTTGAGATAATGATTTATTATCATCATTTTTTAATAACAAACTATCCGATGTAGATAATAATTGTATATAATATGCATCAATATTGTTTTGTAAATATATATCATCAATTTCTTGTATAATATCTATTGCATCTTTATCAGATATGTTACGATATAAACAACCATAAACATACTCACCATAATGACTTCTATTTAATATTACCACATCTGTATCATATACTTTATTTACTATTGCATATGCATATCCTCTAAATATAGTATTTTGTATATATTTATTTTCAGGTTTAGTATAATGAATATTTGTAACTGTTAAAAAATTTTCTGAAAGTTTATTGATTAATGTATTTTTTCCACAATTATCAGGGCCTTCAATAATTATTAATTTCATACATATTAAATACATTTATTTATGTTATTATTAAATATAGAAATAACTAATTATAATTTTTTTATATTTTTTAACAATATGACTAACAAAAAACAATTTATTGATTACAGTAATATTCAAACTGTAGATGAACTTAAGAGCACATTTAGTGAACAAATTAAGGAAAATTCTAATAACATAGATAAAAATATAATTAATGAAGAACAAAAAGATGATAATAAAAATTCATCTTATTTCTTTAAAAATATTCTTTTCTTTACTAATGATCGTGATGCTGAATCTAATAAAACATTAAAAAATTTAGAAAAAGCAGTTAAAGGTAAAGGTGTTGAAATTTTCCCATTTGTTGCCGAAGAAGTTGATTATAAAGCCACCGATGATAAAATAGAATGGAGTGACAATAAAAACAAATATAAGGTTGATGAACAATCTAATGTTGATACAATTGTCATAACACGTCTTGGTGTTCAAGAATCAGAAGAATGTATGGAACTTATTAAGGAACTTCAAGACTGGGGTTTCTTTGTAATCAATCCTATTCAATCAGCCAAAAAAGCTTCAAACAAATATCAGTCTTCAGTATTAATGGAACGTTATGAAATTCCTCAACCTCGTTTCACACTTATATCTAAAAATGATATATCTAAAGGTGAAGAATCTCTTAATAAAAAACTTAAGGTTATATATCCTGATGTAGGTAAAGATCCTGAAGAAGATAAGAAAAAAGAATATGTAGTAAAAATTCTTGATGGTCATGGTGGAACTGGTGTAACAATGCAAACTGGTAAGACAATTCTTTCTATGCTTCAAATGGTGTTTGCTGTTGATGAAGAACGTGAATTATTAGTACAAAAGAAAGAAGAAGCAGATGGTGGTGATATTCGTGTCCATGTATTGACTATGAGAACTCATCAAAAAATTCTTGCACAAATGAAACGTAAAAAGATTGGTGGTGACTTCCGTTCTAATGTATCACTTGGTGCCACAGCTGAAAAGGTTACATTGACACCAGAACAAGAAGAGATTGCACTTAAGGTTGCTAAGATTTCTGGTATGCCTTGGTGTGCCGTTGATATTATGCCACTTGTTAAAGGTTCTAATCCAGAAATTGGTGATAATGTAGTTCTTGAATATAATGCTTCTCCAGGTACTGATGGTATATCTGAAGTTATAGAAGATAACTTTATGGAGATTCTTCTTAATGAGATTAATGATATTAATGAATTAGTATTGGCTCCTAAAGCTATTGGTTATCTTGAAAATGTAAAATTCACTATGGATAATGATGATGAATTTGAATTTGAAGCTAAGTTCGATACAGGTAATGGGGCTAAAGCTTCTACAATAGGTTGTGATTCAGTTGACTATAAAGGTAATTTGGTTATCGCAACTATTGAAGGTAAGAAATATCAATTTAAGAAAGCTGGTGAATCAAGAGCTATTGTTGGTCAAGTAACAGAACCTCGTACAACTGTTATTATTCCATGTATACAAGTTGGTTCTCGTAAACTTCTTGATGTTGAATTTGCATTAGTTGATAATCGTAAGAAAAAACAAAAGGTTCTTATTAATAGAGATATAATGGCGCGTATGGCTTATCAAATTAATCCTGCTAAGAAACATATTCTTGAAGATGATTTAGCTTATAGTTTCAAGGAAGAACTTGAAAAGAAGAATTCTACAAAAGATAAATAAATATAATATATAAATATGGAATCAAATATAGATAAATTTAAACGTATAATAGATTTAAAATTAGAGATACTTAATAAATCTAAGGAATTAAAGAAAGATTCTTATCAATCTAAATATAGAAAATTAACTGGATTGTTAGTTAATGAAAATATATTTAATAATGATATATCAGATAATTTATTAAATTGGTTATTCTGGCATATTCCTGGAGGAAATAAAATGAATGACAATAATAAAGAATCGGCATCATTAAGATTATCTATAACTAAAGCATCTAATAATAATCCATTATATATAGATGATAGAAAATTTAATAAATATGATATTATTAGAGCAAAAACTCATACAAATGAAGAATTGACAGACGACAATAAATATCTTGATGTAAATAATGATGGTGTTATAACAGAAGAAGATATTGAAATGTTAAGAAATGCTCTTTGGCAAGATTCAAAATATAAGAATATATCATTTAGACCTGGATTATCTAAAACAACTAATAAGATTGAAGAATTTGTGTATATTGAATTAAAAACAACATCAACTGAATATACATTAATAATAAATGATGTTAAATTAGATAATTCTAAAATTTTATGTTTACCTGATGATGTATTATCTTATAAAGTAATATCAGGTAATTATATAGAAGAAGGTGAAATTAATGTTAATGAAATTGATGATAATGATAATAATATTATAGTTATTGAAATAAAACAAGATATTGCTAGTGATACCAAAAAAATTACAGATGTTTTATTAAACTCAGGTGAAAAGGTATTACAAGAAGATATTACTATAACAAGAGTAGCAGGAGGTTTGTTCCAAAATAACGATACTATAATAAATTTAAATGGTCATAAAATAACATCAAATAGTAGTTCTAGTGCAACTATATTTGTTAGAGGTACTGCAAAATATACAATTGATGGAGAAGGAACTATTGAAGATTTATCTACACAAGGACAAGGTGTAATATGGACAACAACTAAAGATTCAAAAGTTATAATAAATAATGGTGAATTTATTGCACATACCCCTGCAGGACAATGTATTTATTGTCAAATTGGTACTATAGAAATAAATGGTGGTGTATTTAAAGGTGAAGTGGCATCTACAACAAATGATCATAGATATTTATTAAACTGTCTTGATGCTAATTATAAAAATGGTACTGCAAAAATAATTGTTTCTGGTGGTACATTCTATGGATTTGATCCAGGTAATAATGCAGCAGAAGGTCCTAATACATCATTCTTAAAAGAAGGATATATATCACAAGAAATAGGAGAAGAAAATGGAATAAAAATATATCAAGTAATTAAAGAATAATGAAAACAATAAAAGAAATAATTAGCGAAGGTTCAAATAATGATAAAATCTTAGATGCATTTGAAGAAATTAAAGATGCTTTAGGTGCAGATGAATTTTTAGATGAATTGTATAGAGCAATGTCTGAAGATAATTTAAAAGATTATCTCGAATATATTGCAAAAAATCATGAAATAAAAATTAACATTTAATGAGAAATTTGAAAGACTTTATATTAGAATATAAAGAAAGACATAATAATTCTTTTGATTATGAAGGAATAAAAAATGTGATACAAAATTGTAAACCTTCATTTTTTGGAAAAAATGTTTGTTTAGATATTTTGTGGAGGCCTGAGATAATATTTTCAAAGGAAAATGGATGGGAACAAAATAAAAAAACTAAATTATATAAATATAATGGAATAATTTTAAGTGAATCTCCAGTTATGTTTATTGATTTTTATGCAGAGAAAAAAATATTTAAAAAAGATATTATTGAAGGTTATATAAGTTGGATATTACCAAATAAAATAAATAATGATGATACTAATTGTGATGAATTAGAAAAATTCTTAAAATCAAAAGCTAATGATAAAAATAAAGAAAGAATAAAATTCACATCATATGAAGAACTTGAAAAATATCTTAAAGAAATAGAAGACATTATTAATAAACATAATACAAAATGTGATAATAATGAACCAACTTATTTATTTTTTGATAAAAGCGAAGCAACATTAAATGCTCAATTTAAAAAACATCAATATGAATTAATAAGTTGTGATGAAAAAATATCAAGTTTAAATAAAGAATTAGAAGATATCAAAAAGGCGGCAGAAGGTTCGGATGTAGATTTAACACCCCTTATAGATATAACCATTGAAAAAATTGAATATTTTAAAAACTCAAAGAAAATTTTAGAAGATGAAAAACTTACAAGATATAATACATGAGAAACTTCAGATTGGTAGTAAAACAAAAGTTAGTTCATATAAATATCATCCTAAAAATAGAAAAGAATTAATTGAAGTAATTAATCCAATTTTAAAAGAAAATGGATTTGAATGTGATTTAAATAATATAGATACATCACAAATTACGGATATGCATGATTTATTTATAAATTGTCAATTTAATGGTAATATATCTGATTGGGATGTTTCTAATGTAAAGGATATGTCTTGGATGTTTCATGGTGCGGGATTTAATGGAGATATATCTAATTGGGATGTTAGTAATGTTGAAGATATGTCAGAAATGTTTGAATTTAGTGAATTTAATCAAAATATAGATAATTGGAAAGTATCAAAAGAAACATTAATGAGAGATATGTTTAGTGATTGTCCTTTAGAAAAAAATCCCCCTAAATGGTATAAAAACTAAAGTTTTAAAATTGCATATAAAAACTAAAGTTTTAAAATTGCATATAAAGAATAAAATTATTATTAATATATGAAGACAATTAATGAAATAATTAATGAAGCAAAAGCTGGTCCTTTAAAGAAACTTGATATGTTAACTATTATGGTTGCTTATCAAATGTGGAAAGAATACAAACTTTATGATGAATTCTTCGGAAAATTAAATGAAGAAGAATTAGAAGATTATGAAAATTTAAACAAACAATTAGAAAAAATTGATGATGATAATTCAAGAGTTCAGTGGTCATTTCTTAAACAATATTTTGATATAATTTCAAAAATTTGTGATTATGTATTAAGTTGTCCTGATGATGAGTTTTCAAAATCCGATAAATGTATTTGGAAAGAAATAAAAACACATGTAGAATAATGAAAGATTTAAAAACATATTTAGAAGATTTATTTACGACACCTGCAAATACAATGGGTATGGGTAATATAACAATGCCTACTGAACCTAATGTACAAGGTGGAAGTGGTGATATGGGTCTTTGTTGTTTAGATATAAAGACTGGTAAAATGTATAAACGTAGAAAAAAATTTAGAAGATATAATATTAAAGGAGTACTTTAGAGTACTCCTTATTTAATTTATTTTTATATTATTAAATAAAATATTATATTTATATATGTTAACTTCTAAAAGAGGTTTTGTTTATTTGCTTTGTGATGGAGAGAAATTCAAAATAGGAATGACAAAACAAAAGGATATTAACAAGAGAATTAAAGAATTACAGACAGGTAATCCTAATGAAATATGGTTACATACTTATTATGAAACTGATAATCCATTGAAAATTGAAAAACTAATGCATGGATTACATATATTAGGAAATGTTAAGAATGAATGGTTTGATTTGACACCTTCACAAGTTGTTAATTTCAAAAAGAATTGCGAACATTGTGAATCAGTTTTAAAATTTTTGGAAGAAAATCCATTTATATAATTATTTTTAAATAAAAATTAGTTTAAAATATGAAATATATCAAGTTATTTGATTCACTTTCTGCTCTTAATATATTTAAGCAAACAGATGATTTTATAGCTCCTAATGTTTCATTAGTTGAAAACGAAGATGAGGTTTATTATAATCCACTAATTATGATTAACCCATCGGTATCTATGAATGGATGGACATATGGAGAAACTGCTTCTAATCCAGTTATAAGCGGAAATACCGGTAATGGTATTGTAACTTATATGTATAAAGTTAGTACGGCTGATGATAGTACATATACGGCAATTAAACCAAGCGAAACTGGTACATATATAGTTAAAGCAACTATAATGGCTAAAGGACAATATAGTGCTGGACTTTGTACTACAACATTTACAATTTCTAAAGCTAGTATTAACCCATCTGTTTCTATGGGTAATTGGACATATGGAGGAACTGCTTCTAATCCAGTTGTAACTGGTAATACCGGTAATGCGTCGGTTACTTATATGTATAAAGTTAGTACAGCTGATGATAACACATATACATCAACTAAACCAAGTGATGCAGGTACATATATAGTTCAAGCAAATATAGAAGCTAGTGAGCAATATAGTGGTGGATCTTGTACTACAACATTTACAATTAATAAAGCTAGTATTAATCCATCTGTTTCTATAAGTGATTGGGCTTATGGTGATAATGCTTCAATACCAAGTGTAACTGGTAATACTGATAATGGAAGCGTTACATATACTTATAGTTCAGACAATTCAACTTGGTCTTCTACTCAACCAACTGATGCTGGTTCATATTACATTAAAGCAACAATAGATGCAACATCTAACTATAATGGGGCTTCATGTACTAATACATTTACAATTAGTAAGGTTACTCCTACTATTGTATCCCCAGTTCCTAATGTATTAACTTTTAATAAATCAGCACAAGAATTAGCAACTATTGGTTCAACTGATTTTGGAACATTAAAATATAGTTTAGATAATTCTAGTTGGTCAACAAGTATGCCAACCGGTACAAATGGTGGAACTTATACATTATATTATAAAGTTGATGGGGATGGCAATATTAATAATGTCGCAGCTAATAGTATAACATGTTCTATTGCAGAAAAACGTGTTTCTAGTCCTACTATTATATTATCACAAGAATTATATACATATAATGGTAGTGCTTGTACACCAACTCCAACTGTTAAGGATGGAAATGATGTAATTGACCCAATAGAATATAATGTTTCATACTTAAATAATACAAATGCTGGTACTGCAAGTATTGTAATTAGTGATATTGTTGATGGTAACTATTATATTGAAGGTGTACAAACATTTACTATTGATAAAGCAAATATTAATCCATCAGTAACTATAGAAGATTGGGATGAAGGAAATACTGCTTCTACCCCAATTGTAAGTGGTAATTCTGGTAATGGTAATGTAACTTATATGTATAAAGTTAATACTGCTGATGACAGTACATATACACCTACAATACCAAGTACAGAAGGTATATATACGATTAAAGCTACTATTGATGCTACTTCTAATTATAATGGTGCTTCATGTATATCAACTTTTGAAATAATACGCAGTAGTACTAATAATATAATTACTTATTCTGCTCCTTCTAAATTATCTGAAACAACAGATACCTATTCTGGTGGTTTACATACAAATGCATTTAATACATCAATTAAATCTCATACATTTAAATATGGTGCTGGTACAATTGAATTTAATGATGATGTGACATATATTGGTCAGTATGCATTCTATAAATGTTTCGGACTTACAAACATAACAATACCTGATTCAGTAACATCAATAGGTGATCATGCATTCTATAATTGTTCCGGACTTACAAACATAACAATACCTGATTCAGTAACATCAATAGGTGATCATGCATTCTATAATTGTCCCGAACTTACAAACATAACAATACCTGATTCAGTAACATCAATCGGTAATGAAGCATTCAATGGTTGTTATGGGCTTACAAGTGTAACCATACCCAATTTAGTAACAGAAATTGGTCAAAGTACATTCCAGGGTTGTTCCGGTCTTACAAGTGTAACAATTGGTAATGGTGTAACTTCAATAGGTAATTATGCATTCAATGGTTGTTCCGGTCTTACAAGTGTAACAATTGGTAATGGTGTAACTTCAATAGGTAATTATGCATTCAAGGATTGTACCAGAATTACAAACATAACAATACCTGATTCAGTAACATCAATTGGTGGTAGTGCATTTGCCTATTGTACTGGAATTACAAGTGTAACAATTGGTAATGGTGTAACTTCAATTGGTGATAGTGCATTCTATGATTGTTCATCACTTACTTCTGTAACACTTAATAATTCAATTGTTTCGAAAACATATGCAAGTTCATCAAATATTAAAAATATATTTGGTGCACAAGTAACGGAATATACAATAGGAAATAATGTAACATCAATAGGTGATTTTGCATTCTATAATTGTTCAAATCTTACATCTATTATAATAGGTAATGGATTAGCTTCAATTGGTAAAGCTGCATTCCAAAGTTGTAGTAAATTAGAATATATTAATATAAGTAGAAGTTCTGCTCCTACAATATATAGTAATACATTCAAATATGTTAAGTCAAGTGGTATATTAGTAGTTCCTTCTTCTAATTCTGGTTATGATACATGGATGAATTCTTCATCAGATTATTTAGGATATTATCGTTGGGAAAAATTTATAAATAATGGCAATATAGGTAATCAAGAATTAACTGGATTATATTGGAGTAAAAGTTCATTAAGTGTAACTTCTAGTTATTATACATTACCAACATTAACTAAACCTTCTGGAATTACTGTTACTTATTCTTCTTCAAATACAGAAGTTGCAACTGTTAATTCATCTACTGGTACAGTTACTATTAGAAGTACTTCTTCTTCAGATCATGATGGAACTACATATATTTCTGCATTATTTAGTGGTAATAGTACATATAGACCAAAGAAAGTTGAATATGAATTAAATGTAGATTTATATACTCCACCTACTTCTGGTGGTGGTAGTTATGGTGGTGGTGAATAATGATTATAAATATTAAAACATCATAAATACTATGAATATTATAAATAATGGTAATCAAATAAATATTGTGCATTTTCCTGGTGATTCATTTCAAGATTTTCAAAAAACAATAAAATATATGTTAAGCTCAACAAATATCAATTATATTAATGATGATGAATTAACAATATTATCTTGTTGGACTGATGAAAATAAATGCATTTTGTATCAACAATTAAAAAAACAAGGAATAAAATTATATAATTGTTTGCCAGATAATTATGATAAAAATCAATCATGGTATATGCCAAATAAAATTATTTTCATATTAGATTATTTAAAAACAAAAATAACAACTGATATAGTTTTAATTTTAGATGGATATGATGTTTTAATATTAAATACCGATACTATTTTAGAAAAATTTAAAAATCAAAAATATAGAATATTATTTAATGGCACTGTTGGTAAATATCCATTAGAAGATATTGAATATATTGAAAATAGAGATGCATTAGGTTATAAAAAATATTTTAATGCCGGTTGTTGTATAGGATATAAAGAAGATTTGATTAAATTTTATGAAGAATGTTTAACTTATATTAATATTGATAACCCATTAAATAGCGAACAAAAAATTATTAGAACCGCATTTTCTAAATATTCAAATGATAAAACACAAAATTTTGTATATTTTGAATATCAACCTAATATATTTTTAACAATGTCTTGTATAGAATTAAAATTTAAAAAAGGTTGTGGATGTACTTGGGAAGCCATTGATGTAGAAATTGATAATAAAAATATTAAATAAATAATTATGGATAAAACAAAAACATATATTTATTATATAGATGATACTGTTGATGAATTAGATATTCAAGGAGAACTTTCATGGACACATATAGGTAAAAAATATAAAAAATTAGCACAACGTCCAGAAAAATGGAAACAAGAATATCCATTATTAGAAAAAGTTATTAAAAAAATAGTTATAGGAACTAATGTAACATCAATTGATAATTATACATTTGAAGCTTGCTTTGGGTTAGAAGAAATTGAAATACCTAATACTGTTACTTCAATAGGTGCTCGAGCATTTGCTTATTTGGATTCATTAAGAGAAATTGAAATACCTGACTCAGTAACGACAATTGGTAAAAAAGCATTTTTAGTTAATGAAGATATGGTTTTTTTTAAAGGTAAAAGAAGTATATTAGAACATGTTAAATTATCTAAAAATTTAGAAGAAGTAGGTGAATTAATGTTTTATCAATGTAAAATGTTAAAAGAAATAGAAATACCAAGTTCAGTAAGAACTATTAAATCTAATGCATTTAGAGATTGTGTAGATTTACAATCAGTAACAATTCAAAATGGTGTAACATCTATTGAAGAAATGGCTTTTCAAGATTGTTTAAATTTAACTAATATTATATTACCTAATTCTTTAACATATCTTGGAGAAAATGTATTTCGTGGTTGTATTAGTTTAGAATCTATACAATTACCTACTTCATTAAACAACATAGAAATTGGTACATTTAGTTATTGTGATAATTTAACATCTATTAATATACCTAATTCAATTACTTCAATTAAACCTATTGCATTTGCTGAATGTAATAATTTAAAATCAGTTACTATAGGAAATTCAATTACTGAAATTCTTGATGAAGCATTTGTAAATTGTGGCGAATTAGATTCTATTAATATATCAGCTAATGAAGCACCCTTAATTAAAGACAATACATTTAATAATATTGCAGAAAATGGTATACTTAATATTCCTCAAGAAAGTACTGGATATGATGAATGGTTAAACAAATTACCATCTGGTTGGACAATTAATAGAAAATAAATATGGATATAATTAATGCATTTAATAGGGCATATATAAAATTTGAAAATAATACTTTAAATGTTATTTATATATTAATAGATATACATGGTACAGTATTTCCGCCTTTAAAAGACAATAAAGAAGATTTTACATTTTATCCTTATGCAAAAGAAGTGCTAAAATTATTTACAAACATTAATTATATTAAAATTATTCTTTGGACCGGTTCATCATATGAAGTAATTAATAAAATGATTAATATATTTAATGAAAATGATATTATATTTAATTTTATTAATGAAAATCCAGATATTATCAAACCTGATAAAACTAATTATTTAAATTTACCTAAAAAATTTTATTTTAGTATTGGCATAGATGATAGATTTGGTTTTAACCCAGAAACTGATTGGAAAAGAATATATGAATATTTAATAAATAAAGGTGGTATCTAGATACCACCTTTTATATTTTTACATTCCAACATTTTATTATTTCTTCACATTCATTAACAGTTTTTTCGTCAAATGTAAATAAATTTCTTCTAAATGTCTTATAAGGTAATAAATGTAAATTATCAGGTTTACATAATAAATAATTCATCGTAGTTTTAAGTTGAGTTACATGATCACCTTTTATTTGTAAATATTCTTTATCATAATATGGTACTAAATCATTTACTATTCTTGTAATTCTCCTATTACCTATATAATTTCTAAAATCATATAAATCTGTAAAATGATTAACACTTATATTGCACATACCAGATAATATTATTTTATTATCTTTAATAGGTGAACTTTTTTCTGATGTATATTCTTTACAAGGTAATTTCTTAATTACTTCTAATGCTTCTGGAAGTTCATTCGGATCATTCTTTGTATAAATATAATATTTCTTTCCAGTATTTCTCCAAAAATAAGTTAATGTCCTAGTATCTATTCCACCACTTATTTCCATTATTAAATCTTCTGGGTCTAAACTTCCTATATATGTTTTATATTTATTTACCCAATTTTGTACTATAGTTCCACATTCTCTAATTGGAATATATAATAATTTAGAAAAACAATAATTAACATCAAAATGATCTTTATATAATTCTAAAGTACTAAAAAATTTATCTTCACAAGTAATTTCGGGATATTTATTATAAAATTTAATAATTGTTATTTTGTTTGATTCAACATATCGTTTATCAATAATGCCTTTAATCAGATTATGTTCAATCAAATAATCTGCTAATGTTTGTTCATCAAAACTTAACCAATATCTATTACCATATTTGTAATAGAAAAAATTAGTAGAATAAGTATGATTAAACTTTATTATTACTTTATCATTTTCTTTATTAACAGAAAAATTAAACCCATTAATATTTTCTATTTGATCAAAATTATCTGAACTAAAAATAATTTTATGGTAAGAATATTTACTCATATAACTATAATATATATATTTTTAATTAAATAAAAATAAATATTACATGAAATATATTTGTAAAAATAGTGAACAATTTTTAGAATTATTAAATAATATTAAAGAATATGATGAAATTATTCTTGAAGAAACTAAAGAATATTTTTTTAATAAGACAATAAATATCTATCAGTCAAATATTACGATTATTGGAAATAATACAATTTTTAATTTTAAAGATATTCCTTATATTTGTAATAATTTTGATAGTAAATTAACAAAATTTTATAGAGAAAATGGTAATGGTATTAATATTTATGGAAATAATATTTTAATAGAAAATATATCTATTAAATTTGCGGCATTTAGAGGATTAGAAAATTTAGGAAATAATAGTAAATTTATAAATATAGAAACTTCATATAATTGTGATACCGGTCATTCACAAAAAGGAGATAATAATATAATAGAAAATTGTATTTCTCATCATAATTTTGATTATAAATTGGAAAAAAATGGTAAGATGGCATTTGGATTTAATTCTGATGGTTTTTCAGATAAGTTACATAATGGTGATGGTAATACATATGTAAATTGTATATCTTATAATAATGGTGATGATGGTTATACATTTTTTCAAAGAGAAACATCAGAAGATAAACCAACAATTATAAAAAATTGTAAGGCAATAAATAATGGAGAAGAATTAGTTGATCAATCACTTAATCAAAGATTATTAGAAGATCATGATACTTTAAATAAATTTCAATATAATGTAGATGCTTGGCCAAACTATGGTGTTGCTCATGGATTTAAATTAGGAGGAATACATAAAACATCTCCAAAAGAATATAAAAACTATCATCATATTAAATTATATAACTGTGAATCAAATAATAATAAGCGTTGTGGTTATAATAGTAATCATAATGATGGAAACATATATTTAGAAAATTGTATAGGTTTAAATAATATGTTTAATTTTAGTTTTTGTAGTAATTGTAAATTATCATTAATTAATTGTAAATCTAGTCCAATAGATAATAATATAATTTCAGATAAAGTACAAATAGTTGATTTTATTAATAATGATTTAAAATATAAAAAGGAAGCATAGAGCTTCCTTTTATTATATATTTAGCATTTAACCAACCAGTCTGCTACTGATGTTACAAGTGGTGCTATTGTTTTGAAACGTACTTCATAACCCATAGATTCCACCCATCCTTTTGCTGATTGATAAACCTCATTAGATTTATATTTAGGATTTGGGTTAATATCAATATCAATATATTTTGGTTTTGGACATCCTTTTTCAACAAGTTCATTTGCTGTATTTAAAGATTCTTCTACCTCTTTAAGCAATCTTACTTGTCTTATTTTTTCTTTATCTGTTTTCCATCTCCTAAAAATACAGTGACCACCATGACCAGGAGTATAAAGTACTATTACAGTAGAATAAACAGTATTACGTCCTTTATTTTGTGAGTCGGTACCCACCATAATTTCAATATTTTCTGACTTATGTTCATTAATATAATTTTTAACATAAGTAGAATAATCCTCAAGTTTTTCACCAGTAAATTTCTTAAAAGTTACGGTACCTATTGTTCTTTCCATAATTATTATATTTTAAATGTTGTTATAAAATAGTAAATCCCTAAAATTTTTTCAAACTTTAGGGATTTTAAATATTATTATAATTATATTATTTATTAGTCATCTATTACATCCCCAAAATATGATATAAATGCAGCAACATATTCTTTACCATCTAAAACAAATGATATTTCCCAATCATTACTAGTTTCTTTAGATGTCACTTTAATAGTTTCATCCCAATTATCATTTAAAAATTTCGCAATTTCTTCACATGCTTTTTTTGGATCTGAATCATCGAAATTTTCAAACCAACCATTATCCAAAAGATTTACACAATCTTCTGGAGTAACTTTACCTGGTTTTCCATCTGGCATTTCACCAAGACATGCCCATTTAGCAAAATCACCAATAGTTGTTGTATCTATATGTTTCTTACCTTCTGTAATAAATTCTTTTAAATTTTTCATAATTTAAATTTTTATTAAAAATAATTTTTTTTACGTATTTTTATTAATAATAATTTAAATTATATCTCTTCTTCTTTATATATCACTTTAATTTCTTTAACAACTGCATTAAATTCACCAATACTATTTATCGAATTGGCTTCTGAATCTGCATAACATTTAATTTCCCATTTCTTCGCATTTTTCTTTTGTCTTGTAAATGGTAAATGTGATGACCATTTATAAAGTGTTGGGATATTATTTTTTTCTTCTTCAGTTAAATGACGATGTTCTGTATTATTAAAATATAGATACATTTCATTAGATGACGCTTTTTTGTTAAAATATACAATATCACCAATATGAAATTCTACATTAGGATATTTTACATTTTTAATACATGTACATTCAATATAGTAAAATGATTTTTCCATATTATTAAGTAATTAAAATTTTTTGATATTATTATATATAAATATTATAAAAATTGTTATGTTAGTTCCAAATAGAGGCTTTGTTTATTTACTTTGTGATGGTGAAAAATTTAAAATTGGAATGACCAGACAAAAAGATATTAATAAACGAATTAAAGAATTACAAACCGGTAATCATAATGAAATTTGGTTACATACTTATTATGAAACAAATTATCCAGCAAAAATAGAAAAACTAATGCATGGAAAACATTTATTAGGGAATGTGAAAAATGAATGGTATGATTTAACACCTTCTGAAGTCGTTAATTTTAAAAAGAATTGCGAAGATTGCGAATCATTATTAAAATGCTTAGAAGATAATCCATACATATAAATTATATTTCAATTCATTTCCCATATTTAGTATATTTTTTAAGTTCTTCTATATTTTTAAATTTTTTTCCTTTATTTGTCCAAGCACTAATTACCAATTTTGATATTTTAGAAACTTCAACATAAATCATTTCTGGTTGTTTAGTTAAATTTCTAAACATCAAAAAATATGAATACACTAATGTTTTATCATTTATTTTAACTGTAAATCCATGAACATTATTCTCATTGAAATAAATTTCTAATTCATCTCTATTTATTTTTCCAAATGAATTTATTCTTGGTCTCATATTTATTTTATTTTTTTCATATATAATATAGAAATAAAAAATGAATTTTCAATAAAATAATAACACAAATATTATTTTTATTTATAAATAGTATAATTATATAAATGATTAGAAGAACATTAAATATAGGATATTATAAATTTTTAACTGAATATTATAATGTTAATAAAGATAATATAACAATTCATAAAAAACAATTTGTAATGATTCGTAATTTTAATATTATGAATGACATTATAAATGATACTGAAATTTATATTATGGATGTTAATGATTGGAAAGAAATGGTTAAAGAATACGATAGTGATGAAAATAATTATTTTCCAAATATTAGTTCCATAGCATTTCCTATATCTTCAAATAATGTTACAGGATTTTCTAATACACCAACAGATTTTAATTCTAATATATCTAAGCTTTCATTATATAAAAAGAATGATAATAATGATTATGAATATGGATCTGATGTATATCCATTGTTAGATTCAAATGGAAATACTAAAGATATTAAATGTGATGTCATTAGAATATATCATCCAATGATAAAAAAATCATTAAAATATTTAATTTGCATAGATAATTATATAAATAATATTCACTTTTATTATTTATGTAAACCAAATTATTTATATGAAACTAATTCAGAAACAGAAATAAAAAGTAATAATCAAATATATTCTGAATATATAGAAATATATTTTCCAAATTTAGATGATTTATTTAAAGTAAATTCAACCAATGAAAATATTGATATATATAATGTTTATTTTAATGAGAATTTAAATACTGTTGTTTCAAAAAAGAATGAGAAATTTATAGAACAAATACTTTCAAATAATGGTGAAGAAGAAACATATACAAAATTTTCAAATGATAATAATGGGTATTTGATTTTTAAAGAGCAATTAGTTCCATTAAATTTGTTATTACAACCATATAGAATAGCAGAAGATGTTGATCCATTTACTGGTGAATTGCATAATGTAAAACTTTATTTGAAACAATATATGTCAATGGAAAATAATTATTTGACAAATCCGTTTAATTTAATTGTATTTCCATATGATTCAATAGATGAAAACACTCATCAATATTTATTAATGGATGGTTATTCTTCAGTTGAATTAACATATATAACTGAACATAAATTTACAATCAATTCAAAAATTGGATTTGATGATAAACATAAAATATCATTAATATCAGAATTTGATTTTCCTAATAAAGAATTATTTATAGAAAATAACAATAATAATCTTCAAAAAGCATTATTAGAAGCATATAAATATTATTATAATGTAGATGAAGATAATTATAAATATTATTGGGTTAATAAATTACGTATAGATTATCCAGATATAGTTGATGAATTGTTGGCAGACTTTAAAAATTTTTGTTCAGAAAATAATATTAATCAAAATGATGAATATTCCGATAATGAAAAATTAAGAATTATGATCGAATATAATTATAAATACAATGATGAAGGTATTTATGATATGTTAAGAGATCCTGAAGTTGAAGAAGAATTTGAAACTGGTATGAATTTTATTGGTTTTAGAATTCAAATGGCAACAGATTTACATTATAAAAATTTAATATATAATCAAACATTTACAATAAAATTAGAAGAACTTGATAATTTTTTATTTAATTTGAATGGTTTATTTGGTTCATGGGTTGAATATCCAGATTTTTTAATAGTTAGAACAATTTTTATTGATAGAATAGAAAATATTTATATATCAAGTAATAATGTTGTAATAACTAAAGAAATGTTTAAATATATGATTAATGATAATAATTATTATACAATTGATTTATTAAATATAGAAAATAATAATATGATAGAATTAAAAGGTGATAATATAATAAATCCAATTACGATTTTAAATAATTATACAGAAAGTATTAAAAATTTAATTTCAGAAAATATAAGTGATTCGAATAAATTAAAAAAGTTAAAAAGTAGTATTGATAACGAATATAAAAAACAAATATTAAATAATTTAAATAATTTATCAAAGTTTAATTTTATAAATAATATTAATTGTATTATTAATAATTCTAATTCAAATGAAAATAATTCAATTAATAAAATAAATGAATCAAAAATTATATTTAAACCAATATTTTATAAAACACAAGATTTACAAAATGTTAGATTACGTAGTGGTGTAAAACAAAAAATAGGTATTAATCTTGTTAATTATATGACAAAGGTTGATACATTCAAATTAAATATAGATGGAATAGAATTTGTTGAAAATAGTAGAAATGATATTTATGTAATATTTGAAATAAATTCGGCAATATTTACTTCTTCATCAGGTACTTATAATATTACAAATCAAGATGATGAATACATATCATCAGGTAATTGGATTCTTTATTAATTATGTTAGATTTAGCAATAGATAATAGAATATTTATTAATGACACTTTAGATGCAGCGGTACAAGAATTAGATATGATTTTTAATACCGAAAATACTGAGTTGATTGGATATCCACAATATGGTACTAATTGGTTACAATTTTTGTGGAGAATTAATCCATCTGCAGAAGATTTAAAAAAATACATTTATGAAAAAATACAAGATTCATATTTCTTACAACAAGTAAAAGTTGATGTTAATGTTAATATTATACATGATAATTTTTATGATAATATGTATCAGGTTGTAATTAAAGTAAATGATGATAAAAATGAAAAAATAAGAGTATACGACATAAAATAATATGAAATTATTTACAACATATCAAACAATGTTTAACAATTTTGATCAAACTGTTAGATCATATTTGTCAAAAACATTAAATAATTTAGGATTACAATATTCGCATTCACAAATTTTTGGTGTAATATTTGATGGTATTAAAGGTATTATGCAAAATATGCTTTTCTATATAGAAGATGCATTAACAGAACAAAATATCTTTACTGCTACACGTAGAAAATCAATTTATTCATTGGCTAAAGTTTCAGGATATACACCTTATTATGGTTCAGCTGCACAAGGAACTGTAATGGCACGTTTACAAATAAATAATGGATTAGAATCACAAACAACGAAATTATATATTAAAAACAATACAAAAATAATCAATAAAAATACTAATATAACATATTTAATTGATCTTCCTACTGATTATTATGTTGTTGATATTTCTAAACCATTAATAAATCATGAATTTAAAATAATTCAGGGATATTTTGATAGAGCACAATTTGTGGCTAAAGGATATGCCCTTGAAAATTTTGAAATAACAACTGTTGATTTATTTGATAAAGAATATATTAAATTAAAAATTAATGGGGTAGAATGGAAACAAGTACCTTCATTATATGATATGACAGAAAATGGTCATGAATATGTATGTGAATTAAGTTATGATGAAAAAATAAATATTATGTTCGGTAATGATATTTATGGTTCTAAACTTAATAATGGTGATGTTGTAGTTGTAGAATATTTGAAACATTCAGGTATAATGGGAAATATATTATCAGATGAAATTACTGATTTTAAATTTGCCGATTATGGTGAAGATGTTTATGGAAATGGTGTCGATATTAATAATTATCTTAAAATAGATATGGTTAATTGTATTTCTGGAGGTAATAATTCTGACTCAATAGAATTTATACGTAATATGATAGGTAAGAATTCTCGTTCATTAGTATTAGCATCTAAAGACAATTTTGAATTATTTTTTAAACGTTTCTCTTTTATTGGTAATGTGAATTGTTGGGCAGAAAATAATTCAATGTTTATTGTTGCATCATGTACTAGAAATATAAATAATGAATTGAAAACCCCGGAAGATTATTTTAAAATCAATACGAATGATCTTTTTCTTAAGAAAACAGAAAAGGAAATGATACAAAACACACTTGAAAATTCTAAACGTGCATTTGCTGGTGTATCTCTTAAATTTGAAGATCCTATTATTCGTAAATTCGCAATAATATGTTATGTAAAAATAGAAAACACATATCAAAAACATATTGTAGAAACTGCAATAAAAAGATATTTAGCAGAATATTTCTTAAAGAGATTAATTAATACACAATTCATTGCAAAATCAGATATTATCAAATATTTACTTGATAATATTCCTGAAATTAAATCATTAAACATTTCAATATTCTCAGGTATGGCTGAAGATGCATATAAGAATTCTTATTATTATAAATATGTATTTAAAAATGTTAATGGTACATATGAATATGATAAAAAGAAAATTATATATGAAAAAAATTCTACACCAGGATTAGATACATTTGAAAATATATCATTAGATTCTAAAATAGAAATGCCAATACTATCAAATATTACGTATTATCAAAATAAAGATATAAATAATAAAAATAATAGTATAACAATGGATGCAGTCCAAGTATATTTTGCATAAATTAAATAATAATATATAATATGAAATCAGTTAATTTTTTAGATTTTTTAAATAAAAGAAAAACCGCATTAGTTAATGAATCATTTTCCGAAAAAACAATAGATAAAGGAATTGAATTAATAACTAAAATTTTAAATAAACATATTGATGGTTTGATTCCATTAGAAGGTATTGTTATTAATAAAGTTGAAGATAAGAAAGTTTATTCGAAACAATTTATGGTATTACATAATAAGAATTTTGGAAAGACTTCATTATTTCAAATTAATTTTGTTAATAACGAAGTATATTCAATTGATTTTTTTAATGATCTTGAATTATTGTTTAATGGTAAGTCAAAAGCAAACTTAACATTATATACATTAGGAAAATCAATTGCATATTATCTTCCAATTATTTGGACTGTTGCAGTTAATCAAAACTATAGTTTATCAGAAAAAGAAGCTATTGAATTAGGACGTTCTGTATTTAAATCTTCAAAAATAAAAGAAAGTAAATATTACATTGGAGCATTAGAATATAGAATAATTGAAAATTTGTCATTAGATAAAATTGACGAAATATTTAAAATGACTACTGAAGCAGTCGATCAAGATCTTAAAGATTTTAAAAACAAAAAACGTGATGAAAGAGACGAAGCATTTAATAATCGTAAAAACTCAATAGACGATTATAATAGATATAAAGAATTAGATAAAGAATATCATGCTATATATGATGCAATAAAAGGTGGGGTGACAACATTACAAGAACTTAAAATTGTATTGAAGCATAATATGAATATTACAATGGAGTTTGATGATGAGCTTGAAAAAATAAATACTGATTTTAAAGCTAAAACAGAAGATCCAAAGGTTGTATTCAAAAAAATGGCTGCATATGTAAACATGGTTATTAATGGTACCAATCCTTCAGTGATTCTTTGTGGTGCACCAGGTGTTGGTAAGACATATCGTATCAAACAACAACTTAAAGCACATAATTATGTAGAAGGTCAAAACTTATTTACTATTAAAGGTAAATGCACACCAAGAGTTCTTTATACAACACTTTATGATTTCCAGAAAAAAGGTGAAATAGTTGTAATAGATGATGCAGATGGATTAGTTGGTCCAAAAGCTCCAGAAGATTGTATAAATATTCTTAAGGGTGCATTAGATTCTACTTCTGATGATGAAGGTCGTTTAGTATCTTATGGTATAGCTGGTAAACTTGTAGATGATGAAGGTATAGAACTTCCAAAGAGATTTTATTATAACGGTGGAATAATTGTTATAACAAACTATAATGCAGGTTCATTAGATACTGCTCTTCGTGGACGTTCATTTATACAAGACATACACTTCACAACAGAAGATATATTGAAAATCATTAAAGATTTGATGCCTTCATTAGATCCACAACATTTAAAAGAAAAATCAAAGCAAAAGGCATATGATTATTTAGTTGAACTTGCTGAGAAAAAAGAAAAAATGGAAATCTCTATTCGTACATTTACTATATGTGCTAAAATATTTGAATCATGTTCAGATATGGAAGATATGAGTGATGATGATTGTAGAGCAATGATTAAAGAGCAAATGAAACTACAATCATTAAGGGCTTCTCGTAATGCTAAATATTAATTATTATTAATTATAAATTTAATGACATATATATAATTTATGAAATCAATTAAAGATATAATATTAGAAGGAAAAGATCAATCTATTATATCAACATTTAAAGATGGAGAAAATTCAATGCTTTCAATGATCGCTAAGCGTATTGAAAAATGGGATAAAAATTCAGGTAAACATTCTCAAGAACCAATGTTTTTGACAGACATTAATTTTTCAAATATGTCATGGGAAACTGTTGATTCTTTAAATATTGAAGTTGGTGATCCAAATAATAGTACTGATAATTCTAAGAATGTTGGTTTATATGATGGATTCTTAAAAGAGTATATTATGGGTGAGAAAACTCCTAATGAACAATATATACTTGGTGTATTTATTGATAGATGTTTCTTACCTATTGTTGATAAAGAAACATTCGATAAATTTTGGAATAAATTAAATAAATAATTATGAAAGATTTATATACATACCTATTAGAAGAAAAAATCTTAGATAATAAATCCATATATCTTTGGAATTATGTTCAAATGAATGAATGGAATGAACAACAAATACTTAAAAAACTTGAAGATACATTAATTGATTTTGGAATGAAATGTACTTTTGTTATGGTAGATGTTGCTAAAAATAAAAATTATCAAGAAGAGCATGATTATCCTATAAAACTTAGAGATGCAGCAATTAAAGCATCAAAAGAGTATAAATCATTTGATAAGAAAAATGATAAAGAAAAGGAAAAATGGATTCTTAACAAAATTGAAGAAATTAAAAAGAATGCAGAATATTTAACTAAAGATGATGGACGTTTAAAACATTTAGTTAAAGATACTAATAAGGTTCCATTGATAGTTCCCCCAACAAAAATAGATTTAACAACAATTGGATTAAATGATTTCAATATACATATTAAATCAGATATTCATAATCAAATGAGCGAAAGGGTTATTAAATGGAAATCTGATAATGTTAAAGAATTATCTAAAGAAATATTTGATGCATTTCCAAAGAATGATGAATTTAAAGAACATTTTAAAGGATTCGCAATATATACCAAAAATCAAGTAATAAACAAATTTGATTCAATATATATAACATTTATGTTTGATGATGAATTTGAAAACACATTAGAAAAAAATATTAAAAGATTCTCAGATAAAATGCGTGATTTATATGCATCAGGAGAATATATGGGAGACTAAATTATGAAAGTTATAAAAAATAATTTTATTCCTTGGGGAGATGCTGATTATATTAATGTATTTGGTGTAATATTTACAAAAAAAGATAATGACAAATTATCTAAAAAGGTTCTTAATCATGAATCTATACATACATTACAAATGAAATATTTGTTATATATTCCATTTTATATTTTATATGTAATAGAATGGTTGTTAAAAATACCAGTATCTATGTTTATAAATCAATCAAAATATGATCTTTTAGATTATGCATATAGATCAATATCTTTTGAACAAATGGCATATTATAATGATAAAAATTATGATTATTTAGAAACTGCAAATCCTTATGAATGGGTAAAATATATATTTAAAATGTATGAAATCAATAGAAGAAATAGCTAGTGAAAATTCGCAAGTAAATGAATCATTAGTATATGATCAAATAATACAAAAACTTAATGAAGCAAAAGAAGCTGGTACACCTATAGATGAAGGTTTGCTTGGTGCTGTTGGTGGTGCAATTTTGGGTACTGCATTTGGACCTAAATTAGGAGGAGCAATATGTAAAGCTCTTGGTGTAGATGTTAAGGGTGCATTTGGCTCATTAATAACATCTCGTCTTGTAATGGGTGCGATAGGTACAACAATGGGATGGAGAATGTAATAATATGAAAAACTTACAAGATATAATACAAGAAAAACTTCAAATAGGAAGTAAAACAAAAGTTAGTTCACATAAATATCAACCAAAAAATAGAGATGAATTAAAAGAATTAGTAGATCATCTTATTGAAGAAAGAGGATTATTTGCTAATTTAAATGACATTGATACTTCTAAAATAGATGATATGTCTAAATTATTTTTTGAATCAAACTTTAATGGTGACATATCTAAATGGGATGTAAGTAATGTTGAAAATATGTTTCGTATTTTTAGCCGTTCTAATTTTAATGGCGATATATCTAATTGGGATGTAAGTAAAGTAGAAAATATGGAATGTATGTTCTCAGCATGTGAATTTAATAAAGATATATCGAAGTGGAACGTAAGTAATGTCAAAAATATGGGTGGTATGTTTGCTAATGGTTTTTTTGATAAAGATATATCAAAATGGGATGTTAGTAATGTAACTAATATGGACGAAATGTTTGAAAATTCTGTATTTAAAGGTGATATATCAAAATGGGACGTACGTAATGTTGAAGATATGTATTGTATGTTTTATAATTCCAAATTTAATGGTGATATATCTAAATGGAATGTTAAAAAATGTAAAAAAATGAGTTTTATGTTTGATGAATCTCCTTTAAAAAATCATCCACCTAAATGGTATAGTGAGAAATAATAATATGAAAAACTTACAAGACATAATACAGGAGAAACTCCAAATTGGATCTAAATCTAAAATTAGTAGTTATAAGTATCACCCAAAAGATAGAGATGAATTGATAAAAATAATCAAAACATTATTAGATGAACGCGGAAAAGATGCAAATTTAAACGATATTGATACATCTAAAATAACTGATATGTCTTATTTATTTAAATGGTTTGATCCTCATAATATAGATATATCTAAATGGGATTTATCCAATGTTACTGATATACATGGTATGTTTTCTGGATGTAATAAATTTAATTGTGATTTGTCTAATTGGAATGTATCTAATGTTAAAAATATGGGTGTTATGTTTAATGGTTGCGAAAAATTTAATTCGGATTTAAGCGAATGGGACATATCTAATGTTAAAAATATGTATGGTATGTTTTATGATTGTAAAAATTTTAATTCAGATTTAAATAATTGGGATGTATCTAATGTTGAAAATACAAGATTTATGTTTATTGGCAGTCCTTTACAAAAAACTCCCCCAAAATGGTATTATAAATCATAAATGATTAAAATTAATATAAAAATAAGATGAAAAACTTACAAGACATAATACAAGAGAAACTTCAGATTGGATCTAAATCTAAAATTAGTCAATATAAATATCATCCTAAAAATTGGAATGAATTAAAAGTATTATTAAAACGATTATTAAGTGAACGTGGTAAAGATGCTGATTTAAATGATATTGATATATCTAAAATAACTAATATGGCAAGGTTATTTATTGGTTTAGATCCTCATAATATAGATATATCTAAATGGAACGTATCTAATGTAACAAATATGGGGGACATGTTTGATGGATGTAAAAACTTTGATTCAGACTTAAGTGAATGGGATGTATCTAATGTTAAAGATATGGATGGTATGTTTTATTTATGTAAAAATTTTAATTCAGATTTAAGTGAATGGGATGTATCTAAAGTAAAAAATATGAGATTCATGTTTAATGGTAGTCGACTAGAAAAAAATCCACCGAAATGGTATAAATAAAAAATAACAAATTTTATTATTATTATATAAATAACAATATTATTAAATATTGTTTATAACATTATAAAAATATAACAAATATATAAGTTATGAGCGTAAAATTACTTAAAGACCTGAACTTTGCTGAAAAGATCAATTCAACAGAAGCTATCACAGAGGCAGGTAAAGAAATCTTGAATAACTACCGTGCTTATGTTTATACAAATCCAGCAACATGCGGTATTGTTAATGGCTTCGTTATGGAAGCGTCTAAATTTGGCTTTGATACAGGTTTGAAGAGTATATTGGAATCTGTAAATAAGTTTATTAGTGAAAATAATATTTCTTGGAAACTTGCATCAGCATGCGAAAGTATTTCAAACAACAATTCAACTTATAATTACATCAATAAGCTTGGTGTACAACAAGTTGAAAAAATTTTGGAAATGGATGAATCTAATGTAGTATCTTACATCAAAGCTGGAGCATTAAAGAATATCCAATATATTCCAGAATTTAGACAAGTTTGCAAAGAAGTATATAAGACTAATATTACAGAAGCTTATAATACAACTTATAGTGTAACAAATCCTATTTCTTACATTTTAACTGAAGGTGAAAACATAACATTCCAAGTTAATGGAACTGCTTATAAGATTACTGAAGGTAAAGTAGAACAAGTTAACTGTGATAATGCAGTATTTGCAAGAATGAACAAACTTCTTGAATCATTCAAGAGAGATTCAGACAATAATTTGATTTATGAATTTAGAGATAATCAAAATAATATCACTAAAATTACTCTTATAGATAAAGAAGTTAATGAAAACGAATTTGAAAAGAAAATCAAATTTGAAAAAGGTAAGATTAATGAAGAATTTACTGAAAGTGTTAAATTCCGTGAATTTGCAAATATGCTTTCAAAGGCAATGCCAATGAATGAAAAACTTTCGTTCATGAATATTACTTCTACAATAGCTGATGTATTTGAAAATATGGAAAACATTGGTGTACTTAATAATGTTAAAGTTCTTACATGTGCAAATGGTACAACATGTGCTATTATCGAGGCAAAAGATAATGTTAACTTAACAGTATTCCATTCAATTAATGCAGGTTCATCTTGTAACAACTATGAGTTTATGGCAGAAGCTCTTAATAACGTAATTAAAGTTTCAGGTATAGATCTTAGAAGTATGTATGAAGAACGTATTAATGAAGATTGTAAGAAGATGGAAACACCTGAAGCAAAAGAAATACGTGAACAATTAGAAGCTAATAAAGAAGCACAATATGATATTCGTAAGAAGAAGATTGCAATGTTAGCAGAACAATATAGAAATGATCCTGTAAAACTTGCTTTACTTAATAAAGTTGCGAAAGATTTAGCTATTTTAGAAAAACAACAATAAACTTAAATATTTTAAAGTTAAAAAGAGACACCCGAGTGTCTCTTTTTTGTTTGTATATATAGTTTATTAGATTTACTATTATATGTTATCTCGATGCATCGAGTGAACATCTATGACCATTTTTTATATAGTTCCATAGAATAACAACTCATAAAATATGCATCTGCAATATCATCAATTTTTGGTATACTAATTAAATGTGAATGTGAAGCTTCAAATAAATGTATCATAGAATCTTTATTTGCTGCACCATTACCAGTTGTAAATTTCTTTATTTCAGATGGAGGTACAATCCAAAATGTTATACCTTCTTTTTCAACAAAATAACTACGAATCATATAGTTTAGACCAGCTAAATCAAAAATAGATTTTGTCCTACTCATAGATCCATAACTTATACCTTCTATAACTATATGTATTTGTTTATTTCTACCTTTAGTATATTCTAAAATAATTTCTTTTATTTTATCAACTAATTTTATCATGTTATACGATTTCCAATATTCATGAAATAAATTATTATCATTATATAATTTTAAATCATCTGCATCATAAAAAACATATTGAAAATCTTTACATTGTTCTTCTGCTAATTTTTCTTTTTTCTTTAATTCATTAGTTGATGGTCTTATTATAAAAAAATCTTCTCTAATTTTCTTTTCTCCTTCATACTTTTGAATACATAATCCTGTACTATTCATAGAAGGATCAATTCCTATAAAATATTCCACGTTTTATCATTATATATTTGTGGATTAATAATAATATAGAAATTTTTTAACAAACATTTAAACTATATTTAATCATTATATTCTGGGCTACAATTTTTGATTCTTCTGCCGTATATTGATAAAGATTTCTAATTACTTTTGACAAGTCATTTTCAAACTCTTCAAATTGTTCCTTGGACCATTTATAATTTTCTGTCCATTTATTATCCTTTGTTATAAGTTTAACAATTTGATAGTTTCGTTTATTACTACCTATTTTTCTAAACATTCCAATAATAATAGAATACAATAAACTTTTTGAATTTTTATTGAATAACCAATTCAAATCTGATTCTGTCAATTCTTCATTCATAAGATATTCAATCGGAAAAATACGAATACCATAAACAGTTTGAAATTTTGATTTACCCATTTTGATGTTTTTAATTATTTATCTTTGCTTAATCTGTTTAATACTTTTAATAAATCTAATCGTATATCTTCTGGTACATCTAAATTACCACCAGCACCAGGACCACAAATTTTAACTACTGGACCAAATGCATTATACCCATCTTTCTCCCAATAAGTACTAATAAAATAATCATCACCTGTTGGATTAGTGAATATTTTAAGACAAGCACCATCTACATTATCACTTCGTATTATCATAATTAATATTTATAATGCCAACGCACATGAAATTGATAATTATTTAATTCTTTATTAATTTCTTTTTGATTATATAATTTTATCTCAACTTTCAATCCGTTATTAGTTAACCATTTTTCATAATAATTTCTATCATTATTTTTTTCTTCACATGTTAATATGAAATCTGCCCAACATTGTCCATCATAAGAATTATCTCTCATGGTTTTTTGCATCATATTCAAGGTTTCACTTCGTAACAATTGCCAATCTTTATATCTTTTATCATAACAATCTTCATAAAGTTTATCCAATTCATCACATAATTTATATGTTCGAGGTTTATCATTATATAATTTATCCATATATTTTATGTCTCCACATTTTTTACATTTCCAAATAGAACGTTTACCACCATAATAATTTATTTGATCGCCATATATGTTGCGAACAAATTCATATTCATGCTCACAAAATAAACTTTTAAACCAATTCATAATTATCATATTTAAATGTTAAATTACAATCACTTGTGTTATAATCTTTATCACCATAAAATTCACAATTTAAAAATCGATATTCCTTACCATTATCACATTTAAGAGATATGTCAATTTTTCCATTTTCTTTGATACCAGATGAGTGAAATTCTTTAATTTTCATAATTCTATTATTGTTTTGAATATTGATTTTCAAATGTACCATCACCTATTTCATCATTACTTATTATCATGTTTCCTGTCTTTGGATCGATTTTTGAATGTTTCTTATGCCATTCATATGATTCTTCTGGAGACATTGCTTTAATACCATTTCCAAATTCAAACCCAAGAGTTTTTGAAACTGTATTTAAAGTAAAATTAAATAATGATTTTTGGAAATTTTCTTCTTGTTTACAAAGATCTGACGTAGATATACTTTTATCATAATAGAATTTATTTCTATCAATTTTCAAATCATTATCTAATGCACCACCAATTAAAAGACGTTGTAAGTTATGTATTTTACGAAGTTCTTTACCATTAGCTGTTGCCATACCAACTTTAAACTGCTTAGAACCCCCATTATATCCAATAAAAATTTCATAGCCTAAATCTTCAAGATCAAACGATAAATGTCCAATATCATAAGTAACAATATGTTGCATATTATATTTAATGGCTTCTTCAGTATCAAAATATGAATAACATAATGTTCTTTTTGGAAATGAAATAAATAATGATGGATATAACTCAAATGAGTCAAGTATAAAAAATATTGTTTTATTCATAATTTATCTTCCTATATAATTAATTGTAACATTTCCAGAATATGCAGCAATTAATAGTGTAATTAATATGTATAACCATATACAATTAATAAAAAAATTACACATATGTTCACAACTAACATATTCATCGACATCTTTTAATATAGTTTCAATAGTAAACTTTCTAACTTTATCATTGAATACTACTAACAAATTTTTACAAATTAAGTAAACTATTCTAATAAGTAATAGTATGATAATAATTTTAAATATAAGTAATTCCATATTATTTTATTGTTTTTATTCTGTTTTGTAATTCGACAGGATATTGATTTTTTGTACTATAATATAAATATTGAAAGCATGCATCCAATATATATGTGACACACCAATCTCCATTATAACGTACTCCTCTACCTATACCTTGTATTATTTCATTAGATGTATGTGAATTATACCACAAAGGATATAACTTATTTCTTTCATTAACTAATTTATCTGCTAAAGATGGATATGGTACTTTTAGTATTATAATAAATCTACAATTATCACCAGGCAAATCCACTCCAGTATTTAATGTTGGACCTAATAAAATAGTATCTTGTGACATTTGATGAATTTTTGTCATCATTACCTTTTCTCTAGATCCATTATATGTCAATAATCTTTGTCTAATATCTAATGGTGCCTCATCATAAAGACGTTTCATAAATTCATATGAACCAGTTTGAATCATTCCTTTTTGTCCTTTAAATTTAGTTGAACAAATAGAATATATTGCATTCTTTAAATGATTAAATGATACTTCACGTTCTTTATATGACATCCTAAACTTATTTAAGAAATATATAGGAGATTGTGAAAAATCAAATGTTGAAGGAATAATTTCTAAATATGATTCATTAACAATTGCATTATCATGATCCCACATATTTTTTTGTTCATAAGAAAATCCCATTCTTTCATCGTATGCTTCTTTCGAACCTATTGTTGCAGATACCATAACTTTATGTTGAGCACGTTGTAAAAAGAAAAACCATGTTATATAATCTTCTTTAGTACATTTAAATGCAACTGATATATGTTTATCACTATTAGAAATTGTGATATCTTTTAATAAGTATTCTTTACCGGTTTTATTAATAGCCTCACAATAATCATGCCAATGACACATATAATTTTCATGCCAAGAACACAATTTAAACATTGCAATATCATCTTTTGATAAAGGTTGTTTCAATTGTTTCTTAAGACATATAGCAGATTTTAAGTTACATACAATTGGTGCAAATAATTCCAATACTTTAAGATATTTATTAGATGCTTCAACATCTTCATCTTTACGTGACTCAGGACATGTCCATATTTTCCAAAATTTATATAAATCTGTTTCTAATTCACTAAATGTTTTATATTTATCATAAATAGAATCTTTAATTTCACTTTTATTAAATTCTTCAAATAATGAACGTTGAGGATCTATTGTTTGATTATAAAGGTTTTCTAATTTTGTAAAATCTTCTTCTACTATTGTAGGTGAATATTGTAACTGAACTATTTCTGGAATATTATGACACTCATCACAAAATAATACATCATGAACACTAAATATAGGTAAACCATGAGTATCAGTATTGAATTCCTTATTATTCATAATAAATAAGAACAATTGATATGTCATGACACAAACTTTAGCTTTAATTGCTTTACGACGAGCTCTAACATATTCACAAGTTAATGCACAATTAAAACCATTATCAATACATGTTTGTTTATTAAATAAAGAGGCCCATGAAATACCCGCCATTCTACAATCGGCATTTTTCATATCTTCTCCATTAATCTTACAAGTATAGTTTCCAGTTTGTCCTTTTAATGATGCAATACCTGTATTTTTATGTTCCTTTAAAAAGTTTTCATATTGTTCCCATAAAAACAAATCTGAACATAAAATATAAGATGTCATATCATAATATTCTGCCAATACACCTGCTGATATTATATTAATTAAAGACTTACCAGATCCTGTTGGTGCTTCTACTATATAATTTTGATAATTATGATCTAATATATTTTTTATTATTCTTACAATACATTCAAATTGATGTTCTCTAAACTTAAAATCTGTACCAATTTTATTGTTAACCCAATTTTTTATATTTTGTTCTATTGTTTCTTGACTAATCTCCATAAAAATAATTATTCGAATAATTAATTTTAAAATAGAAAAATACTAACTAAAATTCATATATTAATTGAAAAAAAGAAGACTATATATTATAGTCTTCTAAATTAACTCCTTGATATTTATAACGATCATATGTATTATCTTTACCATGAACCTTTATTCTAAAATTGTTATCAAATAATTTTTGTACTGCAATATTTTTTATTGGAACATATCTGTTTAATGTTTGATCAATTTCTTTATCAACACTAAATATACTAAAACATGTAAAATAATCAGGAGTCGGTTGCCAAAAATTATAATTATCAATTAAGTGTTTTTGCATTTTTCTTGAACACATATAACAAGCTGCCGAAAATATTCTTTTTATTGTGTTAAAATTGATAAAACCATATTCATCAATGGTATCTATTTTCTTCTTAAATTCTAATAGCCTATCAATTTCCTTTTCTTCATATCCAAAAATATAATCAAATAAAATTAAATCTGCTATATTTGGTTTTTGTTCTAAAACTTTTTCTATTTCATTAATATCTTTCAAAAACCTTATATCATTTTCTAAAATAAGAACATTATCATAACATTTATTATATGCATCTTCTAAACATTTTTTATGATTTAATGTTATTTTATATGCAGGATTTTTATATTCATTTTTATCTTCATCTGTATAAATATATTCAAAGATATCGGAATCTAATATACCAACACGTTTTAATTCATTATTTAACTCTTCAAATCTTTCAACATGTGGTTTATAATGAATACAATATATATGATCAAAATATTTTTTCCAATCTATCATTTATCAAATTTAATATAGGATTAATATCTTTATTTTTTAAATATCTTCAATAATGGACAATTCCAACAATAATTTCCTTCACTTGCACCACACCAACTACTAGATAGTTTTTCATCACATATTATTGATCCATCACTATTTATATGTATCATGTTATTTTAATTATTCTTCTTTAATGTTTCAAATAACAAATTTACACATAATATATTATTTTTTAAAAGTTTTCTTATCTCGTTTTGCTATCTTTATTGCCGATTTCATTTTAGATATTATATTATTCTTTATATCATCTTCAAGAATAAACAAATCTATATTACTCAAAATAAAATTTGCAATTTCAATTGTTTCATCACATGATTGTTCATCTATTAAATTATCTGCACTTATTAAAGAAACAATAAACATAGAACGAGTTGTTTCATTTTCAAATATTGAATTATAATTTAATATACGATTACAAAATGATATAAGATTAGGATTCTGCGATATCTTTTTCAATATTGTCTTTTCCATAATATTCTATAATTTTTTTAAAACATTCTTCTTCTTTTTCTAATCTGTTTATTTTATCTGTGCATCTAATTTTTTCAATTTGAATATTATCTATCTTTTCAGATAATAATTTTATTAACTCTTCTCTAGCTTCATCAAAATTATCATATACATATTGATTTACAAATGCTTCTCTTTCTTCACCAAATGCCTTATTTAATATTTTCACTAAATCATTATTATCAAGAATTTTAAATTTAATTCTTGGCATTTTAAAATTTATATTATGTGCATCGCCTAAATGCTTACACTTACAAACTTTATTGAACATTATATGATAAAATATATCTCCTTCTTTTAAGTCATTTAACCAAATCTTCATAATGAAATTCTTTATTAAATCTTTCTATTTCTTTTTTTCTACAATCCTCACATAGAGTCATAACCCAACCATGAGTCCATTCCGTACTAACATTTTTATTAGTTCCACAATGTTCACAAATCTCTAATGATTTATTTTCTAATGTATGTATTTGATCAGCAATTTCTGGAACATAATAATTTAAATATAAGCATAATTCACCCCATTTTTCTTTTATTTGAGTAAATTCAACAGGTATAAAATCTTCATCTAGTTTATGTTCATCATTATATTTTTTAATTATATCTATAGCTTTATTAACTAATGGACGCCAACCTTCATCACATTCTATACCAAATAATTCAAATGGTGTATTATTTGCTTCCATATTTACTTTATATATTTTCGTTTGTCATTAAGATCATTTATTTCTCCCTTAATGTTTTGATATATTGCAAGTAAATCTAATTTTTTAAAATAAATCATATCATATATTTTATTATATGCTTCTAATTTCGCATCAATAATATCTTTTTGACTATAAGATACAGATTTTTTATTTTTAAATTTTTGTTTAGCCGAATTATTTTTTTCTTCATCTAATGCCTTTTTAAGATCATTAATGACTATAAGTTGTTTTTCAATAATTAATTGTTGATCCCTTTCTCTATTAGATAAATTATCTTTTACTATTGGTTTATTTACTGATGATTTATCGCAATCATTTATAGCTGTTCTATAAGCAAATTCAATAATTTCACTGGTTTGCTTAAAACAAAGCTTATTATCGCTTTGTAATTCTCTGATTCTTTCTTCTATAAATTCTTTATCCATATTATTGTATTTTAAAACATTTATTAATTTTTATTGGTGCTGTTGTAGATAATAATTCCTCTGTATTATTTTGCTCTAACAAAAAGTTAGTACCCTGAAATGAACAAGTATAAATTGAATCATCTGTATAAATTGTATCTATCTCAATTGCATATGTTGAATAGTATATAACATATTCTGTATAATATTTACCAATCATTGTTGTATCATATTCTTTAGATTCTTGACATGATATAAACATAATTATAAATAGAAATATAAAAAAAATATGTTTAATATTTAATCCCATATATATTTTGATTTAACTTTTCTTTTAATTTTTTTAATCCTTTATTTATTCCTTCCTGATCATAATAACCACAACCTATAACATCACATATAATATGGTGCAATTCATCAACAGAACTTTCAGAAATTACTTCGCGTATATCTTTATCTTCCTTTAAATCACTCATAATTTCTTCATAAACTTCATCACGATATTCTTCTCGAACATCTTCATCATGTGAGTCTAATTCAAATGATCCATCTAATTTATCTAATAAATAACCTTTATCAACATTATCTAATACTTCATCAATATCTAATTCATCAACTATTTCATCTAATGAATACTCTTCTTGAATTATTCCAAGTATATCTCTAATACCTCTTGAACTAATTATTGCTTTTATTTCATCATCATCATATTCTTTATTTGGGTCTTTGTAAATATCTGATGCATGAATAATATCTGAACTTGTGATATAACCATGCTCTAAACCAAATTCCAATATTTCTTCAAAATCGCGGGATAATTCCCATACTTTATTTAATGCATCATCCCAATCCTTTTGTGTCCAACGTGTACTTATTTTCATACTATAATTTCTCCTTTAGATTTACGAATATTAATTGTAACATTAGGGCCATGATTAGTATATCCTATAATATTATACCAATTTCCTGTTGGTTGGCCATTTTCATCAAACTCTTGTGCATATACATAAGAATCTTTAAGTTCTTTAATCCATGCCTCATTATGATCTTTTGACCATTTAGTTAGTTTTTCAGTAAACCATCTCCACATTTCAATAAAATATGCCGATGTCGCTATTCCTTCTTTATTCATAAATTTTATATTTTTATATTAATACCTTCCGGTGATTTTATATTATAATTCTGTCAATATCGCTGCAAAGCCTAATATTCCTAAAATTAATGGAAATAATAAACATAATATAAATATAATAACTTTTTCAAAAAAATTTAAGGTTAAAATATTAGTTGTTAAAAAATAAAAACCGATGGCACAAAAAACATACCATAATCCAATAAATATATATAATATTATAATGTTTTCCATTTATTTTTCTTTTTTCTTTTTGATTTTTTATATGCTTCTAAATCTGCCTCATACATAAGTTGTTGTAAATATTCGGCAGTTTTAGGTCCAACAATAAAACTACTCATCATAATCATAATATCTAAATCCTTGAAATCCCTTACAAGGTATTGGGTCTATCTTATGAAATGGTCCTGTTCGCTGTAAAAACTTCCCATCCCATTTTTTATCAGTTGTAGTACATTTAAATGGTTTATCAGAAGTACCTACGAATTTTTGCCAACCAATAATATTACCTTGATATACTAAATAAACTCTTTTTATATTATTAGTATTTTTTGGTAAAAATGGCACCTTAAAATTCATTACCTGAGATTCATCCTCAACAGTTTTTAATTCCTTTTCATAATCTTCCCATTTAATAGAACTTGGTAAAGTTATTAAAAGTGCATTTTTCCTTTTTAGTACAGGTTTAACATTTATTATACTTTCCAATAATGTTTTCATAATTTCTAAATATATCTAAAATATTTAATAATCTATTATATATTTTTATTTTTTCTGGTATTATATTTTCAATATACTTTACATAATTCCATGTTGTACTATCTGCCGGATCTGCTGCGTCTTTATATGAATACCAAACTTTATATAATTTATCATCTTTGATTTTTTCTTCTATACCTTCGGGATAAATCCAATAAGTAGGATCACTATATCTTGGTTCTTCGGTATGCAAATATTTTCCTAAAGATATTTTTACTCTCCAGTTTAAATCATCTGGTTTATTCATTAATGATGATTGTTTAATATTTACAAGCTTAATGGAATATTTTTCAACCTTATCAAGTAATTCATTCAATTCATTATGTAATTCATCAACAGTAAAATCTCTTTCTTCACCAAGCACACCATCTGTTACATCAATTGAATTTTCATCTTCATCATATATTTCAGCTTTAATTGGATCTATAACATGAGTATGGTCTCCCCAATGTCGCATTGAATCATCCATGGCATCTGTACATTCATCAATATAACTTTGTATACGTTCTTTAAGTGTATCGCCTTCTCCCATACTTGTATGAGAATTACAAATTACATCAAAAGTAATTCGTACAGGAAAATCATCTTTACATTGTATTTTATTTAATATTTCTTTATTCATAATATATATTGTTTAATTTTATGATGGTTCATATTCTCCATCGTTTTTAATAGCTTCCTCTCTTATAAGCTCAAAAGTGGCTTTACTCATTGGTCTATAAATTTCATAATCACCACCACAAGATGTATCAATATAGAAATTACCATCTTTTCCGAGCATAAACATATTTTCACTATTAATGTTCATATCAGTTTGCTTAGTTAAACACCAACGTTTATATTTATCATCTGAATGTTTTCCATAAGCTGTTTCTTGAAGCCAAATATAATCTTGTTGATGCCAAGTATCATTATTATATTTTATATATTTCTCATACAAGAAATTATCTACATGATGATCACTTTCATAATAAGTACTATCATAGTCATCCCTGATTCCGACAACTTTCATAGCAACTGTTTGCTTTTTATTTATAAAACATTCACCAATCAATTTTTTATAGTCTTCTTCAGTTGCTTCAAAATATTTATCTTGTCTTTGATAACAATAATCATCAATACATTCAAATTTACCAAGTTTAGATTTAAGAGTATATCCAACACCTATTGGTAAATGCTCTAAAATATATTGTAAATTTGATAATTCAGTTACAGGAATATCATCTAAATCTTTATCTTGCCACTCATATAATTGATCTAGCAATGTTTCATCTCTATCTTTGAAATAAGCCATTTTTAAAAAATTATTTATTTATTTATGATAATCTTCAATATATTTAATATCTTTATAATTATCAATTGTTATCTTCATATACTTTAAGAATTTGATTCATCTTCAAAAAATATATCATCAACTTGAATTATTCCATTACATAATTGTAATGTTTCTTCATCTTTCCAAGCTTTAATTTTAAATACAATCATTTGTTTGTTTCTGGTTCTAATCAAATCTTCTGGTTGAATATTTAATGATGAATCTTTTTGATTAACCCAATTAATTATATCTTTCATAATTTCACCCATTCTTGAAATCGCTTTATCTTTAGAATGATAATAAAATGGACCCCAAGTAAGCATTTCTTCATTAGGATAAATTATATTTCCTTCAACTTTATAATACATAATATCTAATTAAAAATGTTCCAAATATTAGAAAACCTAAGTTTTCTATGTTTATTTTTATTTTTCGTATCATCTTTTTTAGGAAGAACTTCATGATATCTTTTAGGTAGATTTTCAATAGAATATAATGAAATGTAATATTCACCTGGTTCTACTTTATCACGAATTTCATAATATCTTTGAGAAAAACCATTTGATGGTACTCCACAAATAGTTCCTTGAATTGTTTTATTACATTCAACCAAAGCTGGAATAGCCATTGGATATTCAGCCATTTGCCAAACTGCCTTTGTCATATCTTCTGGAACCAATTTGACACGATATTCAAATTTCTCAAAATTCCAAATAGGATTAATGTCATCTTGCCATTTTTTTGATTCTATAGGTTTGGATTCTATTCTATAACCTTCTTTATAAGCAGTTATTACATGTAAAATTTCTTTTTCTGTCATATTATTTCTTAAATTTTTTGCATTATATTATTTATTGATGAATATTTTTATATTTGAATGTTATATCATAAGCTGTATTACAATTCATATAAAGAAATACATATAAAATATCTTTCCAATCCTCTTCTTCATAATGTTTAACGCAAAACTTTAAATCCTTATCAAGACATGCATATGCCATTCCCTTTGTCATATAATCTTTATAAAAATCTTCTATTATATGTATTGGAAATATTCCACCATTTTTAATTGTGGTTTTAAGTTCTGTGATTTGTCTACTAATAATTTCAAGAATATTTTCAGGACTAATATCACTTACACCAAAATCTTTATTTTTACTACTATAAGGACTTAACATAACACTTAATAACACATTTGCCTGACCAAGTCCACCACCAGCATAAAGATTATTTTTTATATCTTCAATACGGTTTTTCCAATCTTTATTTTTTAAATCTTCCATAATTAAATTATATTAACTGAATGAAACTAATTATTATTTCTTTTTAGCCCAATCACATCTTAAAAATTGATTACATTTATTTTGTCCAGATTCTATTTTCTTTCCTTCATGCCAATAACAAGTAGGATTTTCAATCTTATGATATATTTCTCTACCCCAGAAGCAAACATCACAAGTACCAGGCTCTTTATACTTCTTCATAATATTTAATTTTCATCAATTCTGCTTTCTTCCAATTTTTTGTCCAATGTTCGTCAGTGGTAACATGATTAGGTCGTACCCACTTACAAACATAATTTGGAAAATATTTATCTTCAAAAGCTTTAGTTACTCTTATAACTACACCTTCTCGTTGTGGACCAAATAAAGATGGTTCACTAGTAAATTTTTCAACAAGATTTTTAAGTTGTTCTTCTGACTCTATCTTTCCACTCCAAAGTTCTGGTACAGTTGGTACATTAAGAATCTCGGCAAATTCTTTTATATAATCCCAACTCATCCACCAATTAATATCTGATTCATATCCGGCAAACATAAACCAATATGCAGGCAACTTATCATAATGAATAGAATGTTCACCATACAAGTTTTCCCCAAATATAATCTCTTCTTCACCTATAAATTTTTTTATTCTCCAATATAAACCATCAGAAGGATCCCATAAATTACGAGACCATGGAGAACGTGTAGGTGCCCCATGTGAACGTGCATAAACATCTTGTGAAGTAAATGCACTATTTTCACCATCTAACTTTTCTGTTATGACAATTTCTTCGCCTTTAAAATAGTTAAACCAATTACCCTGAAGCTTCTTATCATCTTTGGTAGCTCCAGGTGAATATGGTAAATGATATGTTCTTGGGTATTTCATTTCTTAACCTTCTTTAATTTAATTGTACTTGCATTTTGTATTTGTTGTTTCATCTCACCATCTTTATTAGGTGCATAACAAGAAGATTTACCTGTTATAACCTTCATACCTTTAAGATCCGGAAACATTTTATAAAATCTTTTCCATGCAGATTTTCTCTTAAGTTTAGGAACTCGTAATGCGGAACAATTGGCCCACCCTTCACCTTTACCAACAAAACTTAAATCATTATCCTTTTGCGGCCGAGGTTTTTTATAACTGTATGAATGACGCTGAACATAATAATCAATATTCTTTAATTTATCTTGTGCATATGCTAATTTATCTTTAACTCTTTTCTCATCATTACAATTTTCAAGGCAACCTACTTTAAAATAACTGCGATGACCATTAAGCCAATTTTGACAATGCTTTACTTCACATTCCCAATTATCTTTAAACCACTTTCGATAAGCCTCATTATATTCTTCTATGGAATTAAACTTCTTCATTATCTTTTTTGATGGTTTTATAATTAATCCAACATATAATATAACACACAACACAAATCATACTATCTTGAAAATTTATATATGTTGGATCATTTATTGTACAACTAACAGAAATAATAGATAATATACAAACTATAATAAATATTAATTTACATGCCCAAATCATCTTTTCTTATTCTTTCTATAATTAATCAACCATTTACGATAATCTTTGTTATTAAAGATACCTACATGCTCACGGTTTGAAAGTTCATTTTTAAGATCTTGAATTTTTCCTTCCCAATACATTCCTTCAAATCTAAAACTTATTTCATCACCAAATTGCCATTCATTATATCCATAATAATATCCATCCTCATCCCAATGAGCATCTTGTTTACTTTTAATAGTTGTAAACTTTTTATGGCATTCTTCTCCAGTTGATTTTGTATATCCTAAGCATACAGGATCATAGATTACTCCATCTTTTTCAAATGGTCCATAAAAAGGAATCCAATATTCTGTCCTTTTAGTATTCCGATTATAAACTTCTTTATACTTCCAGTGATCAGTATAACAAAGTCTATTCTTACGATAGAAATGTAAAATTACTTCTGTTGGAAATTTACTTAATGGTGTTATAATTATATTTCGTTCCATATTAATAAAAAATATCTATACTATAAACTTCATATTTATAATATAGACATTTTTATATGTTATTTAAAATTATATTAAATTAAATTCATAATGCACCCAATATTCTGTATCTTCTGGTTCACTTGAATTACATTTAGATTGAAAATCTAAATCCGATTTTATCAAAAAATATTTTTCCCTCCACCCCAATAATTCTTTTTGATTTTTAATTTTATCTCGAACTATATAGAATGTAATATGATGTTCAAGCTTTTCAACAATTACATAAGGAGGTATTGGAAAACCATATTTAAGAAAAATGGTTCTAATTGAAGCATCAACTTGTACATAAAACCAATTTTCTTTATTAAATGGAATCTCTATTAATTCAAATTTGGATTTATCTTCATTATATTCTTTCAAAAAATATTTGGTTTGTTTACCTAAATTTGTTTTCATGACATCCAATTTTTTAAAAATACATTTTGTTCTCTTAAAAGTTCTTGCATATTACATTCAATACCATTTGATTCATAATACTCAATTTGTTTACCGAATCTTTTATATAAAGCTTCCATTTGATTTTTATTCATAATTTATATATCTTATCATTTATAGTTTTCATCATGATAAAAATCATAATATATTGCGCATTCTTTTAATCCTAAATTTGTATGAGTTTTTATATATTTAAGTGCTGCAGGTTTTAATAATGATTTCATTTCATTAAATTGCTCTTCTGTCAATAAATCTTTTTTATACCCATCACGAATTAATTCTTCTATATCTTCCATATTTATTCTCCCCACTTATTTATTATTCCAGCTTCCATAGCTAATGTATAAAAATCATAATTTGGATATTTTTTATCTTCATATTTTTCAATTAGTTTATCAGGTATTCTTATGTCATGAAGATTTATACCCATATAATCTATACATTGTATTGGTGTTATTCTTCCTTGTTCAGCATCTAAATGATGTTTAGAACAAAGAGCAGCCCCATTTGAAAGATAATAACCTCCATCATTCCAAAGCTTACGATCCATTATATGATGTGCATCTACAGCATCACAATCACATCCAGGAACACAACATTTCCCATTTGTCTTAGCAAATACTTGTTTCTTGAATTCTTCTCTAGTTAATAAAATATCTTTATTATTGGTTTTCATCATACTTAATTATTTTATATCCAGAATAATATATTAAACCCGCAAAAATTAAACCAATAACCAAATAGATTTCATCTACCATAATCCACTTTCCTTTTTAACCTTTTCAATCATATCCAAAAATGCTACAGTTTCAATAAATCCACCAATTGTCCCACCACGATTTAGTGTATCATACATTTCACCAAATTCTTTACCAGCATCTTCTCCAAATTCCTTTGTGCATGCATCAATACAAGCTTGACGCAAATCAAAATGCTTACGTTTCCACCATTTAATTATTATATTCATTGTTACTAAATTATATTCTTAAATCTTCTAATCATTTTATTTTTTGAACGATCATAATGTACATCTACCCAATAACCTCTCCCAGTAACAGAATTAATATAAGACTTCTGAATAAAATACAAAGGATAATTATGACAACTTAATTTAGTTTCAATAAGTCTTCGACCTTCTTCTTCTAAAATTACTGTAACTGGTCCATCCCCATCTCCTAACATCCAATCTTTACGACCAGTAATATTTTCATTCATAAATTTTTCTTTTAATTATATATAGAAATTATTTTAGAATATTTAATTTTCACACAAGTCTAAACTTATCAATTTAACATTTTTTATAGTATATATTGGGTTGCCATTTTCATCTATTTTTTGATTACCTTCTTCATCTAAAACTGGTTCTCTATCACCTAACATACGTGGATTCAATTTAAATTCGTAACCTTTATCCATAAGTTCTTTAACTACTTTACCTTTAGGAGTATCTAATAATTCAATTTTACCATATACTTGATTATTTTCAATCCAAATATTTTCCACCTTCCCAGCCGCATTAATTAAATTATTACTTAAAAAATTTTCATAATCTGGATGAAGTTCACATATTTTATTACCTTCTTTATTAAATTTTTCTATAGCTTTTTTCATCATATTAGAATCATAAATTCTTCCATTATGATTAGGATGATTAAGCTCTCCCATAATACATCTTAAATCTAATTCCATAATTATTTTAAATCTTTTAATAACATTTATCTAATTACATATTAAGTTATATAAATAATCTTGTATAGGTCCTTGGAAAATATCAAAATTATTATCCTTTAAGAACTTTTCAAACTTATCTTTAAAAATTCTTGGATCCTCATGAGTATTTTTGTATTCTATTACCTTTGGATCATTTTCATCTAAACAATTATAATCCTCTATACAAGCATATTTGCCAATATGAAGCATATTAAAGTTAACTGTTTCACCTAAATGATTTTCATATGATCTTGGTTCTACTTTTGTTACAATAGCTTCACCTACACTATTATCAACATAATACTCAAAAAATATTCTATCACCTGCTTTGTAATTCATATTTACTCAATTTTTTTATTTCTTTTTGACCAATTTTGGTTATTTTTCTAATTGTATTTGGGTTATAAAAATAAAAAAAGTTATTCTTAAGTGAATGTATCATCGCATCATTCCACATACACTCATAAGAATTCAAATATATTTTGTTAGCTAATTTTAAAGCTTCATGTTGTTCTATATTCATAATTTATCCCGGTAATCTTACATCTTTATTATATTCCCAATCATAGTCATCATCTGGAAATATTTCTTTGGTATATGCACCAAATGCACAACCACTATTTTCATTACAAGGAAATCCTATAATTTCTGTACCTGCATTACATTTAACTTCATTATCATCAATAGATAAATTATAATGACATTCTTTACATTTGATAAATCTATTCATATATTATATAACCTTTCATAATTTAATATTTTCATGATTTCATATTGTTATTTCTTCACATATCGGAAAACATGATTTAATATCTTCTATTGTGAAATCTTTTATATTCATATAAAAGAAATGTTCATAATCATTTTCAACCATCAATGGATAAATTACATTATTAACATATTGTTCTTGTTTGCTATTCATTAATTGATAATTTATAATATAAATATATCCTCTATAAAAGTTATTTTTATATTTATGCCTCTTTTGTAAAACTACAAATTTAAGATTTATACTATCAAATAGATTGGTTAATTTATTTATAAGTTTTGTGTTTGATAACTTCATAATTATAACATATTTTTTATAATTTTGATAGTAATGTTATAATTGTAATTGATTTTGGAACAAAATTTGATATTACTCCATTAATACATTGACTGATTGTTTCTCCAGAAGATATTGTGTCATCTAAAATCAATATATCTTTACCATCAATTTTTGATCTTATATCTTCATCATACTCAGTACTTATATATTTTATATATTTTAAATATTTTTTATTCATCATTTTTACCTCAAATGATGTCCCTTTCATTCTTCTAAAACTACGATGAATTTCGGCAATCACTTTATTAAATTCATTTGGGTAATCTTTTTGTATTTGTTCTTTATCAATTAAATCATCATCAATAATTTCTTCAATAGATAATTTAACAAAAAATTCATTTAATATGTCTTTAGACTTTATTTGATCCGAAATGATTTTCATGAATTTTTCATTAATATCACTTGTTGATGGTGTTACGATGATAGTATCATATTGTGAATTTATCTTTTTACAAATACTTAAAAATCTTTTAATATACTTATAAATTTCTTCATTCGTTATATTAAATTTCCATCCATATTTATTCTTTAATGCATATATAAAAGGATTTCCATCTCTTTGTTGATTATCTATATCATATAACTTTGTTCTCTTAAATATTGATATGACATCATATTCTTTATATTTTGAATATACCGGATTATTTACTAATGAAAAGTCAATACCATGATTATGTGTATCTGTCAATGATACTGTTTTAGATATTGGATCAATATTTAAGCCCTCAACAATATATGAATCAAGTTCATTTATGTCAGTACTATTAAATGATTCTTTTATTATTTGTGAAAGTGATTTCATGTTATTAATAATATAATATTAAATTTTATATTAAAATAGTAACAAATGGTAGAGAAATCAATCTCCACCATCTGCTGCCTTAATTTTAATCTTTTATTAAAGATATACATCAATCGCCTCCGTCGGCGGCCTTGATGTTAATCTTAGGTATCATCATGAACTTAATCTTGCAAGTTTCTTGAATCAAGTCCTTAATCTCATTAGTGTCCTTATAAGCCATTGGTGATTCATCAATAGTTCCCTTACAAACTGTTGTAGAGTAAACATTCTTCATTGAATCTTCAAATTCCTTCATAGATACATTCTCTTTAGCCTTTGAACGAGACATCTTACGTCCGGCACCATGGGCACAAGCATTTAACCACTCCGGATTTGAAAGACCTTCACAAATAGCTACACCATCTCTCATATTGAAAGGAACAAGCATCTCTTCTCCTACATAAGCTCTAATAGCACCCTTACGAATAATAGGTATCTCTTCGTCAAAATCAATATAGTTATGTGTAGATATAATTTCCTTAGTAATCTTACATCCATATTTAGCAACTATATTATCAATTGTACGATGAAGAATAATATGATTGAATCGTGCATATGTTCTTGCAGTATACATATCACAGAAATAACCAAACATATTATCACCTGTTAAAAATCCTTCAATATGACCTTCAGTCTTTGACTCAAGATACTTCTTAAGAGTATCCTTGAAGCCTTCCATATTCTTTCTTCCATGTTCTTCAATATATGCCTTTTTGAACTCATTAGTATACTCCTTCATTTCAGCCTTTGATAGAGCGGCACCCTTAGACTTATTTTCCCAATATTTGCAAACCTTTACTCCAAAATTTCGAGAACCACAATGAACAGTTATTCCATAAAGATTATTCTCTTCATTAACATCATATTCACAGTAGTGGTTACCTCCCCCAAATGAGTTAATTGAGTAATACCATGTCTTAGGATCCATTCCTAAACGATTAAGCATATCAGACACCCACTTCTCTGTTACTGTATCAGGAAGTGCAGAGAAAATCTCAGGATGCTTTGATTTTGCCTTCCTAAATTCAGTTGACATAAACTTATAAAGCTCTTTATCTTCATACATCTTCTTAGGAGACAAATTGAATCCCCAACCACATTCCTTAAGAATCTTATGATTTAATTCTGCATACTTATCTTCAGGAATTGGTCTGTCATAAAGATGCATTGAGATTTCACAACCTATGTCGACCCCCACTGTGCGAGGATCAATGTATTTTCCAAAAGTTGAGCAAAAACCTATGACTGATCCTTTTCCACAGTGGGTATCGGGCATAATTCGTATTGTCTGACCTTCATAAGCCTTACAATTAACTATTCCATATATTTGTGCAATTGCCTCTTCTTCAATATTATCATTATAAACAATTGCTTTTGTATACTTTCCAACTAATTCTATCATAATATTTTTTATTTAATACTTAATATATTATTTATATTTTACCATCTCTTGTTTGAATATTCAAAAGCTCATTTGTCACATTTTTAATATCCATAATAGCATGATTTATTCCTGGTCGTCTAATAGAATATTGATCCATATAAGCTAATGCAAATTCACATAAATCATAAAAATGTTTTGCATTTCTTTTATTAATTGAAATATATTTTATCATAAATTATTCAATAATTATTTTACATGCTTTATTGAAAAGATTCCACATTTCTTCATTTGTATAATATTTTCCATTTTCTTCATACACCCAAGGACATGCTTCTTTACCATTTGGGTTATATGATTCATTCCATTTCTCTAAATTTTCATATTTGTCCCAGAAAAAAATTGCAAAATCTACTAAAGAATAATGCAAACAATCTTCATTACTAATTTTTCCTAAATTATAAAAGTAATCAAATATTTGTGACCACGCACATTGAATTTTAAAACATTTATAAAAATATTCTTTATCAAAATTATTAATATTCATATTATTTTTTATTTACTTATTACTTAAATATCTATATATAACAATTACAAAACAGAATATACTTATTAAAACTAATGGCAAAAAAATTACCAGTGTTTCATTATCAAATCCATATTTACTAACATGATATCCAAATGCAGATGAAGTCATTATAAGACCTACTGTTACCATGATAATACTTAATATTGATAAATCATTTATCTTTTTCATAATTTACTTTTCTAAACTATTAAGTAATTCACAATGCTTGCGACCAATTTGTATTAAATTCATCATGCTTCTGCGTACATGAGCCATTTCCCAAGGCAAATCAGAAAGATTCCCATAGTTGTCCATTGTAATCTTTACTTCTTCACCCATCTTACCATCATTTGTATCTTTGTGACCAATGAAATAAAATCTATTGAGAATTGAAATGTTCTTAGTATCTACAATGTACTCCAAAACACTTTCTCTAATCTTATTTACTTCATCTACAGTAACATTACCTATAAAATTATCATCAACAAAATATTGAAGTGTCGTATTTGTAATCTTTGGTATTTCAAGTACTTTTTCCATATTTAATTAAATTTATATATTAAAGATATTTCTTTGCGAGTTCTGAATAATTATTCAAAATATAGATATAATTACGATAACCAATCCCATATTCTGCAATGACTTTATTCATATCCATTACCATATTGTACTTACCCGACTGACGAACTTCTTCATATTTCATGAACTCCTGTTTGAGCATCTCTGAATAATAGTTCTTTGGTACTTTCATTATAAATTTATTTTAATTACAATATTATTCAAACAATTCAAATTTTTCTTTATAATAAAATATATCTTCTGGGTCTTCATTTCTAGATGAATACCAATGACTAATTTCATTATATTCTTCAAATGATATATCTCTAAAACCTTCAACAAGTATTTGAAATAAATAAAATTTATCTTTATCATTCATTTCATAATAAAGACTATCATCAAACCTACGTCCGGCATATTTAGATTCTAATTCTTTATATGCATTCTTAGCTGATTTATTTAAACTATCATAATTAAATCTTTTAAGGAATCCTGTTTTCTTTGGACTTGATACTTCATTTATTAAGAGATTTTTAACTCTTTTATGAAAATTATTTCGACAAGAAAACCAATGTTCTTTCGATATTTTTACATGATCATCTTTATGCTTATCTATCTCGATAAGCTCATCGGCCTTTTCATCAGATATACAAACTCCTAAATTTTTACTATAAGAAAGTTCCCACTGATCATATCTACGTTTTACTACTATTACTTCCATATTATTTCTTTTCTTTTGCGAATTCTATTAATGTTTCTATTGCTTCTGTGTCCTTACTGGATAATACATGCCAATCAGGATATTCATAAAAAGCATCTAAAAATCCTTCTAATATATGTATTGCTTCTTCTTTTGTCATACTTTACTTTTTATATAAGGTAAATTCATACTACTAATATTTAATTTGGTATTTTCCAAAAGTTCTTCTTTTGAATATGGAAAACTCCCAACATTATTAAGATATGTATCTATAATATCTTCATGACATCTCCTTGCTCCACCAGGTTCACCAGATGCATAATATCGATTATAAAAATCTTTAGCATCAAATACACAAAACCAACCAACACCAAGAAGTCCTTCAGATATTAATGTAACATATACTTCTTTTGTATTATTAATATATTCGGTTTTAAGTACCATAACTAATCTATTTTACCATAATAATTTTCATAATTATTTTTTGCCGTTTCAATACTATTTTTATTTCTTCTAAGTGCAGTAACTAATGACCACGAAATCATTGGATAAGAAGTAGGACCTTTGAAAATCTTATCTAACTTAACCCATAAATTTTCATCAGTTAAATTAATTCTTGTACTATTCTTATAAAAGTTATGTTCATCAAAATTCTCTATACATACATAATAGTCATTATCCTTATCAAATAATGCCTGAATTATACAGTCTTCCAATTCATCTATATGATTAACATAATCCACATATTCAATAGTTGAACATCCCTTTCTAACAGCCTTATATATTTTTAACTTTTGGGGAAAATCACTTAAACGTCTTTTTACTTTCATATTATTTTTTTTTTCTTTTGCAAATTCAATTAATATTTCCAATTTATGTTATTTCATTATTTTTTCTAATATTTCAAAATCATCATTCAAAAGAATTTTAGTACCTTCATCCATTCCATAAATTCTAATATGACCGATGTCAATATGATTTATAAAATTGGTTGAATAATCATATATTATTACAATTTCATCTATCTTTCTTATAGTATAAAATATTGTTCCAATTTCTACATCTGCATTGGTAATATTATCAACAATAAAATCGTTTTCAATAATATCATTACATAAATCAAAAACATGGTGAAATGCTGAACTATTATTATTTTCCCAAGAAATTGTTACATTTGTTTTATCTATAGAAATATTTCCACCAACATTAGAAATATAAAATTTCCAATTATTTTTAATATCATCCAATTTCCAATCTGGTAAATTTTTAAGAACTATATATTTCATATTTATTATTTATTTTACATATTAAATATAGAAATAAATTCAAAAAATTCAAATATAATATGTATTTCTTACATATAATGTAATATAAAAGAGCACCAAATTAATGATGCTCTTTAATATTTCATACTTCTTTTAATATTGACATTAATTTATATTCTATGAAATCACCGAAATCATAATGATCAATAACTTTCTTTACTCGGCAAAGATATTTCTTTGTTTTATCGAAATTGATACAATGATCATAAATATTTAATTTCAAATAATCATCACCTTTAAATTTAATGTTTCCTGGGTTACATAACAATTCTCCAGATACTTCAACTTCTTCACAATCAAGAAGACTATCAGTACCAATAATAACAGCTACATCTTGCCAATTCTTACCGTGAATCCAAGCTTCTGTTTTTTCAAATTCATCATCAGCAATTTCTTGCTCTTTATAATCAGGAAAATATTCATTTATTTTATTGATAATATCACAATGCATATCAGCAAATGTGAAACTTGGCTCATTATTAGGTCTATATTGCCCATCAGAATAATATGCTTCATGATAATATAATGGCAAAACATTTTCATTTGGCCTTACTAAAAGCTCATTAAAATATTCACTTTCAACATTTGCAATAATATTTCTATAATGAAGAATGATAGCATCATTCATATTTAATCCTTCATGATAATACCATTCATCACGTCTTATAATATTATTTACTTCCTGCCAGAAGTATGTTAAATTTAGTTGATTCTTATATGGAAAATTCTCATCTTCTCGAAGTGAATCCATGCGATGCATACACCAATCTACAACATCATTTTTAGACCACAATGACCACCCATCGGCATTAATACAATGTATCATATCCATCCACATATTCTTAACACTACCATCACGATGTTTATACCATCCCTTACAATAAAGAGCTACATTTCCAAATCTCATATTAAAAATTATTTTATATTAAAAAATATGTTTATTATTTTTTACACTTACTACATATTGGACTATGATCCAAATCAGAACCTATACCATAATAAGTTTGCCATCTATGAAATAAAAAATCATGTCCTTCAATTACAATCTTTTCATACTTTACATCTCTTATTGTAATATATTCAACTCCTTCATATTTAACATTAGAAACTTTTGATGGCACACTACTATTATCACAAGAAGTAAAAATCAATGTTCCAATAACAAACAAAAGTAATTTTTTCATATTAAATTTCATTTTTAAATTGTTCATACATATCTTCATCCATTAAAAGAATAACATCGGCTACAAGCTTTTCATTCTTAAAGAAGTTATTAATATTTTCAACAGTTTCTGGTGTAGCTGAACCTTCATAAAGATAATCACTAGAATCAATTCGTTGTATAATTCCGGCGAGATTTGTTTCTCCATTATGAAAATATTCAAAAATCATATCTCGAAGATATTCTTTACGCTCTTCAAAAGTTGAAGAAGCAACCTCCCAAAAATCAAAACAATCTTCGTTTATCAATTCTCCAAGAATTTGAAATGCTTTATTAAGTGATTCTGTACTTGTCATATTATTTATTTTATATATATAATGAAATTTCTTTGTTTAAACAAATCATTTCATAATGATTATGTTTTACAAATATATACATCTTTATGATGTAAATTTATATATTAAAATACATATATAATATAGAAATTCTTGTAAAAAATTCAAACTATATTTAAAAAATTATAGGAATAATATAAAACAAATAAAATATGAAATTATTTATTTAATGCCACATAAATAAAACAAAATATGGTCCAAACTAATGAAGGTAAAAAAAACGTAAAAAATTTCAAATCATAACCATTTTTACCTAAATGATAACCACAAATTATTGATACACCTAACATTGAAATAAATGTAAGTATAAAACAAACTAAATAAAACTTATTCATATTATCTATTTTTTGATTTTAAATATTTTCCAAACTTACGATTCCAAAAATTTTCAGATGTACCGGCAGATTTACGACCAAAATATGGATCATTAACATAAAAATCTTTATCTTCTTTCTTAATCAAATATGTACCATCAGTTGGTTCACACAAAGAATTATGAATTGGTACTTCAGCAACTGGAATAAGATCTGCAACAGTATCAATATCATTATTTGCTATAAGGTTACGAAGTGAATGACGATTCTTTGCACGGCATTTACGATTCATATTGCGATAATACTCAGTATTAGAACCAGTACAAATTCCGCACTTTACAGCTTTACGATAAGTTCTTGACATATTATTTATGCTTTAATTTTATTAGTGTATATTCGAAATCCATCTTGTAATATCAAAACAAATTGATGAAATGGAGAAGTAATTATTCGTTTAACACAACTATCATCAATAGTCATATAATTACCATATTGTGAAATATATTGCATAATTATTTATTCATTAATTTAAGAAGTTTCTTTTTAACAATTGGCTGATCTATCTTTTCACGAAAGACAAGTGAAACAACCTTATCAATATCTTCACCATTTTCAACAGCATCAATCATTGCATCGATATAATCATCAAATCTATCAAAGTCATATTTCATTGAGCCATCTTCAAAAAATATGAAATTCTTACATCTTTCTTTAATACGTTTACCATATTTGGCATCCATATATTCTTCCCAAGTATTATAAAAACTTCTTGCTGTATACATATTATTCATATTTATTTACATATACAATATAGAAACAAATATGAAAAATTCAAATATAATTTAATTTTCTAAAGAAAATAAATGAATTTAGAATATAATTTAATTTTGTCAAATTAAATAATAAATAATATAAAATTATTTTGCCCAATCAGGAATATATACATCTTCACACATTTCTAATAGGTGAAGTTTTTCATATACATGTGCAGTTTCATATGGATCTCCTTTAATCCATTTAGAATCATCTAATCCCAATTCTTCTAATCTATTATGTATATCTTCATCATAAAATATTGAAGCTAATCTAACTCTTCTTTGAATATCGGAAATATTTCCTTGTCCATCTGAATCTGGAATTTCATTTTTATATTGTGAATTATTACCATCAAATCGTTGAGCATAACAACAAATATGTATATGTGTAAATCGTGTTTTAAAAAATGTCCTAATTAATAATTCATAATCATCTGCTATACGCATATGTTGATTATGTCCTCCAATACTAAAATAAAGATTACGTTCCCAACATCTAAAATGATTAGGTACTCCAACGATATGTCTTATGGTTGCGTTGTTTATTGGACCTGATGAATCAGTTCTAATTGTTGTATTATCTGGTGTTTTTGATTGATAAGAATATCCATATCCTAATCCCCATGTATAATCTGGACCAAATGCACATTCAGTAACATTATCATATTGATCTATTGTTGTATTATCTGAATATATAAATTTATTTTCTGGATATGCTTCAATTGCTTCATTAATTACTTCTAAACACCAATAATTTAACATATCGTCATGATCTAATTCTATTAACCATCTTCCTTTAGACATACAACTAGCTCTCCATTTGGTTAGTCCTATATTTCCATTGGTTGGTTCAATTCTAAAATATTTTAATCTTACATCATATTGTTTATATATATAATTTCTAACATTAGTTAATTCTTCTGGGGAATCATCTAATAATATCCATTCCCAATCATTAACTCTTTGATTACATAATGAATCATAACATTTTTTAAAATATTCTAAATTAGTATTATATAAAGATGTTATAAAAGAAAATTTAGGAGTATTTGAATAAGATAATATTGATTTATTTATTTTTAAAGCCAAATCAATTCCATAATTATTATTTGCATCATAATAGTAAACTATTCTTTTATAATAATCTGGAAGTAAATCAATATTATGTAATTCAGGTTTTTTGTTTTCAAATTGGACTACTATTGCATCCACTTCATTGTTATTTAATATAATATTTATCAAATTATCATCATTTGGTATATTTATTATATCAAAATTTCTTTTTTCAAAACTATAATAAGTATCAAATGTTAATGTTATATTTTCATTATCTGTTATTCTTATAACTTTATATGATGAATTTTTCGTAAAATTTATCTTCATTATTACTTATTTACTGCGTTTATTTCTGAAATTGAATTTATAATTAATTGTGGTGTTCCAATAAATTTATTTAATGTTAAACAATTAGTATATGACATAGCTGAACGTAAATAACTAATCATATTATCTACCCAACATTTAAGTGTATATTTTACTGGTAAATATTTTGTAATTCCTTCAGCTGTCTTTGTTTTTGTACCATTTATAGATTTTTGACCATCGGCAGAAGCCATACCAAAGAATTTTACTTTTATATTTCCAAGATATTGTTGTTGTTTTAAATTTGCATACTTAACTATATAGTTTAATTTATTTAATTTATATTGATAGTTATTATTAAAATCTGTATCGAAATATTCAGAATTTACTGTCATAAATTTTTCGTATTCATTTTTCTCATCTTTACATAACATATCTATATAATCATTTTTATATTGCGCATACCATTTATTATCAATTATTTCAAAATTTTCATAATTATTCAAATCAATATCTTGAACTTCATTATTATCATTCTTTAATATTTTTTCACCTGCAGATTCTATACATTGTGAAAATAAACTACCAATCATAACATAATCTGCACCAAGAGCAAATGCTTTAATTACATGATCATAATTACGTATGCCACCATCAGCAACAATTTTTGGAAATAATGATTCAACAAATTCTGGTTCACCTAAATTGTCTCGTAATGTTATTGCATTTTTCTTTTCTTTATAACATTCATCAATAAGAGATGCTTGTGGGTAATGAATTGACACATTAGATGTAGTAATGCATCCAGAACCACCACCTATACCAACTCTTATATAGTCAATAACTCTACTCTTTGCCAAATAATTTAAATCACAAATCCATCTATATGTCTTAGGATTAGCAATATTTCCAGTCATTATAATTAATTTATATTTATTGGCAATTGCATTTTTCTTTGCATTATGACATATATCATATAATGATTTCATATGTCCATTTGCAATATCGATACAAATATTATATGTGATATGTTTTTTTCTTTCATTTGCATTATCTATAAATAAATCAATAAATTCTTTCAATGATAACGCTACCCAAGCGTCATCTATTAACATTTCTTCTTTACGTATTTCTAAATCTATATTTCTTGGTAATATTGGTATAATTCCATTATGTAAAAAATCTACTATATTTTTATCATTAACTACACTTGCCATAGGTGCAGTAAATATTGGTAAAAATGAATCTGTATCTTCTAAAAATGGATCACATTCTAAACGTGAATTTATTGTAGTTATAGATTCCGGTATAATTGTTACGTCATTATATGAATAACCTGTTTTATTAATTAATCCCATAAATATATTGATATATTTTTAAACTATTTTAACAATATTAAATAGAAATAATACAATGGTTAATTCAATTTAACATAGAGACACACGGTGTCACTTATAAACGTCATATATAGATTTATATATTTTTGATTTATAAGTGACACCGTGTGCATTCTAGATATTAAAAAATGTTAAATATCTTCTACATCAACAATATCTTTTGAATTATCTTCTATATTAATAAATTGAAAATCAAAATTTTGATATTTAAATTCTACCTGAAATGTTTCTGATTGTGCAACTGGTTGTGTAAAATTAAAGCTTAACATATCCATAGAATTGATTAAAGGTTTCATTAACACAATTCTTGAATAAAATGAACCTTTTTCATTAAATATATCTACATTAAAATCATAATGTATATCTGCATAAGTTCTATCTCTAGTATATTGATACCAAAAATTTTCAAACAATAAGAAATAATTCAAATAACCGAGTGTATGTCTAAAATGAATATTTATAGTTCTATCAATTAAGTCAATAGGAGATTTTTCTGATCTATAATAATGATCAGTTTCTGGAAACATAAATTTATTTTCATTTATTCTTTTTGAATCTATCATTGGTTCACCACTGGATGATTGTCTTTGAATAGTAGTACCATTATTAAAACCTAATACTTCTACACTTTGTATTGATTCATTTAAAAAATCAATAGGTGTATAATAAAAAGAATGTTTAGAACGAATTATATTTGTATACTTTTCTTCTATTTCTTTACATATAAATTCTTTTGGTAATAATAATCTAAACGCATCCTGTCTTCCTTTTAATGCAAACATGTTAATATTTAAATATATTTAAACAATTGTACAAACTCTGGTTATTAATTTGTTTGTTGGTATTTTTTCCATTTCACCTGTTATTGGATGTTTTTTATAAATATAATCTTGTTTTAATACTTCTACTAATGTTTCTTTATTAATAGGAATATTGTTTATTCTTTTTGAATTATAATAAATATCATACGCCTTCATATATTATCTTAATATTAATTTATGATTTATGTCTAATTGTCTTACCATCTATTTGCCATTTAGTTCCTTGTAATACTTGTTTCATTGCAATCATAATATCTTCTTCACCATATCTTGCATTTGCGCCAGATTTTTTAATTGGTGTTTTATTAGTATTAGTTGATTTTGACCATGGTGTTTCTATTACACCAGAAGTATTTTGATCTTTTACTATTGGTGTATAGTCTGAACCTCCAGTTTTGGTTGTTGATGGATTAGGTGTTGTAGAAGGATCACCACCAGTTTTAGTTGGGTCAGTTAATGTATTATCATCTGTTACTTGTGCAATTTCAATACGTAATGATTGTCCTAATATTTCTTTAACATTATTAACTTGTTTTTCAATAATTTCTTGACGTTTCTTTTGAATTGTTTCTGCTTGATTTATAACATTCTTTGCATTTGTCAATTCTTTAGTCAATTTACTTAATTCTTCAGATAATTTATTTGCTATAGCATCTGTCAATCCATCAAGATTACCTAATTTATTTGCTAATATATTCATTGATTTAACAAATTCAGTAACCTTTGAAAGTTTAACTGTGTTTATTTTATTTACTATACCTGAAAATTCATCTAAGTCATCATTAAAATCTTCTAATTCATTATTTTGTTTAATTTGTGAAACTGCCTTATTTATATCAATAATACCATTGGAAAGTACGTTAAAACCATTCTCTCCGACATCCTTAGCATTTTTTGCAGTATTTATAATGTTTTCTAATATTTTTCCTAATTCTTCAAAATCTGCAGTTATTGTTGAATTTTTTCCAAAAATAGAATCTATTAAATCAACATTTTTATCATTAAAATTACCAAAACCAATAATTGTTTTAATAACTTCTTTATATCCGTCTAATAATCGTAAAATTTTTCCTTTTCCATTACCTTGTTCATCACCAAGACCAAATAAATCGTTGATTATTGTGCCATCACCTAATAATTTTTGTGTATTAACAAGTTGTTTAATAATATAATACATACTATTATTAAATGCTATACAATTATCTGTTCCCTTTTTAACAAAATTATAATTACTATTTATGAGTTTTACATAATTAGGTGATGAAATTAATTCAGAAATTGAATCTATTAAAGTTTTAAATACTAATAAAATATTATTTTTTGCAATAGTTGCAGTAACACTATTCCAAGGAATATATACATATTTAGGTTTACCATTATTATCATAACCAGTTATAAGTGGGAATTGTCCTTTCGCATACATACCAATAATATATGCTAATGTTGTAATAGGTATAGATAATTTAGCTATTGCGTTTGCTGCTATCATTGCTGGTGCTTTAGATGCATCACCCGCAAATATTAATCCAGGTGCACCAAAAATATCTTTATTACCTTTAACTACACTGGTTATTGCATTACCAATACATGTTATTATCATATATATTCCTGCAGCTGCTCTACCAAAATCAACAGCAGTCATTAATCTATAACCCTTTCGTTTACCCGTTTTTTCATCATATATAGGTATTCTTAAAGATGCATAACTTTGAACAACACCAGCTAATAATGATAAAGGAGGAGCCATAGCCCCAATAGCTTTAGCTGCTAATATTGCAGGAGCTTTTGATACATCTCCACCAAATATTGAATCTGGTGCACCAAATACCTCTGTATTACCTTTAACAACATCAACTATTGCATCACCTACTGTTGTAATAATTTGACCTATTCGATACTTTGCAGTTTCAAAATCAGTTTTTGACATTTTTTCAAAACCAACTATTAATCCATTTTTGTTGTATTTAGGAATTGTTAAAGTTGCATAGTTTTTAATAACGGTAGCCATATCGCTTAACATTTCAGACATAGCTGATAATGCTTTACTTACTTTTATTATATCATCAGCTCTTTTAATCATTGGTGCAAATTCATCAACAATTGCAAATACAGCTTTCATTGAAGATACTAAACTACTTGCATCAAATGCTTTTATTTTAGATAATTTATCAATAGAATTAACAATTTTACCCATAGCATCGGCAACTACCCATATTGCGGCCGCACCTGCTAATACTACACCTATTGCGGCCATTACTAATACAGATTGTGGGCCACCTAATGCTACACCTAATTGAAATAATCCAAAAGAAAGTATACCTAATACCGCAACTGCACCCACCACAACTCCTATAAATGTACCAACACCGCCGGATTTACTTATTATTGCAGAAACTTTTGCAAAATTTTGAAATGCCTTTGATATAATCCAAATAGCACCTGCAACAACAAGTAATGCAAGTTCTCCTTTTTTAAGATCTTTTTCTGTTTTAGATAATTTATAAAGTATAAATGCAACACCACCAGTAAGGACTAATGTGGTTATAACAAAACTCCAAATATTACCTGACATATTTGGATCTTCTGACATCATATTACCAGCAAACAATAATACTCCACCAAGAACAAGAACTAATAATGTAAACTCTAAAGCTATCCATTTGTTTTTTTCAATTCCTTGTCCTGCTAACCATAATGCTATTCCAATACCAATTACAAATAATGCTAAAACAGCCGCAAATCCCCATACTGCACCTTTATCCAATTCATTATAGAATATTGATCCAAATAATAATACTATACCACACACTGCAACTAATGTACCAAATCCAGCAATTCCAACCATATTACCTTTCATATTTTTAGTTGCAATTTGTATAGCGAATGATATGCCAAGTATGAATAAGAATAATACAGCAGCAAAACCAAGTAATGAACCTTTATCTATATTTTTATATAACATTGCACCAAAGATAAGTGTAAATCCTGAAAGAGCTATTAAAATACCAAATTCAGCCATTCCTACAGTAACCTTTTTCAATATTTGTGAAGCTGAACCTTTTTCACCAAATATTTTTCCTGCTAGCAAGCATGAACCCCATAACGCTACGATCATTCCAAGTACAAATAATCCTAATGTTGTGGCAAATTCAACCAATGATTCCCAAGGTATAAATTGATATAACATTGCACCAAAGATAAGTGTAACTCCACAAATAGCAATAAATGTACCGAATTCTTCCATTCCTTTTAATCCTACTGAAATATTATCGGAATTAATACTAACAGCTTTTGTAGTTAACCAAATAAACGCACCTAATACTACCGCAAATAACGTAGCACCAACAATTAATTTTTGACTAGCCAATAATCCTGCCAATATAAGAATTACACCCGCACCTATAACTAATTCTGCCAAACCTCTTAATATTGGACCAGAATCTTTAATATCTCTAGAGTTTACTAATATTACCGATGTTATTCCACTAATAAGTACTCCTAACATTATAGTAAACTCAGTTATATTACCTAAAATTATAAATGATGATATAACACTTACAAATAATAACATACTTGCACATGTAACAATTAAAAAGTTTAATTCACGTAATGAACTAAATAATAAATTAAAATTTTTATTATCTATTACAGGTAATTTATTATATAATGTAATAAGTGTTGATAATCCATTAAATAATTTTTCTAATAATTGTGTTTTAATTGTTGCAAGAAATAATATACCTATAGAAGGAAGTGAATCAACAATAGTATTTATATATTTAACAAATAATACAAAATTATCCATTGTTTTCGAAATATCACCTAATGGAACATTATTATTTATTTTATTAAATATTTTTTCTAAGTTGTCAACAACATCTTCCATGAATTCAAAACTATCTATTACTTTAGATTGTTTTTTCTTATCAAAATCAACTAATTGAAATAATACATTAATAAAGTTTCTTACATTATTTATTATTTTAGTTGATTTATTTACATCCGAACTTATTTCTTCTAATGAAGTAATTATTTCTTCAAAACCATATGTCAAATTATTTGCCATTATATTAAAATTACGATGCATTCTAAATAATTCTAATAAACTAACGTCTGTTAATTTTAATATTGCATCAATAAATAATGACAATACAATAATTGATTCTTGTTTTGATTTTTTTGATTCTACTGCCTGTTTATTTAATGTATCTAATAATTCACCTAAATCTGAATCAATAATATGATTTAATAATATTATTTTAAATTTTGAATGTATTATATCTGAAAGTTTAACGGACGCAATTTTAGATATTGCATCAACAATATAATTTATTGATACAATGTTTTCATTAATAATTTTTTTATCAATTTTAAACTGTTGTAATTTATTTAATAATTCATATAAAACATCAAAAGTTGATAACATTTCTCTAACGTTTTTAATAGAATCAGAAATATTTTCCAAACTATTCATTGCAGAAAAAATGTCCTTTATAGATATTATTTTATCATCACCTCCAGCTATAACTTTTTTAATTGCTTCTAAACGAGCATACATACTATTATCTATACCTGGTAAATCATTTAAATCATTATCTACAAAATTTTTGAAGTTTTCTATATTTTCACTACTTAATGATATAACATCCTTTTCTTTTAATTGTTCATTAATAGTATTAACTGCTTCAAATATATCATTAATATTATTTATTATTTTGTTTTTATCTAAATTTATATTATTAAATTCTTGTACACCATTAGCCAATGAATTTATTACTGCCACAACTTCAGTAAAAAGTTCCAAATCACCAGGATTTTTAGGATCTGTAAATTTAATTAGTGATTCAAGCATTTTTGTCAAATCACTTGTATTAGATATAATTTCAATAATTAGTTTATTATTTACACCTTCTTGATTTTTTATATTATTTGTTTTATTGGTGATATTTACTTTTTTATAATTTTTATTATCTTCAATAATTTGTTTTTTAATATCATCAATTGTATCTTTTATATTCTTAAAAATTCCACCAGAAATACCTTTTTTATCTTCTTTTAATTTTGACAGAACATTATTTTCATTTATATCTTGTCCAATTAATGTTCCATAAATTGCACATAATACGGCTAATTGATCAACTTGTATTTCTTCAGATTGATCATTACCTGCAGGAAGTTTAGGACCAAATTGTTTAGTATTTTTATTTATTTCTTTAACATTAGAATTTAAAGATGACAATATCTCGTTTTTTTTGGCCATATATTATTTTTACAAACATTTTTATTTCTTATATAAAAATAAAATAAATGCCTAATATTTCAAAGTTTTTCACATAAAAAAATGACCAACTCTTACGAGCCAGTCATTTAATGTTTCACCTTTTATAAACTGTTACTTATTTGTAACAACTGCTACTCTACCTGTTGTAGGACCAAATACTACTCCGAGACCTTCAACAGTATCTACTCGTGCGCCTCTATCGCGAAGATATTGTGCAACAGCTTCAGCTCTCTTCAATGAAAGTGCCTTGTTATACTCTGTTGAACCTTCACTAGATGCATATCCACGTACTACATAAACTCCATTTTGTCCGAGCTTATCAAGTGTTTCCTTGGCATTTGCATCAAGTTCAGCACTGTCAAATGCGAAGAATACAGTTTCCTTTACACCAAATCCTGTTGCTTCCTTTACTGCATTAGTTGCAGGTACTTCCTTAACAACTACCTTTTCAATTACCTTAGGCTTCTTAGCAAGTTCTGCATTCAAACGTTCATTTTCGGCAATCATATCACCAACATTATATGTCTTGAAATGATGTGTACCATTTGAAGTCTTAAAATGATAAGCATAACCAACTATTAAACCAAGTTGTGCATAATTCTTGTTAAATTGAATATCACCTGTTTCACTAAGATTCCAATATACACCTGGAGATACTGTGATAGTATGTTCCTTAGCTTTACCTACATTAAATGCAAAATCTACTGCTGTCTTAGCAACCAATGCATTTTTATTACTTGTTACATACCAACCACCAAGGGGTGCCTTAGGTGAATATGTACCAAAATAATGCAACCAACCTAAACCTGTATTTGACTTAATTTCAAAGAAACGTGGAGTTCCTTGATATCCAAATAAAAGATTAGACCAATTGATTACACCATTCAATCCAACAGTTGTGGCTTTAATAAATGTATTAACTTTACCAGCCTTATGTACATTAAATGAACCAAATGTTGGAATAGATGCATTTACACCCTCACGATAGAAATTATCACCAAAAACTGCCATACCTTCAACTTCCAACCCAAATACTGGAGTGAGTTCCTTACCAGCCTTAATACCTACAACAGTATTAATAGGGAACATCTTATTGAAGTTAAGAGGAGTTGTAGCACCAACTTCTACGCCAACATAAGTGTTATCAAACACCTTTGAATTCTCAGTAGCTACCTGAGCATTAGCTGTAAACATCATGGTCAATGCCATGACAATTGTCAAAATAAACTTTTTCATTTTCTCGTTAAATTAAAAATTAATTAATATATTTTGGATATAAGATATATAATCATTATATCAATTTTAATATAGATTTATTTTTTTATTTTTTTCAATATTTTTTAATTTTTTTAAAATATACGTGATAATTTATCTACTTCTTTTAATGCAGTAGGTATTCTATATTTACCATGCATTTTAAATACATGCCAAGGAGCAACAATTGGTGCAGCTGTTGTTTGAACATATAATGGTTTTTTTGATTTACCTCTAAATACTTTACTAGATATTTTGTCACAATCACCAAAATTATTTTTTGCTACACCATATACAATTTTACTATGTCCATATTTAATTAAATAATTATGTAAATGATCACCTAATCCGCCCCATTCTTTATCCCCAACTTTTAAAGTAATATAACCATCTACAATAACTGCATGAATTTTGTCCCATAATTCTAATTGTTCTTTAATAAATTTTTTAAGTATTTTCTTTATACCTGGAAGTTCCCTTTTATAAAACTCTCCTGGAACATAATCAAAAGTTACTTTGGTATATATTGTATCTGAATAAATAATTTTATCATCTTCTAATTTAAATACAACCAATGATGTATTACATACATTATCTTTATAATAAGAATCTAATGCTAAAAACATAATTATATTTTATCAATTTTTTTAAAATATGCATCTGGATGATTTTTCTTAAATTCAGTATCTTTTATAACACCTTTAGATAGACACATACAATATTCGATATTATTTAAATCATCTGCTAGTCTATCACAATCATCAGATAACTCACAACAATTACATGGATTTTTATCATTAACTCCCCAATCATCCAAATAATAACCATTATATAACCTATTATTATCAATTTGCATAATTTTTTTTCCTATTATTTTTACTTTTTAATGATTGCTCATAAATTTTAGGTGAAGAATTATAATTTTTAGGTATATTATTCGGTATTTTATATTTTTGAATTCCTCTATATTCTTGACCTTTAATAATCATCAATAATTCATTAACCTCTTTTACTGTTAAATTAACTAATTCTTCAGAAATTTCTTGAATACTACTCATATTAAATTATTAAATGTGTTATTTTAATATTCCTGATTTTACCATTTTTTATTATTGGTTGATAATCCATTTTCCACATCGTATTAATATGTGAATTTATAAATCTAAGTTTATTATCATCTATAAGACGACGAATATCATTACCTTCAAATATCCAATTTTGGTCAACCCATATTTTAAACCATTCTTGAATACAATCTTTCAAACATTTATGTAACAAAACATTTTCTGCAAAAATCCAATATAAATTTCGTTTCTGTTCAAATTCTACATAGACATGGCGAAATTTTTTATTATCTTTTGTATATAATTCAAATAAAATTTCTGATTTTTTCCAAAATAAACTCATAATTATTTAACAATAATTTCAATTTGTCCAATATTTGTATTATACCATTTTGATGTTACTCTAAATACCTTCCAATCATTATTGTACCAAAGTGTAATAAAATCACCAATATTAGGTATCATAAAATTTGGATATATTATAAGAGAAACATTACCAATAAATTCAAATGGATGTAAATGCCAAAATCCTTTATCTAAACTAAAATGAACATTATTCATTTTTTGACCACCCATCATTTTTTCAAAATATTCCATATTATTATCTATTTGCAATTTCTATAAGTTCATTTACTAAGTTTTCAACACCTTCATCATTACCAAGAATATCATAATTATAAAGAATATCGTAAATAGACTTGGCAATACTTTTACGTACCTTTTCTCCATCTAATGAATATATTGCACAATAATGGGAAATAGGAGTAGATTCAATCCCAAATTCATCCCTTTCAATACAGAAATAATCGTTTGTTAATTCTCGAATAGCTTTGAGTATCTTACCAAATTCATCGTTATCACGAATTTCCCAAAGCTTCATTTCTTCATCAAGTGTCATCTTAGCCATATTATTCAAATTTTCCATTAACGATTTTTGAAGGTAATTTATAAGCCCAATTCAAATATTTCTTAAATGCTTCAAAATCAGTAAAATCTTTAGTCATAAAAGGATCAAATCTATCAATATCTATATCTGTATGTGTTGAAAAATGAATATAAATATTACCACTAAGAGAAGCAGATATTCCTACCAAAAGCCAAGAATTATCTTTATGAATCATATTTAAGGAATTGTCATATGCTAATCTATAATTGTCTTTTAAATAATTACGAACCTCTTCTGTGTTAGCTATAATTGGGCATTTAGGAAGAATTTTTCCTCCACAACTTTTGTAAGTATTAAATGGCGCTTTCATATTAAATTCAATGTTTTATATACTAACTATTATTTATTGTCATTAACACCCGCTTCATAAATCTTAGTAACCATTCTCTTAATTGCCTTCTTTCTATCAATAGGACTGGCATAATAAGCATTCAAAACTTGATGAAGCTCAGTAACTAAATTTCCAATTCTAACTGCTGTAGTCATATTTAATTTAATTAATTACAAATACAATATAGAAATTTTTTAAAAAAAATTCAAATATAATTAAAAAAAGGAGTAACTTAAATTACTCCTTATTTCATAAATAAAATTTCTTTACCATAAACTTCTGCTGTAAATTTTTCTACTTTACAACCTCTAGAATTTTCCCACCCAGGACACATTAATATAGCATCACATAATATAACTTGTTCTATATCTCTTCCCATATAATAAGCTGTCTTCTCAATTTGAAGATGATTACCTAATGCTTCATCATCAATATGATTAGCATCTATTGGAGAAATATAATCATATTTTGGGTATTTCATCTGTAAATATGTCTTTGCACATTCATTGCGTTTATAAACAGTATCTTCTTGAAATGCTATTGGTAAAGATATGTAAATTTTCTTTTTATTCATAATTAATGTTTAATATCTTGACTACCAAAACCTTTATCACCTCTTTGTGAATTTGACATTACACTATTATATGTTTCTTCATCAGCATCAACATATTCATCATGGAATATAGGAATAAGCATCATTTGTGTTAATTTATCTCCACAATAAACAATATTTTCTTTACTATGTTCTAATACTTCTTTAGTATAAGATACTGAAAGATGTACAAATCCTGAATAATCCTCATCCACAAGACATGCACGTACATCCCAACCTTTATTTCCCATTCCTGATTTATTAACATATAAACCGGCAACACCAATTCCAAGTTTTCTTAAAAGAGATACTATATCTTGATCATTTTTATCTGACAAAACAGTATCTAATGCTATCTTAATACCAGAATTAATAAATAAAGTATCATTAGGACAAACTTTAATACCTACTTTATTATTTTCTTTATCATAAACTATAAATTCATCTACAAAACTATAAACACCTTGAATTAATGAATACTGTTTTGTTTCTTCTAAAATTGGATTATAAAAACCTAAAAATAAATGTATTAAATTAGGAATTTGATAATCAGGAATTTCTGGACGTAGTTCTTTTAATACAATATTAAAATATTCTATTAATTTTTGAATATCTTCTGTTGATTTCTTATAAGATTTTTCAAAAGCAATTAAAGCTTTACTAATTTGTTCATCTGTTTTTAAATTTGGAATATAATAATCAGAACCTGCAGATGTAAAACTGTTTGTTGGTTTTATACCAAATGCATTGTAACATTTCATTAAATTATGTTAAAATATATTTATATACTAAAATAGAATTTTTTATAAATTAAATTCTATGTAATGTTATATGTTAAATTTGTAAAATTATTTGGATATAAAAAACTTAACATATAAGTATTGAATTTAGATAATTCATTAAACCCTGGATCATTACTTGTATGATTTAATAATACGGGTTTAAAATCCATAAGTGAACGTATATACATTGCCTTTAATATATTTCTATTATCTTTAAATATTGGAAATAATTCGGCAATTGAATTTATCGTTCCAATTCTTGTTGTTAATGAATCTGATGTAATTATTGAATTAGGTACTTTATTATAATTAATTTCTACGGATGGCATTATAACAATTTTATGTGCATTTGCTACCCATATTGGTATTGTATCAACATCTTCAAACGTACGTCTAATTGAATAAGGATATGATACAGAAATACTTTGTTTGATTATTTTTGTCCATACATGAAATTTAATAAAATTATCTTTAAACAATAATATTTCTGCCCTTTCAACATCATCCTCAATTACAATTTTTTCTTTTGAATAATGTTTATAAGGACCAGATTTAATCAAATTTAGATATTGAACACCATATTCGACTATATCTGCATTATTCTCTATAATATCATTAACTGCTCTATTAACAAAATCATTATTAATATAACTATCGTCTGCATCAACAAACATTAAATAATCACCTGTAGAATTGTCAATACCAAATTTTCTGGCACCGCCACATCCTAAATTTTCTGGGGTATTTAATAATTTTATATTTATATTTTCATTATTATTTGTCAATATTAATTCATTAATAATACTTAAAGAATTATCTGTTGAACAATCATTTACTAATAAATATTCAACATAAATATTTTTGTCAATTTGTTGATTAATTACACTATTAAATGATTCCTTAATATATTGTTCTGTATTATAAAATGGTGTTATAATACTAACTGTTATTTTATCTTTGTTCATTTTAAAAATATAACTATTGATTTTTCAGATAATCTTTGAAGTACTTTAAATTTAACATTCTTATATTCGGAATTTGTTAATGGTACAGCAATACCTAAATTATCTGAGTTGTCATCTCTATTAATAGTACAATATTCTCCCGGAACACATTCACCATTATCTAAAACAATACACTTACCTAATAATGTTACAGTAATCCATGGTGCTCTATCTATTCTATTAACATATGGACGATTTTCATCATATGATTCATTAATTACAGGTTTTGGATATCCTTCATTATATGTTGAAATAATTTCGAATACATCACCATTACCTTCATCAATATTAATTAGTCGTCCTTTTACTAACTCACCAGATGATTGATATATTGTTTCACCAGTTATTGACATATAATATTTACCTGGCCATACTTCCTGATTATTAGCTATATATGATGGATTTGCACTAGTAACCCCTATATATTCAAAAGGTTTATTACATAATGTTATATGATCAAATGGTTCATTATTATCAAATTGCACAAACCTTCCATAAGGAGATGTATTATATTTACTAAAATAATTTAAAGTTTCTTGATTTAATTCATATAATTCGGCATAACCAAATCTATTCGTTAAACTTATCATACTTATCTAATGTAATTTTTAGGATCATCTCCACTTAGTTCAATTTCCTTTTTGGTTTTAACAAATTCCAAATTCATTGCGTCATGATACCACATCATCATCTTACCAAAATTAAATTCATTTAAATATTCAGGTACAGAATTTATAATAATATCTGGATTATTCATTGAACGATTTTGTGCAACCTCATATGATGTTTGTTTGTCAATTATTGTGTCCTTAGGGTTTTGACGAGCAATACCTACATGCAAAATTGTATTTCCATATGTATCTCTCCAAACATTACCTACCATTGTAACTGCTTGTAATTTTCCCCATTTAGTATATGTACGTCCATTAATCACAACTTCTGCACATGATTCACGATTTTTTGTTATTGTTGTAAAACTAAATGAATTAACTAACTCCTTTGTCAAATAATCAAATTTTTTCATAGTTTAAAAAAGATATTTTTATAATAAATTTAATTAAAATTACGAATATAATTTAACATTCGTATAAAATCTCTCTTTAGTATATTTAATACTCTCCTTTGGACATTCAGGTGTATTTACTGTTCTAAATGTTGTAGAGTCTGCATCATTAAATAAATCTAACAAAGAAATTTCGTTAAGTTCAACAATCTCGTCATCAAAATATGTGCAGTATAATTTTGATAGACCTTTACTATAAATCTCTAATTCTAATTTTTGTACTCGATATCCTAATTTATCTAATGCAAGAATATCTGCATAAGTCAATTTACATATACCAAATAAAAAATATTTAAAACAGTTAAGTGAATTAAATGCAAATTTAGATTTAGGATAATAAGGAACACAATGGGTCCATGGTCTTATTGTCTTTAATCTAGAATTTATTTTTTTAATTACTTCACTGTTAGATAAATTATCAATCCCAAAAATTATTTCATTATTAGGATCAACATCTATTAATCTATAAGCTTCCATAAATAATAATTTTTATTAAAAAAATAAATGTCTATTATATCATAGATAAAATAGACACTTTACAAATAAAAATTTTAAATTTATTAAATATTTAATTTGTTTCTAAAATATTCAATTGTTTTAATTAATCCTTCATGTAATTCAATTTTTGGTGTATATCCAAACATTTTATATGCTTTAGATATATCTGCTTTACGTTGGAGAGGATCATCTTTAGGTAATTCCTTAAATACAATTTCTGATGTTGATTCTGGAATTAATTCTAAAACTAAATTAGCTAATTCATTTATTGTAAATTCTTCTGGATTACCTATATTTACTGGACCAAACTCATCATTTTTCATAAATTCGATCATCCCATGTATTAAATCATCTATGTATTGAAATGATCTAGTTTGATTACCATCTCCATATATAGTTATTGGTTTATTAATTAATGCTTGACATACAAAATTAGATATTACTCTTCCATCATCTGGATCCATATAAGGACCATATGTATTAAATATTCTAATTATTTTACAATTAACACCAAGTTTACGACATTCATATAATATTGTTTCTGCTATACGTTTACCTTCATCATAGCAAGATCTTGGACCAATAATATTTACATTTCCAAAATATGATTCATTTTGTGGATGATGATTTATATCTGGATTGCCATAAACTTCCGAAGTTGAAGCATGTAATAATTTTGCATCATAATATTTTGTCAATTTACAAATATCGTCAACTGCCAATGAAGCTTTAATTGTTTCTATTGGGTATTTTAAATATTTTGGTGGTGATGCTGGACATGCCAAATTATAAATTTCATCAACAAAATTATAGAAAAAATCTTCTATAATATCTTTTAAAGCAATAAAAGTACCTTTATCAGTAATATCAGCCACCCAACAACAATAATTCTTATTACTTAAAAATTTATTTACATTTGATAATTTACCTGTATAAAAATTATCTATACACATTATCTTATTTCCTTCTTCTAATAGTTTTTCGGTAAGATTTGTCCCAATAAAACCAGCGCCTCCAAATATTATTATATGTTTCATATTTATTAATTATGTATATTACTTATTGGTTCTTTCTTTATATGAAGTCTAAATGCTGGGAATTTACTTTCTTGTTCATCCTTTTCTCTTTTAGCTTCTTCTTCTGTATTATAATAATTATACATTGTATTATCATCATAATATAATACATAAATATCTTGTGAATTTTCTAAAATAAAATTTTTAATATTTTTCATAAATTAAATTATATTATATATTTATTCTTTTACGACAATTACCATTATATTATTAGATTCTATCATATTAAGTATGTCATCATAACTATATGTATGTTCATCAGAATTAAAGAAATCATTATCTATATTATACACCTTAACTCTAAATTCTTCATTAGTATGACATACCCAAGTTGATTTATTTTTTAATTCTGCTAAAAATATATGTTTATCTTTCCAATATTCATCATTATGTTTTATTTTATCAATAAGTTTATCAAATGATTCCTTATCATATGCATATAATGTTGGTTCTATTTCTTCATTGGTTTGTTCACATCTTATTTTTATAGAATCAATTGTTCTACCTTCTAATAATGAAATTTTGGAAATTTCATAATTTTCCAATATAAAGTCTTTTAAATTTTTCATATTATTTATACCATTTAGGTGGATTTTTTTGTAGTGGACTTGCAGAAAACATATTTGTCATATCTTCAACATTTGATACATTCCATTTTGATAAATCTGAATTAAATTTCATACATTTATAAAACATATATTTCATATTTGTAACATTAGATACATCCCAATTAGACAAATTCGAATTGAAATTTTTACAGTTATAAAATATCCATTCCATAGTAGTAACATTAGATACATCCCATTTAGATATATCTATATTATGAGGATCTAAGTATTCAAATAAATCAGACATATCAGTTATTTCAGATGTATCAATATCATTTAGATCTGCATTGTTACCACGCTCATCTAATAATTGTTTTAATAATTTTTGAAGTTCATCTTTATCTTTTGGATAATAATTATATCCACTAACTTTAGTTTTACTACCTATTTGAAGTTTTTCTTGTATTATATCTTGTAAGTTCTTCATATTATTTATTCTTTATACCATTTAGGTGGATTTTTTTCTATTCCACTTTTCCAAAACATTTTAAACATTGATTTAACTTTAGATACATTCCAGTTATTTAAATTTGCTTTGAAATTTTTACAATTATTAAACATTTGTTCCATATTTGTAACGTTAGAAACATTCCAATTACTTATATCAGAATTAAAATTATAACAGTCGAAAAACATAGAATCCATATTTATATTATTTGACATATCCCAATTACTTAAATCAGAATTAAAATGCTTACAATCATAAAACATATTATAAGTATAAATAACGTTAGACATATCCCACTCCGATATATCTATATTATGTGGATCTAATCCATCAAATAAATATGACATATCTGTTATTTTAGATGTATCAATATCATTTAGATCTGCATCTTTACCACGTTCTTTTAATAATTTTTTTAATATTTCCAATAAATCATCAGTTGTATTGGGGTGATACTTATATTTAGTAATCTTAGATTTAGATCCTATTTGAAGTTTTTCTTGTATTATATTTTTTAAATTTTTCATTAGTTTGCAATATTGTACGATTTATTACATATATGTTATAATAAGTTATCATCATCACCGCGAGAATCATCATCTTCATCATCTTCATCATCAGAATTATTCTTATTATCATCTTCTTCTTTTTTATCTTTCTTATCATTTTCTTTATCTTCTTCATCATCTTCTTTCTTATCTTCTCTTTCTTTACGTTCTCCTGTTAATGAGAATATAGCTGGATCATCAGTTTTATCGGCTTCTAATAAATCAAGAATTGATTCAATAAGTTTCTTTACATCATCTGGTAATTCTATTAAAGAATCTTCTGCAAAATCTTGTACCCATATAGCCTTTTCACCTTTACCAAAAATATGCATAAGTGAACGTGTGTTTTCAATAGATATTTCTTTAAATTCTCCTTCACCTTCTGCTTTACCAAATGGCATCTTCTTAGTATATTTCCAACGAAGTGCTATAGCTTCTTCACCACTCTTAAACTTAATTGCAGAGAAATAATATTCTCTTGGTAAAGATATTTCATTAGATACTAAAAGTTCAAGTTGTTTAGCAGCTTTAACTTTATCAGGACCATCAAGAAGTTCTAAAACCTTTTCAACAGTTTCTGACTTCATTTCTTCTTCACCATCATCTTCTTTAATAATTTGAGTAAATTCAAATTCATTTAAAAATGATTCATTACATTCTCCTGGGCATGGACATATTGATTTAACCATTGTTGCAGGATTTTTAGCAGTAGCCACATCTTCAGGAGAAAAATATACAACCCAATACATACCAAGATTAATTTTAGTCATTTTAGTAAGACCTTGTTGCATAATATATCCAGCTAATGTAGTAAATCTATCTAATGGATTAAATAATACATTATTAATAGATTCTTCATTAACAAATTTTGTACTATGTAATTTAATAGATACGTTATCTTCACCAACCGCAGCAACTACACCTAATCTTAAACAAAATAAATTATTAATATTTGTCAATATATTTTCTATAGGTGTATAATGATTAGTTACACCTGTTGTTGTCAATGCATTTCCAGGTTGTACATCGGCAGTTTTAGCTGATTCAACTATTTGTGTAAATTTTCTCATTTGTTATTATTATATTTATTTATTCATATTATTCTTTATTAATATACCATTTTGGAGGATTTTTTTCTATTTCACTTTTCCAAAACATTTTTCTCATTTTTACATTTTTAGATACGTCCCATTTTGATAAATCTGAATTAAAATTTTCGCATCTATAGAACATATATGTCATATCGTTAACATTAGATACATCCCAATTACTTAAATCTGAATTAAATTTTTCACACTGTGAAAACATACTAACAGTATTTGTAACTTTAGATACATCCCATTTACTTAAATCAGATTCAAAGTTTTCACAATCATAAAACATATCTTTCATATTTGTAACTTTAGATATATCCCAGTTAGACAAATCTGAATTAAAATTATGACAACCTTCAAATACACCTTTCATACTTCTAACATTAGACACATCCCATTTTGATAAATCCGAATTAAAGTTTGTACAATTCCAAAACATAAATTCCATGTTTTCTACATTAGACACATTCCATTGCGATATATCTATATTATGTGGATCTAATCCATTAAATAAATCTGATAAATCTGACATATCAGTTATTTTAGATGTATCAATATCATTTAGATCAGCATCTTTACCACGTTCATCTAATAATTGTTCTATTAATTTTCCAAGTTCATCTTTATCTTTAGGATGATATTTATATGAACTAACTTTTGTTTTACTGCCAATTTGAAGTTTTTCTTGTATTATATCTTGTAAGTTTTTCATATCAATTTTCCTTATACCATTTTGGTGGATTTTTTTCTAAAGGACACCCATTAAATGCTCCTCTCATGTCTTTAATTTTAGATACATCCCAATTTGATAAATTTGACTTAAAATCATAACAACCATAAAATATATTTAATATATGTTCAACATTAGATACATCCCATTTAGATAAATCAGAATTAAAATTATAACATTTATAAAACATCCATCCCATATTATTTACATTTGATACATTCCAATTTGATAAATCAGAATTGAAATCATAACATTCGGCAAACATACCCCACATATCTTTAACATTAGATACATCCCATTTAGATATATCTATATTATGAGGATCTAAATTATCAAATAACTCTGTCATATCAGTTATTTTAGATGTATCTATATCATTTAAATTAGCATCCTTACCACGTTCATCCAATAATTGGTTTAATAATTTTCTAAGTTCATCTTTATCTTTAGGGTAATATTTATATGAACTAACTTTTGTTTTACTGCCAATTTGAAGTTTTTCTTGTATTATATATTGTAAGTTTTTCATTATTATAAATGTTTATGTATAATTAATAATAAATTAAAATTGTCTCCAAAAGTGAAATATCTGTTGGAGAGTTGCTTTAGAAAAGTGTCCTTCAGTAAAACATGCGGTCGGTACTAATCTAGTAGGTAATACATATGATGCACCTCTTAATACTGGTATATACATTTTTATTCCAAAACCAATTTTTGCATTTACTTTCGCTAAATGTTTTATTTCAGAATAAGAAATCCACGTGTTTGGTTTACCTGTTACTTCATTAAAATTCTTATCAAAATAAGGTTTAAAATGTTTATATACCTCATTAATTATTTTAGTTCTGGTAAATGGTGGATAATAATGTAAATTTATTCCAACCTCTCTAATATTACCATCATCTGTTCTTGTTATACCACAAAATAACGTTAATGGAGAAGCATCATAATACGCCAGTTCTTCTTTATATTTAGGTTGAGAATAATGAAATAAAACAATTTGACCAGGTAATAAATATTTCTTTGTAGGTTTTGTTAATGATAATAATTCTTTATATGCTAATTTAGAACGAATAGATGTTGGACGTTTAGCTAATGGATGTTCATTAATTGACTCCAACATCTTAAAATATTTTATTTCATCTTCATCATAAATCTTTCTATCTAAATCTTTAAGACTAAATATGTGACCTAATGTTGTTTTTTCTGGCTTATGTATTATTGGCATATCAAAATAAAAAATTATTTTTATTTAAAAATAACTATATAATATGAATATACTTATTGTAGGCGCTGGATTATTTGGTGTTACTATAGCTAGACTATTAACTAATAAAGGTCATGTATGTACAATAATAGATCAACGAAATCATATTGGTGGTAATTGTTATGATGAACCATATTCAATTGATAATCATACAATGACTGTTCACAAATATGGACCTCATGTATTTCATACAAGTAATCAACAAGTTTGGACTTTTGTTAATAAATATGCTAAATTTAATAATTTTAGAACTAATATATTAGCAAAAGATGATAATAATAAGTTATATCATCTTCCATTTAATATGAATACATTTTACGATATATTTGGTATATTTAATATAGAAAAAGTTAAGAATATAATACAACAAGAAATTAAAGACGCAAATATAACCAAAATAACGAATCTTGAAGAAAAAGCAATTTCTATGGTAGGTACAACTGTTTATAATATATTAATAAAAAACTATACAGAAAAACAATGGAATTGTAAATGTACTGAACTTTCTCCAGATATAATATCTAGATTACCTTTACGTTTTTATTTTGATAATAATTATTTTAATGATATTTATCAAGGTGTTCCTATAGGCGGATATACTAAATTAATAGAAAATATTATAAATGGAGTTGATAATGAAAAACCAATTAAATATATTTTAAATACTAAATTTGATTTATCAATATATGACAACTATGATAAGATAATTTATTGTGGATCTATAGATGAATTATTAAATTACAAATTTGGATATTTAGAATATAGAAGTTTAAAATTTGAAAATACTGAATATATATTTGATTTTATAAATTCAAATGGTTGTGCTCATATAAATTTAGTAGGAACACAAAGAGGAACTAGAGAAATTGAACATGTATATTATACTCCTGAAAGTTTAGAATATTTTATTGGTCAAAAATTAATTAAAACATTGGAAGTACCTGATGACTGGGATTTAACTAAAGAAAGATTTTATAGTATTAATAACAATAAAAATAATGATTTATATGAAAAATATGTAAATTATTTAGAAAAAACATATCCAAATATTATATTGGGAGGTAGACTCGGTTTATATAAATATTTAGATATGGATGATGTTATATTGTTAGCTTTTGATAAATCAAATGTTATTAACATGTGAATTAATTAATTTATCATATACCAATGTTTTTTCAAAAGCATTAATAAATATTTTATTTTCTTTGAATATATTAAATGTAGATAATAATTTGGTAAAAAAATTAACATTACAATTAATAAATAAATTAACTAACCATTCAATTGTATATCCAAAAAATCTCCAATTATTACAATATGTATTTAATCCATAATTTGTTTCAGGATTAAATATTTCTTTATAATATTTAAAATGTTGAAAATTTTGATAAAATAATTTATATTTATCTACAATTGAATGTTCGATATTATATATTATTTTATCAAAATTTTTTCTAAAATATTCAATAAGATAAAAATTTACAAAATCCACACATTCATTATAATCGAATAAATTGTAGTGATATTTGTTTTCTAAATAATTTATATAACCATTTATAAATTTCATCATATTTATAAACATTATTTTATTACATGTAAACATTGATCTTGCAATAAAATAATGTTCATATTTTTTTAATTCAAAACGTTTACATTTATTTATTATTTTATATTGGTCTATAATTGTTTGTTGTTTTAAATATTCTATTATATCTTCACAAATATATAAAGGATAACCCATGCTCATAAAATATTCGAATATATACCAATAATTATTATATTCATATTCTATCTTATTTAATTCTTCATTTGATATGTGATTTAATTGTAATCCATCATGATGGAAATTTCTTTCATAATATTGTATTTCATTACGATTAATTTTATATTCATTAATTAAATAAATATTAGGAATACGTCTATAATGGCCTAATGACACAGTATCATATTTTTCATATAATTTATTTTCATAAATATAATATAATGTACAATACTCATTATATATATGATTTAAATTGTTTATATTTTTTAAATCAATTTGTTTATTTGTATTAAAAAAAATATAGTTTGATGTTGCATCATCAAACAAATATTTTATTACATCTTCATAAACTTTATTATCTTCTTCACTTAAATGTGTTTGTAAAAAAATTCCATGATTTAAATCCATTTCTAATCATAATATTTTTGAATATATTGAAATACATCAGGAATACATTTAGTTTGCTTTTCTTTAATAGTTTCTTCATTAAACCATTTATATCTTGAATGTTCTCTCGATATTTTTACTTCTGGTTTTGTTTCTAAATTAACTATGAAATATTGTGTGTCTGAACCATTATCATGTACTTCTTTTCCAAAAGACTTCATAGAATGTTCTTCATTAAATGATAGTGTTATTCCAGTTTCTTCTTTAATTTCTCTAATTAAAGCATCTTTAGGCGATTTATCTTTTTCATCAATAGCACCACCAACAAACCCCCATTTTCCACCAAATAGTTTAACATATCCAGCTCTTTGTAATAAAAGAATTTCATCAGTATCTTTACAAACTAAAATACCATCTACATAATGTTTTATTTCTTCTTTGTTTTCCTTTATATATTTTAAAATAGATTTCATATTATATAAATTTTATTTTATATTTATACCATTTAGGTGGATTTTTTTGTAAAGGACAATTATAAAACATATTATTTATATTTTCAACATTAGATACATCCCATTTACTTAAATCTGAATTAAATTTCTCACACCCAGAAAACATATAATACATATCTGTAACTTTGGATACGTCCCATTCATTTAAATCTGAATTGAAATTATAACAACATTCAAACATACATCTCATATTTGTAACATTAGATACATCCCATTTTGATAAATCTGAATTAAAATCATAACAATTATAAAACATACATTTCATATTTTCAACATTCGATACGTCCCATTGTGATATATTTATATTATGAGGATTTAAATTATTAAATAAATATGCCATTTCTGTTATATTAGATGTATCAATATCATTTAGATTTGCATTTTTACCACGTTCTTTTAATAATTGTTTTAATAATACTCTAAGTTCATCCCAATTTTTCGGGTGATATTTATATCCACCAACTTTAGTTTTACTACCAATTTTAAGACCTTCTTTTATATAATTACTTAAAAACTTCATTGTATTCTTCTTTTAAATATTGTTTTATTTGATTAAATCTTTTTAATAAATATTTATCACTTACTGATAATCGAGATGTTGGTAATTTAGATATTTTTTTTGTTTTTTCTTCATAATATTTATAATAAAAAATTAAAAACTCTTTTGTTTCTTTATCAAAATATTCTTTAAGTTTATCATATTTTTCTGGAAGATTTAATCTAATAAAATCTATAACATCTTTATTATCAAATTCCTTTTTATTTTTTCTATTTTCTCTTAATAATTCAGAAATTTGAAGTTCTATTTCATGTATTTTATTAGATTCTATTCCATATTTTCTTGCATAGTGTTGTTTTTCCTTTTTTTCTATTGCATAAGAAACATTATTATAATCATCCCTCATTTCTTCTTCAGAATAATTAAAATTATTTACCTTTGTATTACTTCCTATTTTAATACCTTCCTTTATATAATTAACTATGTATTTCATAAAAATAAATTAAAAATTTTTATACCAATTTAGTTCATTACCTTCTAGTGGTGAATCCATAAACATATGATTTATATTACATAATTTACTAACTTTCCATTTTGATAAATCATTATTAAATATAATACTTCCTCTAAACATATACTCCATATTTTTAACATTAGATACATCCCAATTAGACAAATCTGAATTAAATTTCTCACACCCGTAAAACATACAATACATATCTGTAACGTTAGATACATCCCAATTAGACAAATCAGAATTAAAATTATAACAACATTTAAATATACTTTTCATATCTGTAACTTTAGATACATTCCATTTACTTAAATCTGAATTAAAATCAAAACAATTATAAAACATATATTTCATATTTTTTACATTAGATACATTCCATTTAGATATATCTATATTATGAGGATTCAAATTATTAAATAGAAGATCCATATCAGTTATTTTAGATGTATCAATATCGTTTAAATCTGCATCTTTACCACGTTCCTTTAATAATTGTTTTAATATTTTTCTAAGTTCATCGTTATCTTTTGGATAATAATTATATACTCTAACTTTTGTTTTACCGCCAATTTGAAGTTTTTCTTGTATTATATCTTGTAAATTTTTCATATTTAATTTCCCTTATACCATTTTGGTGGATTTTTTTCTAATGGAGTATCATAAAACATATAGTCCATATCTCTAACTTTAGAAACGTTCCATTTATTAAGATCAGAATTAAAAATATGACAATATTCAAATACACCTTTCATATTTGTTACGTTAGATACATTCCATTTACTTAAATCTGAATTAAAGTTTTCACAATCTCTAAACATCCATGACATATCTGTAACTTTAGAAACGTTCCATTCATTAAGATCTGAATTAAAATTATGACAACTTTCAAATGTGCCTTTCATATTTGTTACGTTAGATACATCCCATGCACTTAAATCTGAATTAAATTGTTTACATTGAAAAAACGTACCAAACATATTTTTAGTATTAGACACATCCCATTTTGATAAATCACAATTAAAATGTATACAATTAAAAAACATACCTTCCATTGTATTAACGTTAGACACATCCCATTGTGATATATCAATATTATGAGGATCTAAATATGCAAATAATCTTGACATATCAGTTATTTCAGACGTATCAATATCATTTAGATCTGCATCTTTACCACGTTCATTTAATAATTGTTTTAATAATTTTTTAAGTTTATCTTTATCTTTTGGATGATATTTATATGAACTAACTTTTGTTTTACCACCAATTTGAAGTTTCTCCAGTATTATGTCTTGTAAGTTTTTCATATTTTACCAACCACATTTATCTGAATTAGCATAATCCCATTCAATTCTATAATCTTCTTCTTCCTTAGTTAAATTTAATTCACCTTCGTTTTCTACACCTTTAATTACACATGCAGTAACAAATTTAGTTAAACGTTTTCTATCTTCTCCAGTTAAATGTCCATTAACTTTACGAAGAATTATTTGACATAATTTTGATATTACTGATGAATTTTCTAATTTTTCAATTTCAAATTCACCTTTTTTATATTTTTTAACTAAATTATCTATTAATGGTTTAAAATAATGTTTATATATATCTGAATTATTATCCAATTCCATACAAGCATCAAATATTATTTTATTTGCATTAGATTCCGTAATATATTCTTTAATGTTCTTCATATTTTTATTAAATTTATTTTTTTATTCTAACATATAAATTAATACCACCATCGGCATCATATATTTCTCCAATTTTTAATGCTTTAACAGCCTTTTCTCCAGTATCATCACCTTCAAAATCTTTAGTCCATTGTTTTAAATCATCTTCAGTATAAGGTGTAATTATTTGACTATCAGTATTAATATATAACCATTTTACATCTTTATTTTCAAGGCCAGATAATTTAATACCGGAATGACTTGGATCACTAACACTTGAAAGATATTCCCAAGCATTGGAACTTTCATTTATATAATTTTTAATGTTTTTCATAATTATTAAATATTATTATTTTTTATTTTATTTACTTTAATTTGTTCTCTTACTTTATCAATATTAAATGTAAAAGTAATTACAAATGCATAAAGGTCATCAATATTATCAATAGAAACATCTAATACTTGCGTCCATTTAACATCAGCTCTTGATTCTAATTTACCAAGTATCTTAGCTATTTCTTCCAAAGATGTTTTAATATTACCTTCTTTACCATTTGAACCTGTATGCTTAACTGCATAAACTTGTACTTCACCATTTATTTTTGTTTCAACCACAGGACATTTAAAATCAAATGTACTTACAATATCATTAACCGCTTTATAGATCTTCTTATTTTGATAAGTTGCAACATCATAAAGTTGTTCTACAGATTCAGGGTCTGCTTCTTTTGTTGGCATATCACCATTTTGTCGTGCTACAACAGAAAATCCATAATTTTTATTACCAAAATAAAGAGGTTCTATATTTCCTTTTTTAATATCTGGTATATGTAAAAATCTGGCAAATTGATTATGAATAGCCATAAGATCATTTACTTCTGGTGAACAATCTAATATGCTAATTATCTCTTGTTCTGAATTGAATTTACCAAATTGATTAACTGGTGTTACTGGTATACCTCCAGTTAAAGTCGCATCACAAGTTTTATCACAAACTGTATTGGCACATGGGCAACATTCATCACCACAACAACATCCACAATCACAACATTCATTTATTTCATAATTTTCAAGATTTTTAATCTTATCTTTAAGTGATTCATCTATACCTTCTAAAGAGATATAACGATTATTTACGTAAGCTTCTAACTTTTTCATAACTTAAAATATACTTGGTATTTTTGATAAATCTGCGTTTGAAAAGTCAAGATGCCATTTGTCGATTGGATCCTTTTTATGTTTTTCACAATATTCTAAAATTTTTTCAAATCCAACATTCATGATTTCCCAACCATCTTCATCAATTTCGGTTACATCAGATTGGTCTTTACCATTACCTTTCCAAATAAGAATTTCACGAACTCCATTTTCTTTATAATCCCAAAGACACCATTCACCTCCTGGTTTTGATTCTGTAATTTGTTTTAATGTTTTCATTTTATATAATATAAATATTTTTTTATTTATTAATATTCAACATGTCCACCTTCTGCATGAATAAATGCATCACCTTCTTGATTATTAAGCCAATCTTCAAATTCTTTAATATCATCTGAATTCACATAAATATCAACAGAAATCGGTAATTCGCCATTATTTTTACAATCTGCTAATGATACTCTATACTTACTTTGTTTATTTTCATTAATTATTTCACTAATTGTTTTCATATGTTTATTTATAAATATTTTTTATTTCTTTAATAATATCTTTTGTTTTTGTACTATTAACTAATGGTACTAAATATTTTTCACAAGTTAAACGAACATTATCATATCTCCAAAATTTATCTGTACAAAAAACCAATAATTTACCAGATTCGGCATATAAACCTAATTCAAGTAAACTTATTGGTGATTGTGATTTATCTGAAAATACCATAATTATTAAATCGGATTCATCTAAATGATCTTGTTCCCATTTAATTTGTTCCTCCATTAAATCTTTTGAAGGATTTTTAACCCAGTTTTTACGTCTTGGATTATATACTTCAAAATATGTATTACATTCAATTTCTATTTGTTCTAATTCATTAATTAACTCTTGTTGCCAATCTTTAGAATTACCATTATCTATTGTTCCTGCTAAAAATATTTTACTTACCTTTGGATTTCCTAAAGATATTTGTAAAGCAGTTAATTCTTCGTCTGGATATATTATCTTCATAATTATGCTTTATATAATAAATTTGATTTAAATACTTCTTTTCTATTAACATCTAATATTCTTGTAATTTGAATTGGTGCATCTAAATCTAATGTCAATTCATATTCATCTGGATCAATAATATTAGCGGCTATTGTTTCTCCCCAATTCACATCTTTAGGATCAACTAATGCACAAATAGTTATATTGTTTCTCGAACTAGTTACGGCACCATGAGAATCCCCCATACCTTCCATAAATGTCCAATAAGTACCAATATTACCTTTATAATCAGAAAATCCTGAGTTTAAAGAAATAACCCTTTCAATTTTTATTAAACCTCTTTCTAATTCTAATGTTAATTGATCGTCAACTATATCTTTAATATAATCTATAAAATTATCTTTATCATCTTCAACACAATCTAATTCATGTTCTTCACAATAATCTTCACCATATACAGTATTATTGATATTTAAAGAAAATTTAGAATTATCAAAAGGATCACATTCATTAAAATAATCATAGTAAGATTTATGATTAGTTTTTAATTCACCTTCTTTAGAATTATCTTTAATAAATTCAATAAACTTTTCTAAATGTTCATTTGATGACTCTAAAATATAATCAGTAATTGATTTCATATATTATTTAAAATTTTTTATTTAATCCAGTATATAAATTAATCATATATACAAAACTATCTACTTGTTCTTTTGTACATAAACTTAATTCATAATGACCTGTTTCTCCTATTGTTTTATATTTTCCATGCCATAATAATTCACCAAATTTATAAATATCAAAATTGGATTTTTCACAACAATCAATAAAAAAACTAGTTTTTACTACAAATATATTAGTATCAATAGTTTTACAAATATTATCATTATATTCTTTATAATATGTTAATCTATTATCATTTTCATCTAATATATATTTTGATATGTCTTTTTTATATGTAATAAAACACATAAAATCATAATTATCATTTATATTAGATATACATCTATAAAAAGTGTCTTTAGAAAATTGAGATAGTTCTAAATTAATAAACCAATCATATTGTTCTTTACAATTATTTAAATATTCATATATTGCACAAAATTCATTTTCTTTAGATATAACATCTAAAGTTTTGCATTTATATGAATTTTCAATATTTGATGAAAGTATTATTTGTTCATTTTCATCTCCTGTATATATATAAGTACAATTTCTATAAATACTATATACTTTTAAATATTCATCAAATACATTAATAAATAATTTGTTTTTATATATATTTAATTCTGTATTATTTGTTAATACTATAAAAATAGGTATTGTGACATTCATATTATATTATTTAAAAAATTTTTCAGTAACTATTATAAATTTTGCGTTATGTTCATGTGCAAATTTCTCAGCATATTTCCATTTATCGGTATTTCTAACCCATTGTTCTTTTAACCAAGCAGAATCTTGCATTGCAGGTTTGACTGTTTGATTTTCTGGTTTTACTTCAACAATAATATGAGTACCTTGTTCAGTTTCTAATACATAATCTGGATAATAATTACATTCTTTATTATCTAATCTACTAAAATATTTTATTGCAATAGGTTCACTTGCCCATTTTTTTATTTTTGGATTATTTTCACAAAATTGTATAAATTGATATTCTAAACCTGAACGATAAATAACTGGTTCATTTTTACATGAAGTAAAATATTTAGTTAAAAATCTTTGAGGAACTGTACCTTGATGATACTTAGAATCTCTTTTAGGTTTTAAATTTTTTATATTATTTGAAAATTTCTTTACCATAGTTGAAATATATGCCTCTTTTTTCTATATTTAAAAATAAAATTATTTTTAATTATATTATAGGAAGCGTCCTATAATTTAGCAACTAGATTTTCAAGAGTCAAATGAGTGACATTTGCATACAGAAGTTATGTAAAGTTTTGGCTAAGTCGAGTTTAAATATGTGACAGATATTTATAACAAGGCGATAAACTAAAAAATAAGTAATAATATGGAACAAACTAAATTCAAAAGATTCAAGAGAATCATTAAAAACCAATTGACAATAACTGTTATAATACTAATATTATGTTTATGCAGTTTAATGTTTGTAAATTGTAATAATGCAACAGCAAAACAATTACCAAAAACAACAAAAATAGAAACTGTACAACAACAAAGGATTGATACTGCATCTATTAAAGATAGTTTACAAAATCAATTAATTAGTGAAGTATCAAAGTATGTAATGAGTCAAGCACCTAAGTCTCATAAATTCATACCTAAATATTTAGTAAAAGCAGGTTTGTCAAATAATATTGATATATGTTTTATGATGGCTCAAACACAAATTGAAACTTGTTATGGAACCACTGGTGCAGGTCGTGAATCATCAAGACGTTCAATGTTTGGAATTATAAAGAGACATTATCCAACATATGAGGAAGCAATTAATCATTATTGCTCAGTATTAAAAAAATATTATTTAGTTAAAGGACGTACAGAACAACATTTATTGACTAAATATGTAACTGGTAGTGGTGGTAGATATGCAGGAAATCCTCATTATGAAATGGAATTAAAATTAGCATATAACAATATTAAAAAGAGAACTAATATTCATTCATTACAAGAAGAATATAAGAAACTCTAATAAATATATTTAATAAGAACATTGAAACAACTTAAACAATTTTGGAAAAATTTTAAGACACATATTATTTATATATTAGTATTATGTTTATTAGTGTGTGCTTTTAGTATTTCTGTTAATAAATGTTCAAATGTAAGCAGAGAATATAGAAATAACATTGAAGCCTTGAATGATACTATTAAGTATTATCAAGACAAACATGGAAATTTGGTTGCTACGAAACTTGCATTTGAATCAGATGTTAACACACTTAAATTATTAAATAGACATCTATATGATCAAATAGATAGTCTAAAATTAAATAAGAATAATATTGCGCAAATTGTTTATGTTGATGGACAAATAGAAAATCCTCAGAAAGACACTGCTTATAAAGTTTCTCATGATACAATAAGTAGAGGTTTTTCTAAGGATTTTAATTTTAATGACAAATATCGTATTTTAGAAGGAAATGTTGCATATAAAAATGATTCGCTTAATTTAAATATTAATAAAGATATAGTTAATTTTGATTATACAGTAGCTATGGATAAAGATAATAGAATTTATATTAAGTCAACAAATCCTTATGTAAAATATAAAGAAATAACTGGTTTTACTATATCTAAAGAAAAAGAAAAACATTGGGGATTAAATGCATTTACAAAGTTTGCATATGAACCAAAACATAATGATAGATTTTTAGATTTAGGTCTTTCAGTAGATTATACAATTAAAAGATTTTCTATAGGACCAACGATATATTATAATTATGATTTTTTGAATAAAGATAAAACAGTTTATTTTGGAGCATCTGCTAAAATAAATATATTAAAGTGGTGAACAACATGGATAGATTTTTAAAATCTATCCATTTTTCATAATTATTTTTTGTGAATAGATTTATTTTTAATAAATATTATAAATAAATTTAAATATAAAACAATGGATATATTTTTTGGTCAATTCGCTGTGGTGTTAGAATATTTAACTTCACAAGAAAAACAATTAAATAAAGAAATAAAATTGTTAAATCGTCAAAAAAATAATTGTGAAATTTTACTTAATACATTAGATACAACCGATCCACAATATAATGATATTAGTAAAAATTACACTAAATTAGAAACTGAATTACATACAAAAGAAAACGAATTAGAGGCTATTAATAATGAAATTAGTAGTTTTAAAGATAATGCATCTTATGGTGGAGCAGCTAAGATTATTACTTCCCCAAAATTTAATCGTAATTTAGTATATAATGGAACTCCACAACAATTAGTATCAAATATTGGATATGCTATTGGAGGAACAATACAATTTAGATTATCAACACAACAAGAATATAGTTCAGATATACCTACAGTAACAAATGCTGGATCATATTATGTATATTATAAAGCAATAGGTATTGATGGCAGAGAAGATTCAGAAGAAGTTGAAATAAATGTAAATATTTCAAAAGCAAATTTAACTATTATTCCACCTACAGGTATTGAAAATTTAGCTTATAATGGACAAGATCAAAAATTAATTAATCCAAATACTGGTCTTGTTAATGGTGAGCAATTAATAGAATATTCTATCGATAATAGTAGTACTTATAGTAGAAATATTCCAACCGGACAAAATGTAGGAAGTTATACTATATACTGGAGAATATATACAGCTGGAATAGATACCAATAATTATAATTATAGTGAAAATGATGATAATAGTGGTCAAATAAACGTTAATATTAACAAAGGTAATTATAATATTACTGTAACTGTTGATGATTGTATCGTCGGTAGTACTCCTAATGTAATTATAGATGGATTAGAAAGATATGGTATAGAATCTTATACTGAGGAATATAAAAAAGTAACAGATCCAGATACTGAATATTCAACAGATGTACCTACTGAAATAGGTAGTTATATTGTTAAAGTACAGATTGCTGGTAATAATAATTATAATGATTTTGTAAAAACTGTACAATTTAGAATTATGTCAGAAAATACTGATGTTCGAGTTGATGAATATTATTGGTATATAGGTATTGATAACCCTATGGATAGTGATTCCATTTCATCTGTAGTTAATTATGATTCAACATTACCTGGTTGGAGATATATTGGAAATACTTTAGGTACTTATGATAAAAATACTAATAAATTATGGGATGGTGATAAAAACTCTATTATATTCCCTAAAAGGTCTAACTATTATATTGCATTACCATCAAATAAATTAAATTTATATAATACTTTTGGTGCTAATGAAATGGAAAATTGCAACTTTATAGGAACTAAGAAAATAAACGGCAACATAGATTATTATATTTATCAACGTGCTGTATCTGTAAAACAATTTAACTTTAATATATATTAGTTCAAATACGTAAGAATAAATAAGAAAACCAATATAAAATAAAATTATAATAATATGGCTTATATAGATAAAAAAAATAATATTGAATTTAATTCATTTGATGGTAATTTATTTCCATTTGGTAAAAAACTTGGTAATGAAATATATAACGGTGTAAATGTTGATGATTTAATAGATATTTATGCAGATTATGGAAAATTACCTACAACATTTAATGGACTTGAAATTGATTGGAATGGTGCAACATTAAAAAATTTTCCACAACCAAATGTAGACACCGAAATTAATACTACACCAGATTTAGTTAATGCAATTAAATCAACCAATAATTCAACATATAATTTTATTGGTGGATATGAGGGATATTATACTAATAGTCAAGATTTTTCTTATATATCTGGAGAATTTTCAATATTTGGAGAAAAAGTAAATAATAATGATCATTATTATATTGGGTGTATTTTATATTATGATACTCGAAGTAATAATGAATCCCACATAGTTAGATGTGTACAATATGATAAAATAATTGAAAATACCAAATATTATGCATGGTCTAATGTAAATACTTATCAAGGAAATTTTTATATTGTTTATACTAAAAATGTTTGGAATTTAAAAGACAATATACAAAATCCTAATAATCCTGATAAAGTATATTATTGTTCAAAAAATAATGATATGTTTGAAACAGGATATATTGTTAACAGTTATGGTTTTAGCGATAATCGAATAAGATATACCCCTGAAGAAAATGCGTTACCACTGTTTTCAATATTCACAGATAAATCTGGAAAAGAATATGTTTATGATAATAAATTTGATGAAAATACAGGGTTCATACATTCTTTAAATAATGATAATGAAAATCCTAGTGAAGTTGGTCCACAAGGTCCAAGAGGTTATCAAGGTTATCAAGGTAATAAAGGTGATACAGGTATTGGACAACAGGGTCCACAAGGTAACCAAGGTGTTAAAGGAGATACTGTAACTGGTCCACAAGGTAACCAAGGTGTTAAAGGAGATACTGTAACTGGTCCACAAGGTAACCAAGGTGTTAAAGGAGATACTATAACTGGTCCACAAGGTAACCAAGGTGTTAAAGGTGATACAGGTATTGGACAACAGGGTCCACAAGGTAACCAAGGTGTTAAAGGAGATACTGTAACTGGTCCACAAGGTAACCAAGGTGTTAAAGGGGATGCAGGAAATGATGCAGTTACTTATGAAATACAATCATCCATTGAAAGTGTTAAGATTTTAAGCGATCAAACATCTGTATCTAAATCTATAACTTTTAAATTTTACTCTAAGACAGGAAGTGCAGAAAAACAAAAATTTAATACCTATTTTACAATCTATACAAGAAATAGTGTTGGATTTTATTCCCTTGTTTATCCTCCTATATCTTCTGTGTATAATACTACTTCAGTATCACATACATTTGATAATATCACACAAAGTGTTAATGCTATTGTTATTTATATTTGGGGTAATGACTCTTCTAATGTTCCAACTGAAAACCCTCAAAATTATCCTCCTGAAAATTATTCTTACCTTGCAAAAAAGGAAATTCCTATCTTAAAGGATGGCAATACTGGAGAGAAAGGAGATGCTGGTCCACAAGGTACCCAAGGTCAAAGAGGTCCTCAAGGTCCTAAAGGTGAATCAGGTTTATCATTGGCATATCAACCATATAATTTCTTTGGTGTTGCATTACAAATCGGTATTCAAAATAAGGCGGCATATTTTAGAACAATGTATGATGTAGATACACCAGTTAAATATTATTTTGCCGAAATATCGATTCAGAACATTGGAATGGCAGTTAGATATGTACAATTTGATAAAACAATAGGAAACACTAAATATTATGCATGGTGTTTACGTAATGATTCATTTAATGATATAAATGATAATTATCAAGATGCTAGTGAATATGTATATTATACCACAGAGGTTAAAAATCTTACTGGTGCTTATGGTGATGTTGATGATCCAGTTGCATCACCAGTATATAGATATTCTGATATACTTGAAGATGAACCACAACCAGCATCTGTTGTTGACGATAGTTATTTTAGTATAGAAGAATTGGATGGTTGTGCAGATGAAGATGCAGTACCATTATTTTCTATAATTTCGGATAAAAAAGGAACACGTTATATTTATGATAATAATATTCGTGGAGATTTAGGTGTTGTACGTTCATTAAAAGATGATATAAACTATATTCTTAGTAATTAAATCATTTTATAAAATAAATAATAAATTGAATTATGGGATATACATATGATAATGTAGAATTTAAATCATTTGATGGTAATATATTTCCATTTGGTAAAAAACTTGGTAATGAAACATATAATGGTGCAAATGCCAATGATTTATCAGATATTGTTACAGAAAATAATGGAAAATTGCCTACAACATTTAATGCCATTGAAATAGATTGGAATACTGCAACACTTGATAAATCAGGAAAAAATATTAGTATTAAAACAACTCCAGAATTAATGGCATTATTAGAAAAAATGTTACAAAGTTACAAAAAAAAGAATGAATCTGATAATAAATGGAGTTTATATTTAGGATATTTTCAACCTGATGAAAATAATCCAAATGAAGGAACATTGATATTGTAAATAAAATAAAAAGTGGAAGTTTCGAAACTTCCACTTTTATTTTTATGCCAATTCAAATACTGGACGAGTATTACACTTAACAATATTTCCTCGTTTATTGATAACAAAAGGTTCTTTACCTTCCTGTACTTCAAATTCTTTAATCTTAACTTTTATCTTATTACCTGCTTTATAATCAAGTAAATCACTTGCATCTATAGGCATAAGACCAGTTATATATTTTCCATCCAATTCAATAAATACGCCTGTTTTCTTTTGTGAATTTATTATACCTGTAATTGTACCATCATATACTTCTGGAACATATGTAACATTTTCATTTTGACCAAGAAGATATTTATTATACATTTCAGAAAGATTATTCATACCCATAATTTGAAGTACTCTCTTTCTAGAACCAACCAATGAATTTTCAACTTCACCAGTTTTGAAATCTTTTCTAAACTCTACAAACTTTTGAGGAACAATAATAACATCCTTATCAATCCATTGTTCAAAATTATGCTCAATATTTAATACAATATGAGAACCTGGAATAAATACTGAATGTGTATAATTCTTTCCAGTAAGATTATTAAGGGTTACAATAGGTGTATGACAAACAAATCCTCCTTCAACATTCTTATCAATATGAACTTCAATTCCTTCTTCCTTTTGAATTGCTTTATTAATATTAGCAACCCATGCTTTATAATATGCAGTTATTATAGAAACATAATATTTATTATTTTTCTTTTCACGTACTTCAAAAATCAATTTGTTTCCATGATCCAAAAGATAGTTTTGAATATTATCAATACATGTTGTAAAGTTTTCCTTACATATAATTTCTTCTTTAACACCAGGTACATCAAATGTAATATAGTTCTTAGTAAGTTCTTTAACTGTACCTGAAATAATTTGACCAAGAGAAATTTGTGTTACATTATTAATTGATTTATTGGTCTTTACATCTTGAGATATATCAATACCATAATATATCGCAAATGCTTTTGACAAAGGAATATTTTTATATGCTTCCTTTACATATTTAAGACGTTCTTTATCGTTCTTAAAAATTGGAAAGTCTTCATCCTTCATTATATCTGCATAGGTAAGAAGACGTTGTTTATTTGTATTATTTGCCATTTATTTTTAGATTTTGTGGACTGCAAACTAGTCCGGGTTAAACATAAGTTAATTGTTAAAATTTGTTTTATAATTATAATATAGACTTTATATATTTTAAAATTTAATAAAAATGTTAAAATTAATCAGCTTTTACTAAATTATCTGAATCATCTGGTTTTTTAGGATTACCGCGTTGATCTAAAGCTTTTTGACATGTACCGTCATCTAACCATTCATATTCAAAAAGATCATCTTTAATTTTTACTTGACCATGAATAATATTTGGTACCTCTTTATAATCAACTTTGGTAACTATAACTTGACGACCATCTTTAGTCATTACTGGTTTTTCATCTTGAATCCATTGATCATCTATAGGATCGCCTTTTTGTTCAAAAGCTTTTTTTAGATTTACTTTAAATAGTTCTTCTTTAAGTAATGTTACTATATCTTTCATAATGATGATGAAATATTTATTTAAAAATAATTTACTTATATTTTTATTGAGGTCTTATAATCATCATTTTCCTCTTTTATCCAAACTTTACCAATAATTCCACCACGATTAATGGTATTCAAAAGATGATTTTTAAATTTTTCTTCATCATCAAATTCTTCAATAAAATCCCAACATCCTATTTTCCATGGTTCTTCAATACAATTCCAGAATTCACAATTATTATTAAATTTATTATGAATATCTCGATCTTCTAACCACCATTCTTCAATACAATAAATCTTCTTCATATTATTCTACTTCATCTATTGTAATTATTAATTATTTAATGTATATTTCAAATATTCTCCTTTATTTAACCCATGTAAAAACCACCTAAAATCTTCTAAATCAGACCATTGTCCAGATGCCGAATAAAATCTACCATTTTTTTCTAAATGTGGTTCATCAAAATGTAAACAATATTTACCATCTAAATTTCTTACAATATAAACAGTTTGTGGTCTATCTAAATCTACGTCCATGATTATTTATTATTATATTACCATTTATGTATTAATTCGATATGTAAAGAAGGACATGTATTGCCATTTTCGTCTTTAAAACACCCACATAATTCTTTGTTAATTTCATATAATCCTTCATATGCATCAACATAAACAACATCATTATCAGAATATTTACTTAAGAATTTTTTTATTTCTTTTATTGTCATATTAATTAATTTTTATAAGTTTATGTGGTTGTCTTAATATGTATGGTCTTTCAACATAACTATATTTACCATTTTTATATATAAAACTTTTAGCCCAAAATTCATCTTGGTCCTTTTCATTAATTTGTATCTTAACAAAACATTCAGTAAATCCAATCACAGTACCTTTATGAAAACTTTCCCATCTACCATCATACCATTGGTGCATATAAACAACATTATCACCAATATTCAATTCATTATTAAATGTATCTACCATAATTACCAATTATTTTTCTTTTTTATTTTTTCCCAAACTTTATCATACTTTTCTTTTTCCGTCATTTTCCTTAAGAGTTCGGTAAAATCAATTTGCCAATGTTGACCTCCTTGTCTTAAAAATTCAATCTTCTTAACTTCATTCCATCTTTCAATATCAAAGGATGGATAATTTTTTGTTGTATATGGCATATTTATAAAACTTTATTTTTGTAAAGACCTTCTTGTACAAACCATTCATCAATATATTTCCAATCACAAACTTTGCATTTTTCACCAAATTTGTTTTCAATTATAATATATTTCATTCCAACACTATGATCATCTATAAAATAATCAGCATATACTTTTCTGGAATTATCATTAGTACATTCTTCCCATAACCCATTACAATTTATCCAATCTAACTTTATTCCATTATCTGTAAAAACTTTAATTGCAGGAGTTAATATATCTACAAATCCCATATTCATTCCATATTTATCTATAGAATATTTATAAAGATCTTTACAACATATTGGGTACATATAGCTACGTTGGGTGTACAAACTCAATTTATGCCCTTCATATTGTAATTTTTTAACGACTTCTATTGCGCCAGGAATTATTGGTCCAATGTAAGGCCATTCATCTAAACAAATAGTATTATCAAAATCAAGACATATATTTTTTGATTTTCCTAAAATTTTATAATATTTATCTGTACCGTATTCTGTATCAATCGTCTCCATTTACTTTATCAAATGTTTTTGCAAATAATTTAATACGTTCCTCTTCATCTAAAGATTTAAATTCAGGATATTTTTCATTAATTATCTCTGCAGCTTTAACCATGTTTTTCATTGACTCATTTTGTTTTCTGCAAGATTCATCCCATCTTTTTCTATCTTCTTCTTGTTTTTGTCGAACAATTTTGCGTCGTTTATTAAATACTGACATATCATTAATCGTTATTTTCTTTAAGCCATTTTTGAAAATACCATAACTGTCCACATCCACCACCTATATCATCTTGACCAGCAGGATTAAATACTCTAATAGAAGCATTATGTGAAATCATATGTGATTTAAATTCATTAATAATATCAAGTTGTCGTTGAATAGAATTAGCAACTGATTCATCCTTTTCACATATAACTGATAATGTAGTTTCCCATATATCAGGGTTAAATAGTTTGGTTAATCTAACGGCATCTTCTTCTGTATTATTACCTTCATGAACACAATAATTATAAAAAGGTTTTCTACCAACAAATGCCGCCCACATATTACCTAATGAAGATATTTGTCTAAGTGTACAGGTATTGGTAGGAATAAGTTTCTTTCTATTTTCATCTAAAGATTCATGTACAGAAAATTGTAATCCAACTTTATCTATCTCTTTTGAAAGTATAATGAATTTTGAAAATATATTATCCATACCCTTAGGTGCAGATGTACTTACTAATAATTGTGCATTAGGATATTTTTCATGTAATAATCTAATTGCAATTTCCAAATTATCATAATTAAGCATTGGTTCACCCATGCTCATAAACATAATTTGAAATTTTTCTATATCTTTAGTATCACAATCGATAGTATTAATACATGAATCCACCTGACTTACAATTTCTCCTCCTGTAAGATTTCTAATAAAAAATTTTCCGGTCCCGCAAAATGTACAACCAACAGGACAACCACTCATTACAGAACAACAAATTACTGTTCTTTTTTGGTAAGAACCATATCTATAAAGAACAGCTTCAGCTATTCCTTTAGGTGAATCCCATTCAAAAACAAATTTCTTAACATTTGTATCAGTACTTTCAAATATTTTTTCCTTAATCATAATAAATTATTTTATCTCTATTATTTCTTATTATCTTCATTCTAATTTAAATTTACTTCCAAATATTTCCATTAATGTATTAAATTCCCAAACATTATCAATATCTGCTGTACCTATAGTATCGCATGCATCATTATCTATATGTAAATGCCATCTGGTTCCTCTATTAGTCCATCCATTATCAATAGTTAATTGTATTTGACTTGATTTTTTTATAGGAATCCATTTGCGAAATATTTTAAAATCAGTTATTCCATAATTATTTTTTTGAACTTCACCAAGTAATTTTGTTTGATCATTTAATAATTCAAACCCATTTTCAACTAACATTTCTGATGTAATATTTGTAAATCTGTCACATTCTGATTTTTCAGATTGTATATACTCCACAAATTTACACATATTGTCATAATCTTCATGTTGTTCTCTATATGTGGTTGAAGATATCAAACGTATTTCATAATCATCTTGCAATAAATCAGAACAAGTTATATTTGTATCTTTCAATAAATCAGAAATTATATATTTATCTACATATCTTTTAAAATCTGTATAGTATATAAATTCATAGTTTTTTCCAAATTCATATATACCATTATCGTCTTGATATCTTGCAAACATATCATTTACATCAAAGTCTGTAACTCTAATTGATGATATTATGTTATTCTTATTTACAAGTCCAAAAAATGTGCTCATTCTTTTAATAAAATTTATTTATTGATTTTGAATATTCTTTAATCTTTCCTCCGTTTTAACTTCTTCATCTTTCCACTTTTTATCCCATATTTCTTTCCAATCTTCCCCATATTCTTCTTCCATTATTTCTTCAAATTCGTCTCCATAATAATCCTTTTCCCAAAACAATAATGGGTTCCTTTCTTCTATTTCTATATCAACATCATAATGATCTTTCCACCATTTCTTTACCGTTTCTGCATTTCCTGTAGGAGAACATTTCAAACAAACCGTATTTCTAAACTTTTGCTCATCAACATTAAACATATAAAAATTCTTACATGTATCTATGTCATCCATCACAATTTTTGTAATAGCATTAGCAGCACCATTACATTGATCTTCATTATCAACCCATTTATATATTTCTTTAAGAATTAATTCTTTTAATGGTGGTACATCTTCATAACTGCGATATCCTGGATGATGATCACCATTCTCATCTGTATAAGCATCAATATATTTATCTTTTGTTCCTCCTTCAGATAAATATTTTTCAACAACTTCTACATCTTCATTCCATTCAGAATTAATTCTATATGCTTTCATATACTTATTAAGTATATATGTAAATTCTGCATGTGACAAATAATGGCGGTCATAAATTGGACCATCCTTTTCCTCATCAATTTTACCTGCTTTAACTTCTTCAATTATATTATCAAAATCTGCCGCTGGTTGTGCTTTTGCAAACATTTCACGAATACAATCGTCATAAGCTTTACATAATACGTCTTCTCGTTCTAAATATTCTTTACTCATAATTATTTAATTAATTTATTTATAACAAAATAGAAATCTATTTTATTACAAATTTATGATTTAAATTTTTTTAACATTATCTAAAATTATTGGTTTTTAATTTGATATTATTACTTTTTGAATTTATAGAATAATCCTTATCACCAAAACATTCTCCCTTTAATTTATCTTCAAATTCTGGGAATGCACATTCTTCCAACCAACCCTGAACATATTTTGAATATTCACTCATGACCCATTCTTTAAGAGCCGGTGTACCAACATCTTTCATGTAATTATGTATAAGACTGTATGCATTTTGCTTATCACAATCTAATTTATTATAAAATTCTTCTAAAATTGTATTCATTTATTACCAAATAAAATTAACTAAAATAAAATACATTAAACCAAGTATAGCCCAGATACCTAATACCTGAGCTATTGCCATTATATGAGTTTTATAGTTTTTATTCATAAAAAACTTTCTTCATTAAATGTTCAAACTTATTCTTTGTCTTAGACTTGTAAGGATAAATTGAATGTCCATATGTACCTTCAAAAACATATCCTATTTTTGTTGCATAATTATAGTCAATATATGTATACTTTTCACCATCGATACAAAAATACTCAGGAGTTGCATCATCAACTATAGGCTTATAATTTCCTTTTAAAATATCTGACCATTTTGTATTTTTATTTACTTTTGTTGTCAATACTACAGGATACCCATTAGAATAGTCAATAATAAAATTATTCTTTGGGTGCTTACAAGTAAATACTTTATATTCTTTACAAATTAAAATATCTTCCATATTAACAAATTTTAGATTTTACACATTCAGCAATAAGCTTTCCATCAGCTCTCTCAAATGCCTTCTTAACTTCACCAATAACTTTACCCATTGACCTTTGTTCTACACCATTAGGATAGTACTCATTAAGATATTCTATAATGTCTTCTTTAGTGGCCTCCTTAGGTAAGAACTGTTCAATTATTTGTAATTCAAATGCTTCTTTACGAAGTATATCCTCATATCCAGGTTTGTTATAGTTGACAAGATTCTCTTTATGAGATTTTACCATCTTCTCAAGCACAGTTCTCTGAAACTGCTCAGGAAGATTATCAATTTGATAATCCATAGATTCATTGACTACAGTAACCTTAATAATCTTACCATCTTTCTCTGCATCTTCTTGACGAGTGGTAATAAGTTTTTCTGCCAACATTACGGGGAAAACTTCCTTATTCTTTGTAATTTCCTCCATAAAAGCACCTTTAAGAATCTTATAAAGTTCAAGAGTAGTATTTAACTCAAAATACTTTTGAGTATCTTCTTTGGTTACTTCACTATTTAACATAATTTTTTTCTTAATAGGCATGTACTCCTTAGTTACTGCCTGAATCAATTCATTTATTTTCATATTTAATATTTATAATTGGTTATTAATCTTCTATCACAATAATTCTATATGGTTTTCTTAAAAATTCTAATTTAGTATGATCAAACCATAAATTCAATCTATCATGCTTAATTGGTTTAATTTTTACAAATTCCTTTGTAAATCCGGTAACTTCTCCTTTAACATATCCTCTAAATGAACCATCATAATAACAATCCATTATAAGTACATTATCACCTACAAATATTTCATTATCAAAAGCATCTTTAAAATTACTAACATAAATAGTTAACCACTTATTTTCGTCATAACTATATACTTCATTTGTTTTAATATACTTATTAAGCAAATGTGGTGTAGCTTTACCTATTTTATGATCATACACAGATTTTCCAGATTCATCTGATCTGTAATTTGTTCCATGAACATGACCATACAAATAACCTTCTTTAACAAAATACAAAGGTGTTTCATCTATCATTGACATAATTACTTAATATAATTTTTTATAAATTCTTTTGATTCTTTAGAAAAATTACATTTATCACTTATAGCCCATTTTAAATATTGTTGATCAACTTGTGATATAAATTCTAATGATAAGCTTTTATACTTACCTAACGTCATACAAGGTTTTACTTCTCCTCTAAATTCTTGATCTGTTATAACATTATCCGGTCCATACATTTTTTCTGGTCCGTAAGGAGATATTTTTTGTTGGGCTACAAATATTGAATATGTAGCTTTAACATCTGATAATGCGTCATGGGCAGTTAAACCAGATTCTATCATAGTTTTTCCTTTATAACGTTTATAAGTATTTTCCAAACTAATGCCATTTCTACGTTTTTCTTCCAAGAATGCATCATAAACTGGACGATCCATTATGTTTAAATCAAATCCATATCTGTGTAATTCTTCTAATAGAAATGCAATATCGAAAGAATTTCCATTATAAGTTAATATTGCACAATCATCTATAAAATCTATTAATTCTTGTGCAATATCTTTAAAATGAGGTTTATCTTTTAAAAAATCTGGAGTAAGTCCGTGTTTAAAATAAGCACCATAACCAATAGTATAATTACCAATTGGTTGTACATATTTATTAAATTCTCCAAGTATTTCGTTTGTATCGGTATTTACCTTTAATGCACTAATTTGTATAATTTGATCTTTTGTGCGATCTAACCCTGTAGTTTCTAAATCAAATATTACTAATTTCATTCGTTAATTTATTTAAGTTTAATTATAGATTTAATATAGAATGTAAATGTTTAATGTTCAAATACAGTTTATTTTTACAATTTTTGTTATTTTTAAATAAATGAATGTAAATTGATATTTATAGATGAAACGCAAAACTAATCTTTTTTATACAGAAGGTCCTGATAGTAAATTTTTAACATTTAGTAACTATACAGAATCATTAACAGGTAATTTTTTAAGTACAGATACAAAATTATATCCTTCAGTGTTTTTATGTTTAAATGTTAATATTAATAAAGATAATAAAAAGAATTTTATAAATAATTATCTTACAGGATATTATGAAAATAAGTTAGCTGCATTAAGAGATTATTTTATCGAAAATAATAAAAAACCTGAGGATTATATGTCACCATTAGGTTATTTATTAGATACTATTAAAAAATTCGATTCAAATTTTACAATTACATATGTAGGAGATATTACAGAACAGGATTATAATGGAACATATACTGATACTATATGTACAATAAGTTTTGCTAATTATTATAAAGGTACATATTCGGCAGAAACACAAAGTGAATTAGATGATAATTATATTGATTATTCAGAAAATTCATTATATGGTTGGAAAGAAAATGAATTAGTAATGATACAAATAAATGACAATGAAATTATATGCAAATATCAAGGTAATGGTAATATACCTGTTAATTTATATCAAGATCTTCCTAATTTGGAATATATAAAAATAGATAATAATTTATATAATATTAATAGTTCTAATAATCCATTTTATAAAGATAATGATGATAATGATAGATGTTATTGTATATTTAATGATTATAATAATCATATAGTAAGATATATATTTAATAATAATGTAAATTCAATTGCCAGTGATGCATTTTATGAATCTCAACTTATTTCTATTATATTACCTACCTCAGTAACTTTAATTGGTCAAAATGCATTTAAAAATTGTATAAATCTTATTTCAATAACATGTAATACAATGACTGCACCAATTTTTGAATCTGGTCCTAATACATTTGGTAATATACAAAATAATGGTATTTTATATATACATGAAAATGCTATAGGATATAATACATGGATGGAACAATTAAGTAATGGTTGGAAAGAAAAAACTATGAAAGAAAAAATTCAACTTAATTTTGATAAAGAATATAATAAATATTGTATTAAATCAAATATTAATAAATTAAAAATAGAAAAAAATACAAATGATAATCCAATAAATTTTAATATTGTAATTCCGTTATTTGATGTTACAAATATTAATTATCATACTCAACATTATATAAATGAAAATAATGAAATTAATACATCTAATGAAACAATTGAAATTGATTTAAATAATGTTACAAGTAATGATTTATATAGAAAATATGTTCCACTTGGTATATGGTTTGCTGATGAAATAATAACACTTAAAAAAGATTCTAATAATATATTTTCACAATCATGGTCATTATTAATTAGTTCACAATTCAAACCATTCCCTTATTCAAATGCAAATGTAAATACAATTAATGAAAATTCTGTATCAAATGCATATCCAACGTTTGCAATGGTATTATCAAGACAAAACGATATATTGAATAAGTTTAATGAAATAAATAAACAATTAAAAAACCAACAAGAAATAATAAAAAACATAAAAATAGATCTAAATAATACTTCATCAGTAAGTATTGATAAATTAAATTCAAAAATTATTAATATTGAAAAAAATGTGAATGAAAGAATTGATAACTTACAAAATACAATGAAAGAATTCATGAATAATTTCATATGGAATACTTCACGATAAATAATATATAAAAAAGTTTATGAAAGAAAGTACTATAAAAGAATTATATATAAAATTACAAGAATTATATAGTAATATATTAAATGTATTAACAGCTATTAATCAAAGTTTTCAAACTACATCATCGGAAATTACTGTTAATATAATGGATAGTGATGATATACAACAAACATTACGTATTCCATCATTTTTATATTTAGAAAGTAAAATTGAACAAATTGATAGTAATTTAAATAATTTGTTTAATATGCCTAAATCTGGTGAAGCCTGGTTTAGTAAATCATCAGATATGTATAAATTAGAATTGGTTAAATCAAATAATGCGCCAGTTTCACCTAAATTATCTGATGATAAATTATATGCATATTCTAAAGATACATATATATTTAAAGATTTAGTTAATCCAAAAACTTATTTAAAATTAGGAATTGATAACTTACCTGATAACATTCAAAAAATGTTTGTTAAAAAGATGGTATTTTATAATGCAGATACATATTCTAAAATTTTAAGCAGTGGATATACTAAATATGATGAGATTAAAGCATTATTATATAATTTAAATGAAGGAATTGATTATGAAGAATATGATTCTGTAATTGATTTACCAATTAAACATGATGAATATGTTTCTGATTTTAAAATTTTAGATATACCACAAGGAGAACAAGAAAATCCATATTTTAATACAGAAAGTGAAAATAATAATAATTTAATATATAAAGTTATATTAGATACATTAATTTATTCTCCCGAAGAAGATACAGCAATAGAATATACATTACAACCTGGACAATATCTATGTTTAGATAATGAGTATGTTATTTATAAAGTACTTTCAATAAATACAATTATTAATAACAATAATGAAAATATTAAACAACATGAGGTTACATTAGAAGAAATATCTGGGCATATAGCTTTACAAAAGTATGAAGAAAATTCATCAATGATATTGCATATTTATAATAAAGATTATTCTAAATATCATTATGTTGAATTACCTCTTGAAGAAAATCCTTTTGTTGCATTCTTTGTAAGTACAATATATAATAATACTCGTAGTGTATTATCAGATGCATTATTATTGAATCTTAATAATATATTAATGGTTAATTCTGATGGTACACCAATGTTGGTAAATGGTAAGGAAATTTCATATATAGATTATTACAATCATTTTTGTTCAAATGTTGGAGATATGCTTTTAGGTATATCTAATATTGCGTATTCACAAATGAGCAATTACAGTAATGAACAAATTAATGAATTGTTAAATAGTGATGCTATACAAAGTCATGTATCGATGACTATTAATGATGAATTGTTTAAAGTTCAACGTATTAATGCTCACTTAATTAATGATGAATATTCTACAAAGATAATTAATTTACATACTAAACGTAATGAGTTAACTTCAGATATTAATTCTTTACAAGCAAATATAGATACAATATATAATCAATTGGTAACTACAGATTTCGCATCTGATGTAACGCAAACTCAATTATCATTAAAAAACCAATTAGATAATTTATATAGTCAACGTATACTTCTTCAAAAGGAATTAATTTCTATTGTTGACAATATTAATTCATTAAAAATATATGTATCAGGTTTAAGTGACTCAAAATATAGAGTTAGGGGTACAACATCAGTAAGTGAATTGGAATCATTTATTGATGAATTATATCCTAAATGTAAAATTATTAAGATGGAAGTTGAATATAAATATAAGTCAACAAATCTTGATACAACACAAGTTCAAAATATAAATTCTAATATATTTACAGATTGGAATAAACTTGATACAATAGTTCGTGAAAGAAAACCTAAATTTAATAATATAAATAATTCTTATACTATCGAATTTGAAAATTATGATAATATAGATAATATAATTAAATGGAATCAAATTGATATACCTATTACATCTGGTGAAGATGTTGTAATTCGTGTTCGTTATTTATATTCAATAGGACAACCATTTATTAACTTATATTCGCCATGGTCTAATGAAATAACTGTTGCATTTCCAGTAGAATTATCAGATAGTTCAGAAATATCTTCAATTATGGCACAAAATAAAGAAGATGAAATTGATGCACGTTTCAATAAGACTTTATTAAATGATGGTTATCAAGAACATATAGCAAATAAAATTATTGATAATTCTCAGGTATATTTCCATATGCCAGAAAACATATATTCTGGATTTAATACTCCTGAAAATAAATTCATTAACCTTAAAGATAAATTACAAGAATTAACTAATGAAATTAATAGTTATAAAGATTTAATATTAGGAGATGCTACATCATCATATTCTTTATATCTGGTATTTGATAATAAACAAATTGAATTATTTTCAGAATCAACTAATGATATTACAATTAATGAAAATGCACTTATTTCATCAGATACAATCATAACTAAAAATATGAAATTAGTGTTAAAGAATACTGGTTCAGAACCATTAAAATTATATAGTTTATTCCCAGGTAATAAAAGTAAATGTCTTATACAATTAGATGATCAATATGCTCGTACATATGAAAGTATGAATTATGAAAGAGTACCTATATTACTTGAAACTGATGGTCCTGAAAATTTACGAGTTAATGATACAGTAAGATGGCAAACATTAGGACAATGGATTTACTTTAGACAAAATTCAGTATTTAATACTACATCATACTATATAGATAATAAATATGATTATATAGATACATTAATTCAAAATGTTAATGAGGAAAAAACTTCATTTAATATAGAAAATAAATATAAATTAGAAGATTATATTAGTACTATTCAACAACCATTATTACCAAATAGATTAAGATATTGGGATATTCTTGGTGGTTATAATTTAAATGGTATCATATATAATAATTCATATATTTATAGTGGCGGAAATTATAATATTTTACCAACACAAAATTTAACAAATACAAATGAATTAAATAAATATTATTCAAAAATTGATAATGCAAATAATGATTTCAAATATATAGATAGTGAAGATAATAATTTCATATTAAGATATGAACATATTTGGGGTAAAAATACATCGAATAAAAATATACAAATACGAGATAATTATTCTATTACTGAATTATTAGAAAATAATACATTTGAAATAAAAACAAATAATGAAACTAATCGTTTAAAGTCAACAGATATTATTGGTGGATTTTTAATACCTACTTTAACATCAGAAAATCAAATAATGTGTAATGAAAATAATAATAGTTGTATTACATTAGCTGTTAGTGATTCATTAACTATTCCTATAACATTCCAATATTATTTAGGTAATGGTAATAATAATGATGATGAAAACAATAAAAATACTAAAGTTGAAAAATATTTAAGTTTCGATATTAAAAAATCATTATTGCAAAATCCGAAAAACTATGTTATTCATTTAATTGCTAACTATAATGTTAATTCTGATATTAATATTTCAACAGTTTCTTCAAATTAAAATATAAATAATTAAATATTATGGATAATAAATTATTAAAACTTAATAATGAATATGTAAAATTGTATATTACAACAAATAAAAATTTACCTGAATTATTAAAAAACTCAGGTTCATTAATAGTGTATCATGATAAAACTTCGGATATTATTGGTACTAATTATTTATATTTAGGTAATGAAGTGTTGGCTAGTGGATGGGGATTTAATACTAAACAACAAAAAAATAAGATAATTAATTATTTAGACGAATTACCAACAAAGATAACCACTATTCAAGAAGACTTAGATAATATTAAAAAAGGTATAACTAGTAATGAAAATTTATATATAACAAAAAATTCTGATTTAGGTAACTATAAAGATTTATATATATCTAAAAATTATTTTCCATCAAATATAATTAATGGAAATAATAACGATAACAATAATATTAAAATAAAGGATTTACCTCAATTATTAAATAAAGCTACATATAAAGAAGAAGAAATTACTAGTGTAGAATATTCTATAGAAAATATTAATGGTACTAAAATTAATTTTAAAAAGGATGATTTAAATAAATATTTTTATGTACCTTATAATAGTGATATAAAATTTAAAATTACAATTAACTATAAAACTAATGATACAGGTGGTGCAGTCAAAAATATTAAGTTTAATGATGAAAATTTAATATCTGAAATCCCCGATAATACTAATGGAGATGAATATACATTAATTATAACAAAAGATTTATATAATATTAATGAAATAATTGATCCAGATATTTATATTACATTTAAAGAAACACCATCAGAAAAATATAAATTTTATAATAAATTAAATAAAGAAACTGAATCTTCAATCGATAATACTTTATATTCTATTGAAAACATTATTCCAGAACATACAGTAAGAATTAATAATTTATTTGAGAGATATAAAATTATTCCTACATATGAAATTTGTTATAGTACAACATTATTAGAAAATAGTTTTGTTAATAATATACCCGATTATGATCAACAATGGACATATATAGGAAATTTACAAAATTTTAATATGCCTTCATTAAATAATTTTAAAAAAGTATTGATAATTAATGAAAATAACATAACATTTAATCTCGAAATAAAAAATGACAGATATTTATTAATATTTATGATTCCTACATTATATAATATAAATAAAATAATGTTATGTTCATCAGATAATAAAATCAAAAAAAATATATTGGGTGAATTTAAAATTTTATATAATTATAATTTTAGTAATATTATTTATACAATACTAGATTTTGATGATAATAATTATTATTTGAAATTTGAACTTTCAAAAAATAATATAAATAATGAAACTACCATTAAAGCTACTAATGCATTATCTGGAATTAATTTATTAGATACGAATATTATTAATAACACATATTATTTAACTAATGATGATTTTGATGGTTCACATTGGTATAATGGACCTGAAAATAATTATATATTAAATGAGGTTATTCCTAATATTTTATTACATATCTAAATAAAGAACAAAATAATTTAACTATGAATAATTATAAAAATAAAATCAAAAATAGATTTTATTCTATAAATAGTGAAGCATTATTACAAACATTATAATTGTAAATTATTATGACTAATAAATCAGATAGAGAAAAAATAACATTTATACAAGGATTTAACGATAGTGATTCAAAAACATTATCCGAAAATTATCCTAATATTATTGTCTTTTCAGAAGATGGAAAAAATATTTATAAAAATGGTGTTTCATATACATCAACACAAAATATAAATTCAAAAAATAATAGTTTTATATTTGACGATAATATTATATCGTTAGACTTAGATAATGATGATATTTTGTTAAGTTTACATAAAAATTCAATTGATACAAAACGATATTTTTATACTGGAATTAATGTTCCTAATTTAGAATGGAAAACTAATAAATTAAATCATTATAATATAAAAAATAAAAGTATAAAAAACTTTAAAACTATTAATGATTTTTTAGATAATTCTACTATTTATGAATCAGCTTATAATTATTGTTTATTTATAGAGTCTTTGGAAGATAATAATGAAATAATTTTTATTAAAATAAATAATGATGATGATGCAAGTATAACATATAAAAAAATTGGAGATAATGATTTTACAATATTATCATTATCAAGTAATATACAATATGATGTTACATTAGGAAAAGGTGAAAGATTATATATTAGTGAAGTTAAAAATGTTAATATTACATCAACAACTACATCAGGTACATTTAATATATCTGGTGATTTAAATTTTACAGATGAAGATAATAATAAATTTGATGGATCAAATTTATCTAGTTTATTTAAAGATTCTAAGGTTGTTGATGCATCTAAATTAATATTACATAACACATTAACTAAAGGTTGTTATAAATCAATGTTTGAAGGTTGTAAAGAATTATTATATCCACCAAAATTACCTATAACAAAATTAGAACAATCATGTTATGAATCAATGTTTAAAGGTTGTACATCATTAACGACTGCACCAGAATTACCTGCAACAACATTAAAAACTAATTGTTATGCACATATGTTTGAAGGTTGTAGTAAACTTAATTATATTAAAGCATTATTTACAACCGATATTAAAGATGAAACAAATAATTATCCTTATACAGAAAAATGGGTTGATGGTGTATATACAACAGGTACATTTATTAAAAGTAATGATTGGAATATATACGATAAAAATGATACTATTAAAGACGGTATATTAGGTATTAATGGTATTCCAGAATTATGGAACGATAAAAATGGTTATAGATATAGAGATAATTTTTATAATATGTATTTAACCATTGAATGTTTATCTGAACCTGTAATACTTCAGTGGCCAAGTAATGATTATGATAGAATAGATTATAATAACAATAATAATTATGCAACATTAGAATATTCTTATGATAGAAAGAATTGGGAAACAATATCTTCTAATACTATAAATAAAATACAATTAAATATAAATAATAATCATAATAAAGTTTATTTAAGAGGTAATAATAACTCATATGAACAATTATCATTAGGAGATTATTCAAATATAATTGAATGTGTATATGATGTAACTTCTACTACAGAAAATACTAAATTGTTTAATGAAACTAATAATACTGCATCTATATTTAGTTTAATAGAAATAGATGATGTAGAACTTAATAAAGTAGTTAATACATATACATTTAATACCACTGGAGAACATACAGTTAGATTTACATTAAATGATTTTATTGATAATGAAGATAAGATAAAAACAATTCCGGATAATACATTTTCTGGATGTACTGATCTTATTTCTATTATTATTCCAAATCGTGTAAAATTAATGGGAGATAATGTCTTTAATGGTTGTGATAAGCTTACTTCTATAACATGTGATTCATTAATAGCTCCCGAAATTAGTTCTGAAACATTTAACAATATAGATACGGAAAATAAAGTAAAATTATATATACCAAGTGGATGGGATTTGAATAATATTAATGTACCAGAATTTGTAGATTTTGGATTACCTTCAAGAACACTTTGGGCAACAAAAAATCTTGGTGCACAAACTGAAGATGAATATGGATATTATTATCAATGGGCAAGTACATATAATAATTATATTAAAGAAGGAAATAATTTTTCCCCAGCACAATATAATAATACAGATGCTGCAAACTTAAAAGCAAATATAATACCTGGAGGTATTTATGATACTGCAACATCATTTGATAAAAATTATCAAATGCCATCACATGAAAATTTTCATGAGTTATTTTATAATTCAAAAAATAGTTATAAATGGTGTGAACATATTAAAGATACATTTGGATATAAAATATACAATAACAATGACCCTAATAATTATATTTTTTTACCTGCCGCAGGAAATTATAATTATGATCAAAACTACAATAGGTATGTATTGTCGTACTATAATAATCTTGGTAGATATGGTAGATATTGGGTTACTGAAATTCATTTTAATAATAATTATGCAATAAATCTTTATTTTGGTGAATATCATATGTATACATTAAATGCACTTGAACGTTTTAATGGATGTTCTATTCGTCCAATAATAAAAAGAACAAATGATGTGAATAAATATTTATGGAAAAAAATATTTAAAAATATAGAAACAAATAAAAATATAAATGATAATAAAGGAACATTTAAAGTTTATGGTAATATAATGTCATTATTTTATGGAGATGATTTTAAGAATAAAACAGAAATTCCAAATAATATTTCAGATAATTTACATAATTTTTTTAATAATACAAATATTGTTGATATATCCGATTTAATATTACCTGAAGATCTATTAAATAAAGGTTGGGATAAATTAATTGAATTAATGTTTAAAGATTGTAATCATTTAAATTTAGAAAATTTACCACAAAATAATTTAGAAATAACTCCAACATATAATGAAAATGAGGAAGAAACTTTTGAATTAAATTTAACAAATGATAATATTTATCGTAAGTATATTTTTGAAAATGAAAATGGTTATCAATGTTTTATACTTATACCTGTAGAATGGGAAAATCATTTAATAGTAAATTTTGATGATGAAAAATGGGGAAATGTTTTTAATATTCCAGAAATTAGTAAAATAAAACAAAATATTATATTAAATGATGGTTGTAAATATAATTTATATGAAACAAAATTTAATTGTAAAAATATAGTTTATAAAATGAGCTCAATATAGAGCTCATTTTTATTTATTTTTAATTAAATAATTTAATTAATTGTTGTGAGTAATAAATACGATAGAGAAAAAATAACATTTATACAGGGATTTAATAACGAAGATTCTAAAAAAATATCTAGAAAATGTCCTAATGCTATTGTTTTTTCAGAACCAAAAAAATATAAAGGTATAATATATATAAAAAATATTTATAAAAACAATATACCATATATATCAATACAAGGAATAGATCCGGATAATAATAAATTTATTTTTAATGACAATATTATTTCTTTAGATTTAGATAATAAAAATAGTTTATTGAATTTAAATAAAAATGAAATTGAAGTAAAATATTTTTATATTGGATTTGGAGATAGAAAAATATTTTCTAAAGAATCATCTATTATTGAGTTTTTTGGATATTATATTTCAAATAATGATAAATATGTAGATGGTGGAAATGAATATCAATTATTTAAAAACAAATTAAATAATTTATTTGATAATAAAGAAGATAAAAATAGTATTATATTTTATCCAGCAGTTCCACCCACATATTTAATTATACCAGTAGAATGGGAAAATCATTTAAAAATATATTGTAATAATATAAATATTGGTAAATATATTTTTGAAATAGAAAATGTTGAACAAATACAACGAAATATAATATTACAAGATTGTAAATATAATATATATGAATTGTCTAATTATAATACAATAAAAATTGAGAAGAGTTTTTAATTAAACTCTTCTTTTATTATTAAATGTTATTTTTAATAAATAAAAAATGGATTTAATTAAATAATATGAATAATGATAAAAATAAATATGATAGAGAAAAAATAACATTTATACAAGGATTTAATGATAATGATTCAAAAACATTATCTGAAAATTATCCTAATGCTATTGTCTTTTCAAAACCAAAAAAATATAAAGATATATATATAAAAAATATTTATAAAAATGGTTTTTCATATAATAAAATACAAGGCATAAATTCTAATAATATTATACTTGATGATAATAAAATTTCATTAGGTATTGATGATCATGATCTTTTAAATATAAATAAAAATCTAATTATACCAAGATATTTTTATACTGGTGCATATAATCCATTTTTTAAAAAATATTTAACATTAAACACAGAAAAATTAAATCATTATAATATAAATAATATTGAAAATTTTAATAATATTGATGATGATTTTTTGTGTGAGGAAACAAATGAACAAAATAAATTAAATGAAAATAATTATCTTATAATTGAATCAATAGATAATTATAATAAAATAATTATATCAAAAATTGATGAATCTCAACTATCATTAATATCTTATAAAAAAATAGATGATGATAAATTTATAAAACAAAATTTATCTGATGAAAAAATTATAATTTTATTAGATAAATATGAAAGATTATATATTAGTAAAGTTGAAAATGTTAATATTAAATCAAGTGGTAAATTTAACGTATTTGGTAATTTAAATAATAAAAATAATAATGATCAATATTATTTTGAATCACAAAATTTATCTGGTTTATTTAAAGATTCTAAAGTTGTTGATGCATCTAGTTTAATATTGCATAACACATTAACTGAAGGTTGTTATAAATCAATGTTTAAAGGTTGTACAGAATTAGAAAAGGCGCCAGAGTTACCAGCAACAACATTAGTAAATAATTGTTATAAAGAAATATTTTATGGGTGTAGTAAACTTAATTATATTAAAACACAATTTAAACAAAGAAAAAATAATGAAAATAATTTTGAGGATTTAGATGGAACTAATCTTCCATTATATACATTAAATTGGGTTAAGAATGTAGCTGAAATAGGTACATTTATTAATATATTTATTAAAAGTAATGATTGGAATATATATGATGAAAATAATAATATTAAAGATGGTATATTAGGTGTTAATGGTATTCCCAAATTATGGGTTGATGATGAAGAACGCCCATATGATATAAATTTTGGTGGTCCTTATATTAAACAATATTTAACTATTGAAAATGTGTCGGATGATATCGCTTCTATTATATTACCAATAGGAGTTTCTTATCGTAAATCAAAAGATATTACTTGGACTAAGATTGAATCATCTTCAGAACCTTCAGATAGTATAATTGAATTAAATAATGAAGATAATAAAGTTTATTTAAAAGGTAATTTTAATTCGAATTCATATGAAAATGGGAAATTATATCAATCTAATAGTTTTGGAAAATTTATTGTTTATGGTAATATAATGTCATTATGTAATGGTGATGGTTTTAAAGATTCATATAATGAAATTAGTTCCAATAATTGTTTTAAAAATTTTTTTAGTAATTTAAACATTATAGATGCAGCTAATTTAATATTACCTGCAACAACAATAACAGATAGTTGTTATGCATATATGTTTGCTGGTTGTAAAGAGTTAATTACATCACCAGAATTACCAGCAACAACATTAAAAGAATCATGTTATGAATCAATGTTTAAAGATTGTGAAAATTTAAAAAATGCACCAAAATTAATCGCCACATCATTAGCAAATAATTGTTATAAATCAATGTTTGAAGGTTGTAAAAATTTAAAAAATACACCAGAATTAATCGCCACATCATTAGTAAATAATTGTTATGAATCAATGTTTAAAGATTGTACTTCATTAATAAATGCACCAATATTACCCGCAACAAATTTAAGTTATGAAGAAAATGGAGAAATAAAAACTGCAGATAATTGTTATACACATATGTTTGAAGGTTGTACTTCATTAACAATTGCACCAGATTTACCTGCAACAATATTAGTTAATGGTTGTTATATGCATATGTTTGAAGGTTGTACATCATTAACAAGTGCTCCATATTTAACAATAAATGAATTAAGTACTAATTGTTTTAATTCAATGTTTAATGGTTGTACATCATTAGATTATATAAAATATAATGGATCATATAAAAATGATAATAATCAATTTACAAATTGGCTTAATGGTGTTGCCGAATCAGGTACATTTGTAAATATAAAAGATGATAATAATATAATAACAGGTTCAGTAGATGGAATTCCTGAAGGTTGGACAAAATATGATTCATCATCTAAGCGTCTTATAATCGACCCATTAGAATTAGGTCAATTATTTATAAATAAAGGAACATATGTAAATAATCAAAAAATTAATTATTTAAAGAATAATAAAAATATACAATATGAAAGTGATAATAATCATTTAGAAATAAATCTAACCAAACGTGACATAATTATAATTAAATCAATAACAGAAGATCTAAATACACAATTAAATAATATAATTAATGATGAAAATAGTCTTGTTCATATTAGTTCAAATATAAAATTTAATTTGTTTGGAGATCTTAGTTCATATGATTTAATTAAATTAAATAATTCAAATTATAATTTATTATTATATTTATTTATAAATTCACTTGTATTTGATGCATCTAAATTATGTTTAAAAGAAGGTACTTTAAATGTAGATACTGATAAATATTGTTATTATAAAATGTTTAAAGGGTGTACCTTATTAACAAATGCACCAAAATTACCCGCAACAACATTAACTGAAGGTTGTTATCAATCAATGTTTGAAGGTTGTACATTATTAGAAAAGGCACCAGAGTTACCTGCAATAACATTGGTAAATAATTGTTATCAATCAATGTTTGAAAATTGTAGTAAACTTAATTATATTAAAGCATTATTTGAAGATATTAAAGAAAATAATAATTATCCTTATACCAAAAACTGGGTTAAAAATGTAGCAGTAAATGGTCAATTTATTAAGAGTGATAATTGGAATATTAGTGAAAATAATATTATCAAAGATGGAATATTAGGAGTTAATGGTATTCCAGAATTATGGGTTGATGAACAAAATAATAATTATTTTATTGAATATAAAAATAGATATTTAACTATAGAACGTACATCTGAAGATATAGTTAAATTACAATGGCCAAAAACGGCAACAACCAATAATCATAAAACAATATCTTATAGTTTTAATAATATTAATTGGAATGAAATAAGTTCTGAAAATTTAAACATTATAGAATTAAATAATGAACATAATAAAGTTTATTTAAAAGGTAATAATACTTCTTATAGTAACATGACATTACATAATATTATAGAAAATAATAGTAACATATCATTTAAAGTTTATGGTAATATAATGTCATTATTTTATGGAGATGATTTTAAGGATAAAACAACATTTCCAAATAATAGTTCATATAATTTAACTAATTTTTTTAAAACAACAAATGTTGATGATGCGTCTAATTTAATATTACCTGTAACAACATTAACTAAATGTTGTTATCAATATATGTTTAATAATTGTAATAAATTAATAAATATACCAGAATTACCCGCAACAACATTAGCAGATAATTGTTATTTAGGAATGTTTATGGATTGTACAAATATAATTAATGTTTCTAAAAAATTATTGCCTGCAACTACATTATCAAAACAATGTTATTGGTATATGTTTAAAGGTTGTAAATCATTAGAAAATGCCCCAGAATTACCGGCAGAAACATTAGCACAATCATGTTATAAGTCAATGTTTGAAAATTGTACTTCATTAGAAACTGGTCCACAATTACCTGCAACAACATTAGCAGAAAGTTGTTATCAAGCAATGTTCAAAGGATGTGAATCATTAACATCTATAATTGGTGAATTACCTGGAGAAAAAATGGAAAAAAGTTGTTATGAATCAATGTTTGAAGGTTGTAAATCATTAGAAAATGCACCAATAATTTATGCAACCCAGATAACAAATAGATCATTTGCATATATGTTTAATGATTGTTGTAATCTTAGAACTATTGTTTATGCTGGTAGATGGGCTAATGCTACCTCTTCTTATGATCCTAATACAGATCCAACATATCCATATGCTACTTCACATTGGAATACAGTTGAACAAGCTCCATTTTATCATTGGGTAGATAATGTATATGAAACTGGTCAATTTATTAATCCTAATAGTTTACCATTTGAAGATTATGTATTAGGATATGATGGTACAATTATATTATATTATATTATACCTTCAGATTGGGAAAAAATAAATAATCAATTATATACAAATAATACTCGTGCAGCAAGACTTTCATCGTTAACAGTTGATTTTGATAATACTGATAATAATGATAATAATAATTTAAATACTTTTTCATTATTAAGAAACAATATTGAAAACTATCATAAATACACAATAGTTGACGAAAATAATTATCCTGCACAAGCGTTTATTATTATGCCAGATAAATGGGAAAATGAATTATTAATATTTAAAGATAATGATAAAGAAAATATTAATATATTTAATAAAAATTTATTTAAACCATTAAAACAAAATATTATATTGGATGATGAATGTAAATATAATGTTTATGTTACACAATTTACTTGTAATACAATAACATTTAAGAAGAGTTCATAATAGAGCTCTTCTTTTTAATATCAAATGTTATTTTTAATAAATAAATATTTATATATCAATAAATGTTAAATTATAAGATATTAGATTATAAAACATTAACGAATAGAAAAGGTGAAACATATTATGATTTAATGTCAAAATCTTTTAATTACAAAACCGATACTTCTGGAGGATTTTTAATTGTTAACAAATATTATGTTGCACGTCCAGATCTTTTATCATTGGCTATATATGGTTCAGATGAATATGCTGATATTATATGTAAAATAAATGGAATATCAAATCCATTTGAACTTAATGAGGATGATATAATTTATTATCCATCAGCTGAATATATTGAAGAATGTTATCGATATACTGGAGAAGAATCTGAATATATAGAAAGTGAATCTGATGAAATAACAAAACGTGAAAAAACATATCAAAAAGCAATTAATGAACAACGTTCTCCAAATGAGCAAACTCTTGGTGAACAAAACTTTGTAATAGATAAATCATTAGGAATGGTATTTTATTAATATATGGGAATATTAAACAATATAACTCAAAATTTAGGATTTAATTTAGATAATAATCAAGAAGGATATTCACAACATAATTCATATGTGTTATATCCTAAATATGATAGTGAAGAAATTTCAGAAAAACAAACTGATGAAATAAAAGAACAAGTTATACCTCCTTTAGCAATAAATGAAGAGTTTAAGCCTGTTAATCCAATAAACGATACAGATCCTATAGTTCGTCACGATCCAATTATTGATAAAAATAATATTGTGACAAAATATCAACCACAAAATTCTGAAGAAAATCCTAATGGAATTAATGAAAGTGTTGAAATGACTTCTATTGATGGTATTCAATATCCTCTTATTAACATAAATAATATTAATATATCTCCAGAACAAATAAAATATATGAATATTGATTATAGAGGATTGATACCTACAATAAATTTAATTATATATGATCCAAGAAATACATTAAAAAATATTAGTACGCCAAGTATTAATAATAGAATTACTGTTGTTATGTTACCAGAAGTTAATGGTGCATATAAGTCAATTTCAATAGATTTTTACATAACTGATTATAACGCTAATATATCGAATATAATAACATATTCTGGTAAATTATTATGTTTACCATTAGAGCAAGAAATCACTGGACAAATAAAATATTCTGGTTGTAATAATTCCAGAAAAAAATCAAATATTTCTAGTGAAGTTAGTGATACATCTATGGTGTCATGTAATGTATCTCCTCAAAGTAGACCAAATACATGGGAATATCTTCATGAAATTGCGGCCGCCGCAGGATTGGGTTTTGCATCAACACATCACTGTAGAGAAATACAAGATAGATTACCACGTCTTTTAAGAAATAAAACATATTTAGAATTTATTGAAGATCAATTATGTAAAAGTGGACTTGATGAAAATTCTTGTTTTGATGTATGGATTGACTTATATAGATATTTAGTAATGGTAAATGTATCATGGGTATTAAATTCAGATATTAAATATAATCAATTAACTATTAAAGCAATAGTAGGTAAAAATGGAACTGATGCAAATTTAAATAAAGCCGAAAATAAAGAAGTATTTAGAACATTAACATCTTATAATAAATTAAATGCTATAACTAATTTAGAATTTTTTGAAGATAATTTTAAAGAAATAGTTGATAATAATATTCATGATACAGGTATTCATGTAGAATGTCCTGTAATGCAAATTAGAGGAGGTTCATGCGATAATACTGGTAATAATGGTACGATGAATATACAAAGTGTACAGGCACAAGAACAATCTGTTGATGGTGCACCTCAAAATAATTATATGCATCAAACATCAAGATCAATGCCAGTTACAATTCAGGTTGATCCATATAACACAAATTATCAACAACTTATACGTACTAAATTTTTCGAAATAAAACGTTCTAAATATTTTACATTAGAGTTAACCAGACCTAATTTTGGTTTACAAAGGGGTACTTTAATAAATGTATTAGTAACTACGGTAGATACTGTATTAAAACGTAAAATAATGACAAATGCATCTAATATTACTGGAGAAAATGCAAATAGTATAAAGGAAGATAATATAGAATTACCAGAAGGAACAAATAAAAGGGATATAATAACTGATGAAAATACGGCTATCCCTAATATATCAAAAACTGGTATGTATTATATTGATGGTATGACTTTTGAATATAAACAATCAGAAGGAAAAATTATTCAAACATTATATTTAATTAAGAAAGATTTGGTTAGTAATTTACAAAATATTACAACTGCTCCTAAATTTAATGAAAATGCATTTGGTACATTAACTGAAAATAATGAAAATACAGGGGATGTTTCAACTTCTGAAAATAATGAACAACCTAATAATACTCCTTATTATGCACAATTATATAGATAGTTATTTAAATGATTAAATATGTAAATAAAAAATATAACGATATGTTATATGATACAAAACCAGTAAAATTTTCCGATTTTATGAGCAATAAGTATAATATTGTTCATAAAAAATTATATGAAAATGCATTAAACAAATATATTAGTGAATGGATAAATGCAAAAAATACTGGAAAAACAGAAAATATTGACGATAAAAAATATATTGATAAATTTAATGTTAAAAATATAAAGGAATTTAAAGAAAATTCATATATTTTGGAAATACCTGGTAATGAATATTGGCAACCTTCTAAATGTTGCATAATCACAAAATTTATAAATAGTTCATCACCAAATTTAAGATGGACTGTTGATTTGACACCATATTGGAATAATTATCAGACAAAGAAAAATAATAAAATCGAAAATTTAAAATTAAGTAATGAAAATATTGATGATTCAGAAATAATTAATCTTAATTATATAACAGGTAAAGCAACTTTATATTCAGAAAATGCAGATAAAGAATATGATGTAGATTTTGATTATTTGGATGGTAATACTAATAAGGTTAGTGAAAGTATGATGTTAAAAGAAACATTTGGTTATAAAATAAATAATTAATAAGTATGGGTTTTTTAAGTGATATTGGTGGTGGATTAATTAATGCAGGTAAAAGTTATATTGGAATGAATACAGGTAATTTTGCTACTGATGTATTTAATCTTTATTCTAATTTAACTAAACGAGGATCACAAACATTTACAAATATATATTCAGAACCTAATATATATTCACCAACAACAGTCAATCCTGATGATAGAAATAAAGGTTTTGCTAAAGCTAATAATATATCACGAGTAAATAATAATGATAGTAAAGTTAAAATATTAAGAAACAATTTAACTTTTGATAATTTCAATGAGAATAATTATTCACTATCAATTCCAGATTATGGTTATGATATGTGGCTTAATGAAAGATATATGTTTCAAAGAGGATTAGGTAACTTCTTTGGTGAACCAGGATATTTTTATTATAGAATATTTTTTAATTTTAATACTGAACATGGATTATTTGGTGGTATAATGAATAGTTCTGATATGACAGCTACACATAATGGTGCATTTAAATATTTGTCTATTTTGAATTCTACTCAAAGATATGATTCATTACTTATAACACAACGAATGAAATCATTAGAAAGATTTACTCGTACATTATCATATATTAGTACAAATGCCCCATGGTTTTTTAAAGCAGTAAAAGGATTAGATAAAGCAACAAATCCAATATTGGGAGATTTTAGTAAAGAAAAATCTATAGAAATAGAATGTAATGTTGATGCTATAGATATGCGTTTGTCTAATTTAATGGATTTATATAAGTTTGCTGTATATGATGATATGTTTAAACGTGAAGTATTACCGGAAAATATGAGACAATTTGATATGGCAATTATGATATTTCCTTCACCTATAAACAAACTACATATGCCTATTGCAGATATTAATAAAACAGTTCCATTTGCATCAACACAAGAAGGTAATTTCATGTCATTTAAATTATTTGAATTTATTGATTGTGAAATAGATCCTCAAACAATAGGTGTTATGGTGCCTGGAGATATTAATAATGAAGAACCATTTCAATTAGGTAAAGGTAGTATTAAAATAAATTATAGACAATGTTATCAACACACAAGTAATGAATTCGATAAAATAATGTGGGGTTCTGATGGAATATTTTATGAATATTCTAATGAAAGTAGTAAGATGTTATATGGAACAGAAAATCGTATTCCTTCTATGAAATCTACTTCTAAATCAGTGATTAATCATTTTGGTAATCTATTACTTGATTATGCAAAAGATAATGTAAATAAATTTGTAAATAAAAACTTAGGAAAATTATTAGGAAATACTTGGAAGAATTTAACATCATTAGGATATCTTACTGGATATGATGAATATGGACCTGGATCAAAAAATTGGCAAGATAAAGTAAATAGATTATCGTCAAAATATATACACACATTTACAACCCCACCTACAACAAATAATATAAATACTAACGTACCAAATACAGTCAATAATTTATTTAATAATTTGACAAGATTTATGATGACAAAGAGGAATAACTAATTATTCCTCTTTTTATTTTACAATTATTATGTCACGTTTTATGTTCCTTCTGTTACTTCTGAATCACTTGTTTCTCCTGAAATATTTTCTTCATTATACATATTTTGCATAATTAGGAAACATAAACCTTCATTATCACAATAATAAATATTTATACCTGTATATATATCTGATTCTCCTGTTGTTTGATTTTTTTGTGAGTTTTTAAATTTATATTTATAAAATATTAATGAATTACTGCATTTACTAATATTAGATGTATATGTATTATCAGTGTTTTTCATTAATCGCGTTAGAATTGCTTCATTTATACTATTTTTTATACTTTTTATATCATTAAATGATACTGGTTTATCAAATGGTGATATATCATCATATATAGTATTAATCTTAGTTATTGTAAAATTTTTATTTTCTAAAAATTTTTCATATAAAATTTCAGATAAATTTTCGTAATTAATATTTTCACTATTATTTTTCTGAACATTATTTCTGGTTCTATAATATACTGGTCTAATAGAATATGCACGCCAACGAATATCTGATGATAAATCTGAATTAATATCCCAACCCAATATTCTCTCATTATTTTTAGTATCATATTCAGAAAATGCCAAATTACTTGCAAAAATATAATCTCTAGTATCAATATATGTGGACCAATATGAACCAGTAATTTGGTTATAATCACCAGTTTTAACTTTATATTTTAATTTAAAATCTACTGAAAAATCAGGATTTTTTTTAATTTCATTAATATATTCTTCTTGTAATAGTGTACCAATATAATCTTCGGTAATAAAACCTGCGGCCGGTAAAAATATTGAATTTCCATTTGTATTTGATGTAATTAACAAACCTGAAGCATCGGTTTTGTCATACTTATTTTTCCATTGTATATCAACATACCTATTATCAAATAACTCTTTAAATTGTAGTTCGGTGGGCATTTGCCATTTTGTACCCAAAAGATGTGTAACAGTATCATATTCACCACCAGGCACAATATCTCTCGTTAATTTAGCTCCAGGTACATTATTATATCGTTTGTAACTAAGATCATAAACATTATTATTACCGTTTTTATAATAATTAGCATTTTCATATATATTTTCTATACCACCCCATTGATAATAGCCACCATCTTCATATTTATTGTTTGCACCTAAATTTCTATCACACCAAAGAGTACCTGATGGAAGGCCTAAATCAACATATTTATAATTGGTACTAACATAGTTTTTATTATCCATATTTTTTATATATTATGTGTATATTTTTCATTATCTTGTAAATAAGCATCCGGATCATTTGGACTAATATCGTACATTTTAACTGATCCTTTAAATTGTGAAATTATTTGTGTATTTGCAATTTCTGATTCAATATTTATTATAGGATAATTAGAACAAATTTTAACATTTAAGTTAATATTTTTTTGATTAACCTCAGGACTACTCATATCAATTTTATTTATTTCAGGATTTGTATTACCAGGAAATTCAATAGAACATTCAATAACTTGTCCTAAATATGTTATATTGAAATATTTTTGAAACACTATTTTATCTAATAATTCCTGAAGCAAAATTATTTGTTCATTAAAATTACTGAGAACATATTTTAAATTAATAGATAATTCAATAGGTAGTCTATGAATTTCTGCATTAAAACCTTTTATGTCATTTCCTGAACGTCTTTCATAATTACCTCTAACAAATGGTTGAGTTAATTCCTCCATAGGTATATTTATATCTTCTATTTCAATAAGACATCTTGGCATATGCATATACATTTGATCTTCTCCAGTTGTTTCACACCATTTAAATTTATATCCATTTTTTTCTACATACATATAAGAGGAACCTGTATTAAATATGAAATGATTAATAGGTTTTCCATATAATACAATATTTCTGTTTAACCAAGATATTAATCCTTTTATTAATATAGAAAAGAAACGTTCATCACGATTATAAAGATCATCAAATTGTTCAGTATCCCAAGGACGAATCCATTTTTCAATATCTCTATTTACTACATTATTTACATGAGTATAAAATGTTTCGTTTGTTTGATCACTCACTGCTAAATTTACTATTTTAATTAAAAATAAATTTAATTTTATAATTAACACATATGAAAATAATTAATATTACAGATATAGAAGATTTAATATCTACTAAAATAGAAATTGATAAAATACTATTAGAACATAAAGATATTGATAAAAAAATGTCTATTCAAGAATATATGGATAAATATTGTACATTAAATAAATATGCGTATAATTGTTGCGGAGATGTCATTCCATTTGCATATTATAATGTATACGGAAATGAATATTTATTTATAACAGAAGAATCTGATAATATTGATGAATTAATTAACAAACTTAAAGAAATAAAGTTTGATTATACCAAACTTAAACAAATATCTCATTCGGATATTATAGGAAAATATGAAGAATATGAAAAAGCTAAATATTTTATTATAAATGGCAAATATTTTGAGTAATATTTAAAACAAGACACACGATGACACTTTATATTTAGTTATATATATCTTTATAATCCAATATAATAAGTGTCACCGTGTGTCTTGTATTAATCGAGATAACAGTTTAATTATTCAGCTTCATCTTTATCTTTATCTGTTTCTCCTTTTTTATCATCATTTTCATCTTCAGGATTAGCAATTTTATCTAATGTTTCATTAAATTCTGCTAATTTTTCTGCAAATTTCTTTGTCTTTTGTGCATATTGTTCATCAGATGATCTTTTAACTGAACTACGTATAGTATCAGTATATTTTTGAAGAATATCTTGTACTGTATCTAATTTATCAACATTATCCTGGGTAATAGTCACAGTAAGTTTATTATCTTCAATTTCACAACCTTCTTGGTCTTTAAGTGAATCTAATGTTTCTTTAGCATTTTCCAAATCACTAAAATCAAATGTTATTGATTTTGATTCTTCAGACTCATTTAAATTAATTGATTCATTAATATAATCTTCTAAATGTTTCATTTTTATTTAACTATTTATTTATTTGTTTAAATTAATATATTTTATTTTTATGTTTATTTTTTCTTGTGTATTTAGTTCTATCTCTAAATGTTCTATTATATGAGATAGGTTTACCATGAGCTTCTATTTCTTCTTCTCTTGAACCTCTTTTATATGCTTTCATAGCATCTTTATTAATATCCTTTTTTGATCTAATAACTGTTTCATAGATACCATTTTCATCCATATATTCATCAAGATAATTAGCAATATTCTTCATAGTTGTATCAAATTATTTTGTTAAAATTTAAGTTTATTTCCACATGTTGGACAAGTGGCTTCATAAATATAAAGTTTAGGATTATCTGTCAAAACTTTAAAATCTCCATCCTTAACTGTTCCTGAAAATTTACAACCACAATATTGGCATTCAGCAACCATTTCTCTTTCATTCCATTTTGAATTACCTTCTTCTATTATTTTCATAATTAAAATTGTAGTTTTGGAAATATTTTACCAAAACGTTCACCATATATTTTTATTTTATTTATATTTTCTTCTATTTCACAATTTTTAATATATGTCAATACCTTTTGAAAATCATCAAGTATTTTATATACTTCACTATTTTCGGTATTGATTTCTTCGCAATAACAATGATTATTAGAAGATTTATCAACATCTAAATTAATATTTAATTTCTTTAAATCTTCTATCAAATCATATAATGAATCTATTAAAGTTACATTTGGATCATTATCAATAAACATAAAATTGTTATAGAAATCTAAATCTTTAAACATTTGTACTAAATACATATACATTGACTCTGTATATGCAGTCACGCAATCACTAGTTGTTATAATACCTGATGCATTTGTTGTTGTAGTATTTATATCTGTAACCGCCTGATTACAACCACATGTAGTATAAGAAGAATTATCAACATAATCTAATGAAACACCCTTTAATATCAATTTAAGATTAATTAATGTTTCATCAATTTGTCCATTCTTATAGAACTCTATAACCTTTTGATATATTTGTGTCTTTAATAATTCTGTGTTTTGTACATTTGCATTAGATAAAATATTCATAAATGTTTGATAAAAATTAAGAATTTCATTTTCTTCAATATTTTTATCTTTTAACTCATTTATTGTTGCATAATATATATAATTTGTTGATTGAACAATTTCAGATGAAATATTATTTTGATTTGTTCTAAAAAACAATTCATTATTTTCATCATAATTATTTATAGATTCTTCAATATTAATTTCAGAATTTTCATCGAATAAATTAGTATTTAATTTTATATATACACCATTTGAAAAATATTTATTAATATAATTTTCTTCTACTATATTATTTTCTACAAATGGAATATACACAAAATATTTATTTTCAAAATCTTCTATTTTATATATATCAGCATTTATTTTATTTAAAAATTCTATATTATTCATTATTATCTTTATTTTTTAATTTTTTCCATTAATTGCATTTTTAATTATATCTATACATTCTTTATCATAATAATATCCATCTATTTTAGGCAATATAATTTCTATTATATTATCATTATTAGATTGCTTCGCAATAATTTCTTTTATATTATTTATTATAGTAGTTTTAATATTGTCACCAAATATTATTACATTTGTATTTTTTGGATCTAAATTTTTATTAACATAATTATTGTAATTTGTTTTTAAATTTTTAAAATAATTATCAATAGTTTGATCTTTAAATATGTTTTTTCCTGATAATTCTTCATTTGAATTTATTGGAATTGAATCTTTATTTGAATTTATTGGAATATAATTAGGATCAATTAATATATAATAAAGATTATATGTAAATGAGTTATATGAGTTATTTTCTGTATTAGTTTTGGGCCATTTATAAATATCTTCAATATTATATGTTAATTCTTTTATAAAACTATTAACATCATCAGATATAGTATTTTTAATATCTACAATAATATTATTTAAATCTTTAGAATACCAACAATATGAATAAGATAATATATTTCCATTATTCATATCAGTTAATATATTTGATCCATTATTTTCTAACATTAAATATTGTCTAAAATTATTATTTATTAAAAATAAATAAAAAAATAAAAGGAGTGATAAGCACTCCTTTTTAAATTGTTATTTTATCAACTTGTATATTATTTTGCTTTAAAAAATCTATTCCAGTAGAATCTCTATATTCTTCACAATAACAAACTCTTTTTATTCCTGCCTGAATAATTATTTTTGAACACTCAAAACAAGGACTTAAAGTTACATAAAGTGTTGCTTCTTCTGTTGAACTAATCCATTTTGCACATTTAGCAATAGCATTAGATTCGGCATGAAGTACTTCTCGTTTTGTTGTAAGTGTTAAATATTGACATGGAAATCCTTTTTTATCATCAGCATGTCCTAATGGTTTTTGTACATTAGAACAAAATTCAACATTTATTTGTTCTTTAATAGGTTTTTCTGTATAAGCACATCCTTTATGATATTTACAACTACATTGTGGGTCTTCACAACAATTATCATATCCCGTAGGTGTACCATTAAAACCTTGTGAAATAACCTGTCCATTTTTTGAAACAATAACACAACCTACTTTGTTTCGATTAGCATAACTTAATTCTCCAATTGCCTTGGCCATTTTCATATATGCTTCATCATATTGTCTCTGTCTTTCTTTATTCATTATCTTTAATATTATTTATGATATGATACATTTCTAATTTTTCATTAATTTTATTGATACATTCACGATATGTACTTATAACATCTTGATATTCATTATGTTTATATGAATATTTCATTTCATTTAAATATCCTCTTACTATAAGAAATATATCATTATAAATATATCTTAATCCATTGTTATAACCACCATTATATGTACGAGTTCCATCATCATGATATTCAACATCAAATCCATAATGTATTAAATCAATAGTTTTTTGAATATAATCTTTACGTTGATTAATTGGTAAAAACCGCCAATTATTTTGTAATATTCTTTCTACTGATGTTATATCATTAGCACGATCTTCCCATTCTTTACGAAGATTTTTGATTTCTTTAATATATTTTTTAGCTGCTATTTTTTCTGCATATATTTTAATATATGCATCTTTAAATGCTTTAAATAGTTCAATTATCATTGTTTCCTAATTTGTTTAATATATAATGTTACAAATACAAAATTAATCATATTATTTAAGTAATCTATCTGAATTAATTATGTTGTCATATTCAATTGCACTTATTTCTCCTTTAAGATATTTCCACGAATACCAATATTTCTTTAATCTTTTCTGTTCATATTCACCAAATTTGTTAAGACGTCTAATGTCCATATTATTTTCAAGATCATATATCTTAACTATTCTACCAATGTCATTTTTAGAAGCTCTTTTAATAAAATCAAAATATTTTTCGTTTTTTTGTCGAGTAACTGATTCTATAGCATCTAATATTTCTATATCATCAATACCTTCTTTTGATAATATATCTCTTGTCATATCAGTATCTTCAATAATATCATGAAGAAGTGCCACAATATATGCTTTATTATAGAAAATTGCATCATCACAGTATTTGTCTTTACAACATGTCTCGGCATATTGTCGTATACTAAATGCAACTGTTCTAAGATGTTCTATATAAGGATTTCCACCCTTATCTTTTTTATCTTTAAAATATTTTATAATTAATTCTAATGCCTTATATTGCATATCATAAATATGTTTATAAGGTTCTTTAAATTGTGGAGTAAAATATATTATTTCTTTCATATATAAAAAATAGAAAAAATTAAATATTATTTCAAATTTTCATCAATAATTTTATTTATCGCTTCAAATTTATCTTTAGTTATATTGACTTTTAAACCTGTCTGTAATATTAAGATATATGTTTCGGTATATTCTTCGGGAGGATTTCCAATTCTTTCAATAATTTTATTCATTAATAGTTTTGAATATTTTTCAATATCCTCCTGATTACTATTATGATTTAATTCTATTATATTATTATCTTCATCAATAAGTGGTGCAAATGATTGTTGATATTCATTTACAATATTATTATATTGTGTTTTCCAATTAGACCATTCTGATGATTTAACCACTCTTTTTTCTAAAGAAAAAATAGAGTCTATGTTGACTCTATAATTTTCTGTAATCCATATGAATTTCATATATTATTATATATTTATTGTATATCCTGGTACATTCATTTCTTGATTTATTACTCTACCTTTATCAGTATTACTTGTTGTCTTTTTATATTCAACAGTTACTTTAGATGTTTCTGATTTTTGCTCAACTGGTTTATTTTCTTGTTTATTTTCTATTTCTTGAGGAGAAAACCAAGTTATATTAACTTCTTTAGCTTTGGTAAATAAAGCATTTATGAATTCTTTATACTTTTCATAATCTTCATAAATATCTTCATATTCTCTAGCTGCTTCTTCATATGCTTCAGCATTAATTTTTAATTCATTATATTTTTCTTTTAATAATTCATAATCTGCTTGAACTGCCAATTTTTCATTTTCACAACTATCATAAAGTTTATTCAACTTGTCAACTTTATCTTTTAATTCTATATTAAATTTATTTAGTTCATCACAATCTTTTGCAAATTTTTCTTTTAATTCTATATCTTTTTTATGATTATTTAATGCACCAAATACTTCATCATATTTATTTTGAAGTAATTTATATGCTTTATCTTTTGACTCTATAATATTTTTTTGCTCTTCAAACTTTTTAATATATTCGGTTTGAATATTTTCTAATCTAAGTTCTGCTTCACCTTTTGCAATATCATTTTCTTTAAATTTATTTTGAAGCTTCTCATAATTATCTTCAAGTTCATTATATCTATTTAAATCACCATCATGTAATTCTTTAATTTCTACATATTTTTTACGAAGCTCTTCATATGCTGCTTCTGAATTCTTCAATTTTTCTTCTAATTCAGGTACTTTTGTATTAATTACATCAGATTCAAATTTAGTTTGTTCTTTTATTTCTTCAGTTAATTTTTTATTTTCGGCAAAAACTTCATTATATGTATCTTGAAGAAGTTTATATGCTTGATCTTTTGATTTTATATTATTTTCATAACTTTCTTGTAACAAATTAAAAGACTCAGCATCATGTTTTAATTCATCATTTTTTTTGGTTAAATTTTCTATTTGAGCCTTTTGTTCTCTAAAAAATTTTGCTGCATTATTTAGACGTTCAGTCAATTTTGCATTATCTTGTTTTAATTGTTCAATTGTTTCCATAAAAATAGAAATATATTTTATATTTAAAATAGAAAAGAGTTGAATTCGAATTCAACTCTTTTATAAATATACATGGTTATTTTTATTTCTTCTTATTTCTTCTGCTTTATCACATACTTTTTTATATTCATTATAAGTTACAATTTTCCAATCTTCATCATTTTCATATTTATTAATCCATTCCAAACATTCTTGTAAATATCTTTTTAGTGCATATTCATTACGAGGACTAATACTATCTATTTGATAATCAGTTTCTAATGTTTTATAATTAACACAATAAGGAGTTAACCATTCTTCATAAGAAAAAAATAAACAATTTGTCTTAAATAATATTTCTGGTACATACCAATATTTACCATCAACATTATATGATTTTTTACATAATCTAATTTTATCTTTATTAATCATCTTTATTCATTATTATATTATCAGTGTCAATTTCAATAATCTTAAATACAAATTTCATTATATCTTCTTTGGAGTTTTTATTTTCTTTCATTACACCTTTGAAGAAATTCATAACTATATTTCTAACTTTATCGATATATTTATACCAACAATGTCTTGCATCAACAAATCCTTCTTCAAATCCTACCCCATAAATATGTTCTAAAATGTCATAAAGATCATCTTTAATTTCTTCAAATTTGTCTTCTCCTATTTTACGACTGACACTATCCCATTCATCCCATTCAAAAAATGTCCAATCTTTATTTACTTCTTCAAAAGGTCTAATCATATTAAGAGCGTTCTTTCATATTTACAATAAATTCTTTAATATTCTTTTCAAAACAAAGATATTCATAAAATGTATGATCTTTTGGATGTTCACATATTTCTTCAAATGAATTCACATAATTAATATATTGAATAATTTCATCATCAGACATATTACAATATATTAGTTCAAATCCTTTTGTATAGGGATCCATAATACCCCAATCACCATTATGTTCGAAGATTACAAATCCTTCAAGTATTGTATCTTTTTTTGAAAATAATGCTCTATTAGCCCAAAAATCATCAAATTGCCAACCTAAATTTTCAAGTTTTTCTTTAGTCATAATTATTATAATTTTAATATGATTTCATTACTCTATCTAGTTCGCGTTTATTATCTTTATCTTTTATGTCATTACGTTTATCATAATTATGTTTACCTTTACAAATACCTATTTGTACTTTAATAAGTCCTCTATAAACATAAACTTTTAATGGAATAATAGTATATCCTGGAGATATTGTTTTTTGATTTATTTTTAATATTTCTTTTTTATTTAACAAAAGTTTTCTTTCGCGTTTTTCTTCATGATTAGTAAACTTATCAGAATCATATTTAGATATATGAGAATTTTTCATCCACATTTCATTCTTAGTGGATGTATAACAATATGCATCACTTATATTAGCTTTACCTGCCTTAATAGATTTAACTTCAGAACCATATAATACTATACCGGCATTATATGTTTCTAATATATCATAATCATATTTTGCTTTTCTATTAATTATTTCCATTATTTCATATTTAGTATAATTTATATAGAAATTATATGGTAATTTATTCAATATTAGTTATTTTTATTAACATTATAAGTTAAAATATCTTATAAATAAATCTAAAAAATTATTTTTAATAAAGTTTATTTTTAAAATTAGATTATATATTTTATGATTTTAGGAAATTTAAATAATGTATTTGATGGTGAACAATCAATATATGAAGCAGTTAAAAGCAATTTTGACAATTCATATGAAAACATAAAAAATGCTTCATCTGGAATTAAAAAACCAACTAGATGGTCTAAAATATTAACATCATTATCTCATTATGGAATGAATTATGATGATAAAGTTTATCAAAACATGGTAGCTGTACCTGCCGATAAAGCTTTACAACCTAAAGATGATATTTTATTACAACAAACTCTTTATAGTGCGTCAATGAATAACTGGCGTCAAAAACAAGAGGAAGATAAACCATTTAGTCAAAAAACTCTTGAACAAAAAAGAGAGGTACTTCGTAAGATGGCAATGCAACCAGAATTGGAAGATATTCTTGACATTATGTCTAATGAAGCCATTGTTTATGATGATGAAGAATCATATATTTGTCAACCATTCTTAGATACCGGTCTTATTCAAGATTTAAATGAAAAGTCTGCTGATGAAATTAGATCTTCTATAGATGTATCATTCTATAAAATTTATATGTTGTTAGAATGGAAGAAAAATGCATGGGATGATTTCAAGAGATTTTTGATTGATGGTGTAATGGCTTATGAAATTATATATGATGATCTTGAAAGTCCAAAATCAATTATTGGTATTGTAGACTTGGATCCGGCTACACTTACTAAAGTAGTTAAAGATGGTACTACTTATTGGGTACAATTTAAAGACGTTATTGGACGTGAACGTACTTTATTAGATTCACAAGTTATATATATTAAATATGAAGATTCTGGTGTATCTACAAGACAATCATATCTTGAACGTTTGATTAGACCATTTAATTTATATCGTATTGTTGAACAGGCACAAGTAATTTGGACAGTAACACAATCTTCATTTAAAACATTATTTACTATACCTGTTGGTGGTATGAATAAAGCTAAAGGTATGCAAACTTTGGCACAAGCAATGAATCGTTATAAAGAAGATATATCATTTAATACGGAAACTGGTGAACTTCAAGTAAATGGTAGAGTTAATATGCCGTTTAGTAAAGAATATTGGTTACCGGAAAATGAACAAGGTAGACCAGAAATTGAAACTCTGGTAGATAATGGTCCACAATTAAATGATTCGGATCAAATTAAGTACTTTGAATCTAAACTTTATAAAATGTCAAAAATCCCACAATCACGTTTTGATAAAGAGGCCCAGGCAACATGGTTTGGTTCAGATCCAACACAAGCGTTACGTGATGAAATTGATTTTTCAAGATTTGTAACCCGTTTACGTAATACATTTGCAGAGATATTACTTAAACCACTTAAAATACAATTAACACTTTCAATACCTGATATAAAAAATGATAAGCGTATTCTCGATTCTATTTCTTTACGTTTTAATTCTTATAATGCTTTTGAAGAGCAAATGAATATTGAAGTAATGACAAGACGTATTGAATTTATTGGAACAATGAAAGATAGTATAGCAACAACAGATGCTGAAGGAAATGAGGAATCGTTTTTCTCATTAAAATTCTTGGTTACAAAATATCTTAAGATGTCTGAAGCAGATCTTGAACTTAATGAGAAATTTAAGTTAGAAGAAAAATTGGCTAAACAAAAAGGTGGAGATGAAGAAGAATCAGAAGAGAATTCGGATGACGAAGAATTAGGAGGATCAGATAATTCTGAAGAAGGATCTGATAATGGAGGTGCAGAAGAAGAAGGTGGTAGTGCTGGAGATATAGATTCTGAAATGATGGGTGAAGTACAACCTGAATCACCAGAAACAACACAATTATAATATAAATATAAAGTTATTTAATTAAATGCAAAGTTTAAAAGATTATATATTATTGTTTGAAGCACCTTCAGAAGTTGATACTATAATAGGTGGTTTATTTACATTTAACAAAGAAACTACTGATGATGAAATTATAGATACAATATTAAGAGATTTTGTAACAAAATGCGCAGGTATAATAAGAGATACATATGCACCTAATTGTGCATTACATTCTCTTTATACATATGATTTATTTAAACAACGTTATGGTGTAGAAAATGGCGGAGATGTTTCAACTGAAAAAATGTATCAAGAAATTCCATCAGAAAGATGTCAAGAGTTATTTAGTGAGATGTTTCCTGATTTAGCTAAGGTATTTTCTGCAGAAGAATTTAGAAGAATGTTTGATAATGGAGAATTTCCTCTTATAACAATTTGGAAAGGATATCATCAAAGTAGACAAGAAATACATGTAACATATCATATAAGTAGATAATTATGAAATTAGATAAAGTTGAAATAGTACCAGGAGTTATTACAGATGTTGATGATCCTGAAAAGTTAGGTAGAGTAAAATGTGCAGCAGTTGGTTTATTTGATGAACGTACCATGGATAAAGATGTTTTACCATGGTGTATGCCTATTAGTATGGGAAGATATCAAATGTTTTCTGCTCCCGAAGTTGGTCGTAAAGTTTGGATTATAGACAATAAAGATAATGAAAACGAATTTTGGTATTTTCCAATGTTTGATTATATTGATATTACCGAAAATTTAGTTAAAGAAAAATATGATAATGATTTAGATTTATTAGTTTCTCGAAAAACTTCATCAGGTAATGCACAATTATATTATACTAGTACTGATGGTTTTGTAATCAAATATGACGAATGGAATATTTCATTAGGACCTGAAGGAAATATATCTATACATGGACAAAATGGTGATATTGATATTAAAGGTGGTCATGTATATTTAGGTAGAAATGCTGAAAGTGGAAGTTTTGAACCAGCAGTTAAAGCTAAACAATTACAAAATGTATTTCAACAATTACAAAATATATTTAGTGAATTACAACAAGCAGCTGCAGCAGGCCCATGGGATAATACAGCTTTAGCACCATATTTTCAAAAACTTGCAAATGAATGTGCAAAAGTTTCAAGTTCATCTCAAGGAATATGTTCTAAAAATGTATCTGTCAATTAATTTATATGAGAATAGAAAAAGAAATAGTTGAAACAGAAAATGGTTATACGAAAGATGGAATAGATTATTATTATCTTAAAACATATTATATATATTCTGATAAAGGTACATACGTTGGTGCTGCAACTATAGAATGTACAGCAAAAGGGTTTGAACCTGGTACTAGTGTTACATTCCAATCAAGATATAATTCTTTAGTTGAAAAGGCAAAAAGATTAGATAAAGAAGAATCTCAAGAAAAACAACAACAATCAAAAGAAGATGAAAAAAAATCTTGGGCAATTAATCATGGTGTTAATTTTTTAGAAGGTAAACCATGTTCAACATTATCGGGCGATACTAATAAAACAACTTATAATGTAACAATAACTAATATAAATGATGGTGTTGTATGGATAGAGAAAAAAGGTTTTGCTTCAAAAGACGAAGCAAGTAAATGGATTAGTGAACAAAAAAATCAAGTTAATGCATTTGTTGGTGACATGAAAATATGGAAACCTAATGCTAGTGGTGAATTACAAGAAGAACCTCTTGGTATAACATTTGATGATGAATATTCCGTAGAAATTGCTGAGGTATCTCCTAATAATGAAAAATCTTCTGCAAAAAGTGATTTACAAGAAAAAATAGGTAAAATAGAATTACCTGCAGAACTTTCACCTACAGAAATAGCCGCAAAAATTCAATCCGAAGTACAAAGTTTAACAACACAAATAAGTACCGATGCAATTAATGATTTAATAAATTATTCTTTATCATTACCTGTAACAATTCCATCACGTATTCAAAAACATACAATGGATACGTTTAATGAAAGAAAAACAACATTATCTAAAGAATTAGGAAAACTTGGAGTTAATATTGAAGATGATTTACTTAGTAAAGCAGAATCATATAATTCAAAAGCAAAAGCTAAAATATTAGAACAAGCACAAAAATTAATAGGTGATGCGCAAACAGAAATTGAAAAGGCATTAGATAAAGTTGATAGTGGTGCACAAGATATTGCAAGACACGCAGAAGAAGGAATTTCATATGTAAAAAAACAAATTAAAAATTTTGTAGAACCAATACAAAAAACTATTAATAGTAAATGTCAAACCGCAAAAAATAATATAGAAAAAACCACAGATAAAATGTGTGAAAGTGTTGGTCAAAAGGTTGGTCAAACAATGGCAGAAAAATATAATAGGGCCATTGAAATTGCAGCCAAAGAACAATATCAAAAAATAGAAACAAATAAGAAAAAGGCTATAACTAAAGCATATGCAGCTAAACAAAAGGCGATATTAAAAGTAATGGGTATGTTAGGTTTTAGTGCATAAATAATATAATATGGCAGAGAGTAAACATATAGAGGAATTTAATCCAGTAAAGGAAATGGTCGGCGGTAAAGAAGCCGAACGAGTAATTTGGTCCACTAGTGTTATTGAAAGAGCATTGGAAGCTATACAACAAGGTAAACCACTTAAAGCTTCTCCATTCTTTATGAAAAACACCAAATTATTAAAACCAGAACTTCTTTATAAACGAACTAAAGAAGAAATCGAAGATTATATTAAATGTAAAACAGATCCAGTTTATTTTGCATCTAAATGTTTTTTAATGACACCTGAAGGATTACAACCTTGTGTACTTCGTGATTATCAAATTGAATATCTTAGGCATTTACAAAAAAATAGATTTAGTATACTGCTTGCAGCGAGGCAAAGTGGTAAGTCAACAACAACAGCTATATATTGTCTTTGGGTAATATTATTTAATACAGATAAACAAGGTCTTATTCTTTCTAAATCTGGTCCGGCAGGTGCAGATTTGTTATCAAAGATTAAAGATATGTATTTATATTTACCATATCACTTGAAGATTGGCACTATGAAATGGAACCAACATGAAATTTCATTTGATAATAATTCATCTATTTCAACAGAAGCGTTCTCACCTACTGCAGGTCTTGGTAAAACAATTAACTTCCTTATTCTTGATGAGTTTGCTTGGTGTCCACCTAATGATGTAGAATTATTCTATAACAATATTATACCTACTATTACTACCATTTCGGATTCTAATGTGTGTATAATGTCAACACAGAATGGATTTAATTTATTTTATAAACTTTGGAAAGCTGCTATAGAAAAAAAATCAATGTATGCCCCATTTAAAGTTGATTGGCCACAAGTGCCTCAATATAATAAGAAAACAAAAAAATGGGAGAAACGTACACAAAAATGGAAAGATGAAATGGTTGGTATTTTAGGATCTGAAGAAGCATTCCAATATCAATATGGAACACAATTTAGTGCATCAGATAATTGTTTAGTATCTCGAGAATGTTTGTCTAAAATTAGAGATAAAGCAGTATTGTGGGAAAATAGATTAGAAGATATGGTTGATGCAGGATTTGACATATTTTTACCACATCCAAATATGTTATTTTGGCGTCCAGATTTTGATTTAAATGAATTACGTACAGGATATTTCTTATTATGTGATGATTTAGCTGAAGGTGGTGGATTAGATTATACTCCATTTAATATATTCCAATTAGTTGAAAAAGATCATTATAAACATGTAGGTAGATGGTATTCAAATACGGTTGATTTGGAAAATGCAGCATTAGAATTTTGGTTATTAGTTGGTCAGTTGTTTAATAGTGAAAGATGTATATGGTCATTAGAATGGAATACATATGGTGCATTATTCTATAATATTTTAATGAATTTAAATGAACCAGATTATGATGAAAAATCTTCATATAGAAATAATATATGTCCAGAAGGAATAGAATTAAGTAATTTTGTGATGTATAAGAAAATATCTATTGAAGAACAAATATTTAATAATGGAAGTAAAGCAAAACATACAAGTAAATATGTTCCAGGTATTAAATTCACTGGAGGTAATAAAGGTACATATTGTTCATTATTGAAAATGAAATTTGAAAAAGATCAAATAGATACAACTGATTTGATAACTATTAGTGAATTAGAGAATTTTGAAGACAAAAATGGTAATGGAATATATAAAGCATCAATAGGGCATGATGATTCTATTATGACATTTGTTCAAATACCTGCAGTAGAGCAAACACCTAAATATAAAGAATGGGTAGAAGAATTTGAAACTGGAGTTATTCAAAATAATATAAACAATAATTGGGGAAATAATATTTGGGAAAATAATAATTCATATAATATATTTAATCAACAAATACCAACTATGGGTATGTATGATATATTTTCAACAAATTTTAACAGATAAAAAAAGAAGGTAATATTATAACTATTTGTAATGATTAGTTTGAAATATTACCTTCTTAATGTTTTTCATTGTTAGTTGTCGCATTATTTTTTTGAACTATCGCAACTAACATATTTGAATTAGTTTTTATATTTTTAATTTCTTCAGGTAATTGAATATTAATTTTAATATTTTCAGGATAATCTAAATATTCTTCAAATAATCTATCATCTACACAATTTATTGTTAATATATTGTTTTCTATAGTATATTGAATCGCATTATATAATTCTATATCTATTGTTTTAATATTAATTCCAAATTCATCTCCTTGATAAATATTTATATTTGATGGAACATTTATTACAATTTCTTCTATATTTGTTTTATTTATATTGTTATCTGTATATTCAACTGCATTTATATTGCTTATTGATAAACATATTGTTAAAATTATAGTTAATAAAAATTTTTTCATATTATTTATATTTATATATTTATTTGTTAATTTATTTAACAAACAATTATAATATTACCTTCTAATGTTTTAATGATTTTTAAAATAATCATCTATATATTTTAATAAAATAATTATGCAAATAAATATAAATCCTACTATTATAGTTTTCATATTATATTGTATATTTATTATTTGTTTAAAAATAGGTAACAACAAACCATAAATATAATAAATTTAACTATAATTATATTATTTACAGTATTTTTTTATCAAAGATCAATTCTATTTTTTAACAAATATTTTTTTAAAAAACTATTTTTATATAATAACATATATAGAGGTAAATATAAAAAATATTAAATTAATATATATGTTTAAAAAAATATTCGGGATATTTTGTAAAGTGGCAAAAGTTAAAGAAGACTCATTTTTTACTAAACTTATAAAAGAAGACACTAATGTTTCTATGATGAATTTTTTCTTAATGGCAACATTAGGTGTAGGAGTTATTCTTTTATTTGTACCAGTAGTTGGTATGTTAGTAGATATATGGTTTAATCATACAATGACTATTAATTTATCTGATATGGCAGTTTATGTTGGTGCAGTTGCAGGTATATTTGCTGCAGGTGGACTTTCTTCATCATGGACAGAATGGGCGTATTCAAAATATAATGTACCTATCATAACTGAAAATGGGGTTAGCAATAATCAACAAAATAATCAAATAACTGAAGAATCTATAAATATTGAAGAAAATTCAAACATTAAATAAAAATATTTAAAATAACATGAAAAACACATTAAAAAATATAACAACAAAATTATTACATATAAAATCAAAAATATCTAATATTTCAGAAGAAATAGATGATTCATTATCATATATAGGACAAATTGAATCGGAAGATACTAAAGAAGAACATAAAGAAATAATAATAGATGAATCTATTCCAATGTGGGAAAGAGTTCATGATGAAGATCCTGATGTTGAAGTATCTCCATATATAGAAGTGGATATAGTAAATCCATGGCATAATTATGATAAAAATTCAATCAAATGTTTAAATGGAACATTTAAAGAAGAATTTCATGTTTTACCAAATGATTTAGCTACATTCGCAGGACCTTATGGTGATAATATTTGGTTAGGAAAAAATATAGGAGAAGGATATGTTATACTTGTTGGTCCAAACTATACTTATAATAAAAATTGTTATACAGTAATTAAAGTTAAAACATATACATCTGAAAATAACGCATATTTGGGAAACATTTAAATGAAATATTATAAGAATATTATATTAGTTACTGGTGGTGCGGGATTTATTGGATCTAACTTAATAAATGAATTATTAAAAGATACTTCAAATTTTGTGGTAAGTATAGATAATTTAACATCTTATTATGATATTAGTATAAAACAAAAAAATTTAAAAAGAAATAGAAATACCAGATTTAGAAATTTTTATGTTAACATAACAGATAAATTTAAAGTTAATAAAATATTTAATACCTGGAAATTTAATCAGGTATATCATTTAGCTGCACAAGCAGGTGTAAGATATTCTATTGAAAATCCATATGAAGTGGTAAATACTAATATAATAGGATTTCAAAACATTATTGAAAATGTAATAAAACATAATATAACTAAATTTGTATATGCATCATCAAGTTCTGTATATGGTGATATGGATTATGAAGAGATTAATGATGAATCTAATGAATGTAATGACCAAAGGTCTCCATACGCGGTAACTAAGAAGTCTAATGAGTTGATGGCTAAAATGTATTCATCATTATATCCTAATATTCAAATGAGTGGATTACGTTTCTTTACTGTCTATGGTCCTTATATGAGGCCTGATTTAGCTATAAGTAAGTTTACCAAAGCTATATTGAATAATGATCCTATAGAAATATATGGGGATGGAACTAAAGAACGAGATTTCACTTATATAGATGATATAGTTAGGATAATGATTAACATAATGAATAGCGAGAAAAGATGGCACCACGAAATATTCAATATAGGATATGGGAGATGCACATCGGTGAATGATTTGGTAAATATTATAAAGAATCATATCAACCCAAAATATGATAAAATTACACATATAGGAGATGCAAAAGGTGATGTAAATAAAACATTAGCTACTAATTTCAAGATAAAAGATTGGTTTAATGAAAAACCAACTATCAATATTGAAGATGGTATATTAAAATATATAAATTGGTATTTAGATAATATTAAAAATGACATAGGAGAAACTTAAAAGTTTCTCCTTTATAGTTCTATAAAACTGTTACAAAAGAGTCACAATGTGTCTCTTATGAATTTCTTGAACAGTTATTGTTTAGCTCCGCAGAATGGACAAAACTTAAATTTTTGATTTAATTTCCTTCCACAGTTATGACAATATCTTTTCTCTAAATCATTAGAAGTTATAGGTTTTCTTGAACTTGGTAATATTTGAATTTCTTCAGTTTTAAATGGCCAACTTTCAAATTCATTATTAACTGTATTAAATTCTTGATTTGAATGAGAACCATTTTCAATTCTACCTGTTTCCATCTTATTAGATTTTAATGCACAACTTGTTTGAATAGAATTATTATACATTGAAGATAATTCATTATTACTACATGAAGCTGTAGTAGTATATTGTGTATTAGATATATCCGCACCTAAATCCCCAGTTAAAGTACTATTGCAAAAATTTATATCACCATTTATTGAAGTACAATTTTCACTAGTATATTCTAATATACGATTATCTAATCCTTTTGAATAAAGAACAGTTGGACCATACCATACATCTGAAGTAACACGATAAGTTTGTATAGGTGTTTCCTTTTCTTTATAAAACTTAATATTAATTTTACCATTACTTGCAATTGCTTTCTTAACATCTTCAGATGTACCAACTTCATAAGTACTAAACAAAAGTTTAGATTGTTTATCAAGATATCTATCCAACCATACTCTTTCTCCTGGTCTTAAAACTAATAATTGATAGTTATAAGTTGATTTGTCATTAAATTCAAATCGTACACCAATAGTATAAGAATAAGGATTAAAAATTTGAATTTGGAATTCTGTATTGTTATCCATATAAACAATACGTTCATTAGAAGAATTTGAATACTCTTTAAGCAGAGATTTGTTAATGGCCAATTTAGCCAATTTTTCATAATTTGTCATAATTTCATTAAATATATTTTTAATATATTGTTCCAAAACTTTTAAGTCTTTTATCAACTTTCAAAAGGATCTTTGTCCTCAGTCATGAAACAAATGATTATTATTTATATTTAATAATAGTAAAAATATTTTAAATAAATAAAAATAACTGCAGATAATTATATCAAATATATAAATTAATCTGTAGTTAAATAATTTTATTTAGAAATATTTTTAAGTGTCTCTAGAATTGCCAGAAATAACATCTAATACAGTATATAGATAATTACTTAATTGGTATACAATATTTCCAAAAACCATACAAATTTGATTGTTCGTCAATATCTAATTCGTAACCATCATACACATCATTTATTGAGTATACTTTGTATTCAGTTCCATTTACATCAAAAATATAGTAAAATGCTACACCTTTGATAAATTTTGAATCAAACTCTATCTTTTTAAATATACCCTCTTTAAAAGTTTCTTCATTAAGACCTGTATTACAATCTTTTATAAAAAACTTATCTCCTTCTTGTGGATTAGGTCTTTTATGAAAATCTTCCCAAATAGTACATATATATGGATTAAAACATTTCACAAAATTATAAAATTCTTTAAATGTTTTTGTCATATTAAAAATTTACATATTAAATAATTGATATACCAATTCATTTCGCTTAAAAGTAAGTTTATTAATTTCTTTATCTATTTCCTTTATCTTACTTTTCACTTTCTCTTTTATATATTCTTTAGCTTCTTCTATTGTATCAAATCGCCAAGGAGAACAATATTCAAAATATTCAGATGTTGTATCTAAATATTTTTCTGTTATCTCTAATTTATGTGGATCTGCCAAATAAAATTTTTGTTTACTCATAATTACATAAGTTTAATAGGTGATTCAACAGATGTCCATTCATCTCCTTTACAAATATCAACAATTTTACTTTCATATTGATTAACATATTCAAGAATTAGAATTTGTTCATCCTTTAATTGTGGGAAATTCTTATAATAACGTCTAATTGCTTCTGCACAATCTGACCAAGTTTTAAATTTTCGACCATTTTGTACTCCAAACTTAATCTTTTTTAAAAGACCAGCATCATAACGTGTTGCTATATAATAAGGATATTTTGTCATATTATTATCTAAAAATATGTTCATATTAGTATCTTTTATTGAATTAAATTATTTAAAAATTTTCAGAAATATATGCTAAAATATCTTCAATCATATCTTTCTTTCCACGACAATAATGCCAATATGGTGTATCTACTTCATAATTTTCAATCACATCCTCGTATTCATTACACTTATCTTTAAGAATATTTATAAGTTTTTCTATGTTCATAATCAAAAATTTTTAAATATTATTTATATTTATATAATTTTATGTGTGTCATTCCATTCCTTAATCATATTAAGTAGTTCATCAAAATCCTCTGAAGTCCATTTTACAAGTACACTATTATCGGCATTTACATACTCAGCAACTATACACATATGATTTTTATCATCTTTAGTTAGATGATTAATGATCTTTGTCCAATCTTCAAATGTAAATGACAACTTAAATGAATTATAATCAGCATGTGCCATATATTCATGAGCTTCATACATATAATTCATATCATCTTTTATAAGAATAAATATGTCAATTCCCTTTTCTCGAACTTTTTCCAATAACATATTCAATTATTTAAAAACTACTTCAACTAAATAAGCAATGCCAAGCGTAACTCCTAAAATCAAACTTACTGCAATGCATGCTTCCTTGTCTTTTTGTTTCTGAAGTTCACATCTATCATCAACATATAATGGATCAAACCAATTATATAAATGTTCAAATATTACACTTAACATACATTATACAACTTTTATAATAAAAATATAGAATAATATATAAAAAATTCAAATAAATTAATATTATTTAAGAATTTGGACATGCTCTACAACGTTTTTTATGATTTCGACTATTTTCATCATTTTCATGAATTAAATCATAAGCATCCCAATCACCACCACACTTACACCACTTCTTAGCGACTTCCTGTGCATATGACAAATCATAAAATTTATAATTACCATAATCATCACCAATGTCGATATTTCCAATCTTTACATACCAATGTCTTCCACCCGGCCATTGCAAGAATCTACAATTCTCATATTGATATTCATAAGGGAACTCAAGCTCTTCTTTCCAAATCTCTTCATCATATTCAGGCCACTCAATAGGAGGGTAGTAAGGAAGACCATCTGTAAAAAATATTGGCTTACCACTATTAAATCTATTGATTCTATCTTTATATGTTTTGTCTTCAAGTGAACATGCAGCTTCAAGCCAATTTTGATCCTTGATCTTCATAGCCATTTCAACAGCATTTCTCCATACAGATGAAGAATGATTAAAACTTTGGAGATGAGGTTTATTGTCAACTGAACTTATCCTTATAAATGTATTATCTTTAAAATCCTTAAATCCTTCTTCAAACTCACGACCACAGAACTTTTTGAAATGTTCGATAACGTCTTCAAGCTTTTCAGGCTTAAGATACCAAGTGTTGTTAAACTTTACGAAGTGATACATAAATCAAATATTATCTATTTATAATTTTATTAAACATTTTAACTTCCTCAGGAGTAGCAATCTGAAATTCTTTATCAGTGGTCTTCCAAATATATGACATTACATTTCCATCTTTGCTTGGGCAAGTCCATTTAAGTTCACCATTAACAACCGAATGCCTTCCACGAGGATAACCTTGCTTAGTCTTACCACTATAATCAAAATATTCGTTAAATAACTTACAAATTGTTCCGTGCTTCATATTTTATATTAACTACTATACATAAATAATATAGAACATTTATAAAAAAATTCAAATAATATATAAAAAAGGAGTTATTTTAGTAACTCCTCTTTTTGAATTTTTCGTTTAAGTATTTCTGGTAATCCACCTTCCCAAACTGCTATGGATGTTGTTTGATTATTTAAATCAGGTTCATTAAATTGTGAAAAATATTTAGCATCATATTCACACAATAAATTCTGCCATTTATTAATATCTACAGATAAATAAATCAAATAATCATTATTCCATTTAGTCTATCCATGTTCAATCAACCAAGCAGATACAGCATGTCCACCCTGAACTGCACCATATATTGGATCTAAGTTCTTATCTATTAATATATATAATTTATTCTTCATACTTTGAAATCATTTAAATATGTTATTGAATAATAAGCAGTAGCAGTATAACTCATTCCATAATCATTATAATCTTCATAATAACAAACAACTGCCGGATATTTTTCAAAATCTTTTACTTTTAATGTACTCCATATTCGATTATGTTTCCAATCATCAATAAAATTTTGAGCTTCCTTTTCATTATTAATCAATATTTTATTTGTAAGTTCCATATCATTAATTTTTTAATTCAACTTTATTGTCAATAATCTCATATTTTCCTTCTGCAAATGTATTATATATTTCAATAACTTTTTTCTTAAATCTTGGTATACCTTCATATTTCATACAACCTTCACCACCTCCATAAGCCCAAGGATATCTACCATACCAAAGTAATTTCCAACATTTGCATATAATTTCACTATCTAACCATGCATGAAGAGCTTTAATATTAACTATATTATTTGCAAAATCATATCCAATACGATGTTTGAATATATAATAAGCTACATATATGTGATGAGGTGCATATTCATATTCACCAACATATTCTTTAAGATATTGTTTGAATGCTAAATATTGTTCTTTGGTTGTAATATTTGTTGAAAAATCTTGATTTTCGTATATTTTGTTAAATTCATCACTTGATTTAACTAAGTCTATTCTAAAATTAAAAATATCTTGTGTATTCATATTATTATCATTTATATATTTGAAATTATTAAATCTATATTTTCGTCGGAATATTCAATATTATATTCTTGACATTTTTTCTTATAGAAATTTTTAGTACTTTCAATTATTACTTCACCATGAGTTTTACCTTTATTATCACCATATTTTATTAGTTTATCCCAATGTTTGACAAACCAGTCTTCATCATTTATAGGATAATTATAATACTCTTTGAATGAATGCACATCTCTATTAGACCAGTATTTCAAACCATGCCTAATCCAACGATAATAATATAAAAGATCTGTGATTTTCCACGCCCTAATTTTAATTTCATGTACTATATCTTGTAAACTCTTTCCTTCAGGACGATTTGTAAGTTTACGAGTTTTCTTTTGCTCTATTTGTTTATTTGCAAGTTGAGCAATCTCGGCTTTCATAGCATTAACTAATGCATTTATTAATTCTTTGTTTTCCATATTTCGTAAAATTTATATATTTATTTAAGAAGTATATGTTCGTACTCATAAACTTATGTAAAATGAACATATGAAAAATTACATAAGCTCTCTTAAAATCTTATATAAGTTTTACGGAAAACCTCTAATATCAATCTACCAATGTTGCTTCATAGTTTTATTTAAATTTATTTGCTAATAATAAATAAATCATAGCAGAGGTGCCTATTCCCTTTTATAATGCGTTAGGTGCTCCACGCTTTCACAATACTATGATTTTGTGCCCCATGTAGGACTCGAACCCACCTATAACTGTTTTAGAAGCAGCTGCACAACCTCTATACCAATGGGACAAATAAATAACTAAAACATAAAAGAGTCATTTGATATCCGTGTACCAACTTAGATATCTGCGAATTTATCTCTTTCTATTTTTCAGCTAAAGCACCGGTTTTGTTGGCGTCACCGTTATTTAGTTATTTATATAATTATATATAGAATTTATATGAAATAAATTCAATATTGATACAACAAATTATTTTGCAGAGTAAACTGGGAGTCGAACCCAATATTTCACGGTTACCCCGTGCGTTATTTCTTACTTAATTGAAAACTCGGTATCACGTTCATACCTAAAAACAATTATCTTAACTAATGTTCACCTTAATCTAAGTTTATACGATCTAAGCCATAACCTACGATTTATGCAACTTGCCGCCGCTTGCTAAGTTTATTACATAGTAGTAAACATTATCCGTTTAACTCTTACCCCTGGTTTTGCACGGAGGGAAGGATTCGAACCCACGTGAGAGATAAACTCTGGCGGTTTTGGAGACCGCTCCCTTCGACCACTCGGGCACCTCCGCATATAGCGAGAAATTCAACTCCTTTCACTGAGCGAGGAATCCGTTCTAGAATACAGAATCCACAACATAATAAGAAAAATTCTACATTAACTTATTACTTACCCCAATCATATTTAGAGGCATATTCTCGCTTTATAAAAGATCATAGGAATTTTTTCTGGCTGAGCCCTGTTTAGTTCCTTATTTAATGCCGACCTACTTGTTATACCACTTACGGTTTTTAGTCTCAACAGGTTGACTTAACTCTAACCCGGCAACCAGTGTCATGACCAAGTTCTCAAAAATTCCATGTTGGACCACCGGGATTCGAACCCAGACCGTAGGAACCAAAATCCTATGTACTACCCTTATACTATGGTCCAATTAACAATATATTTACTAAGTATGGGTTAAGATTGCTTACTGTTTGTAAACCCCAATTGCTTCACGTTTACCCATGCAGACGTATCACTCATCACAAGTCTTACACCATACGATTAACCATACGTACTTAGATGTTAATGAGGTATTTATAACTACCTTTAATCATTTATTCCATCGATGCTTTCTCCTTTGCAAGATTTCCTAAAGTACTAACTCACAAAAGCCAATTTCCAGTACTTAACTTTATTAGTTTCTCATACTTAGTAGTTTGTTTCTTGTGGAGCCAGTGAGGATCAAACTCACGACCTCAACATTGCAAGTGTTGTGCTCTAGTCAACTAAGCTACGACCCCATAAATAAATATTCAAAGAACGTTCGATAAAAGTCCATAGAGTTGGATTCGAACCAACGACCTCCAGTTTTCAACGCTGGTGTTCTACCCCTGAACTACCCTTCCAAAATTGGCGGAAGAAGTAACTCTTATCTACACTATTGAAATATGCTCCTCTGCGTGGATTCGAACCACCTCTATATATGAACGTTCATAACCAATATAGAGAACCAAGGACTTATTTTTCGGCGCCTTATAAACAGAGAAATAATGAGCCGGAAGTCAGATTCGAACTGACGTGTCATACGAGTCGGGTTACAAATCCGATGGAGTCGACCACTGTCCCATTCCGGCAAATGTAAGTTTTGACTGAACTTACAAAACAGACTATGAACGTCTTCATAGATTTTAAATTTGTGATGACAACCTGATATAAATCATCACCGAATTGGTTAAGAGTCGTTCGGGTTAGGTTGATAGGCTAGTTATTTACCACTGCCTTACTGAGCCTCCCAATTCATTTTACCTATCATTCTACTTCTGTCAGGTACATGCCCTATTACGGGACCGAGTTGCGGCCTTTGGAATCGAACCAAAACAAGCATTTTCTGTCTCAAGGTTATGAGCCTTGCATCTTACCATTAGACTAGACCGCGATATTTTATTATATATTAATGATAGTATTTTAAATTTTTAAATTCAATACCGTCATTATTTGCTACCTCTGAGGGACTCGAACCCCCGACCCACTGCTTAACAGGCATTAACATTGAAGTAACTCTAACCTACAACATTCTTACGAAGTAACAGCGACTAAAGTGTGTACAATAAAAGCTGCTCTACCAACTGAGCTAAGAGGTAATTTGTAGCGGCCATGGGAGTCGAACCCATTATCTGTACCTTCCCGGCACCGTGATCATTTCCAAAACAAGTAACTTGGCTCATCACTTTATCCGCGGCTTGCTTGGCCTCTAAACTTGTTTATTTCTTGATGTTGTTAAATACTTTTTTAAAGATATTTACCCGTCGATAAATAGAGCTCTTATTATAAATATGTAACATAAAGTCCGCCGACACATCAAAATAGAAACTTATCCGTTTCACTCGGACACTGAAAGTTTGTTGGAGTCGAAGATTCGAACTTCACCTCGGACGCGCGATCACGTGTGCTTACCGTTACACCAAACTCCGATTCTTGCAAGAATTAGCGGGAGTAGAGGGAATCGAACCCACACCTGGTGATTAACAGTCACATGCTCGACCTTCGAGCTATACTCCCAATAAAATATCTAACCCACTTAGCCTTCCGTGATATGGTCCACTAAACTATCCTTTGGCCTCGAATGTTTCGCGAGTTGTACACCTCCTAACACCTGTACCACCAACGTAACCGATTTCCTTTGCGTTCACCATAACAAGTAGATGTAACCCTACTACTAGCATTGTACTCTCATCAGTTACTCCGTCCTGATTAGATATTAGATGATGGAGTGGGATTCGAACCCACGACCCGTTGCTTAAAAGGCATTAACATTGAAGTAACTCTAACCTACAACATCCATAGGAGTAACAGCGACTAAAGTATGAAACAATTAAAACTGCTCTAACCATCTGAGCTATCCATCAAATATATTTTATTTATTAATCTTCTTAGATAAATTAATAAATGTATAATTATCTTCAACTATATCTTGATTCTTAAAATCAAATAATAATTCCGGATTTATTGGTTTTCCACACAAACGAGTTTCAAAATGTAAATGTGCACCAGTACTTCGTCCAGTATTTCCAACTAATCCAATAGGTTCTCCCGAAGAAATTGTTTGATTTGGTTTAACTAATTGTTTAGACATATGTCCATAATAAGTTTCTAATCCATTATGATGTCTAATTACAACAAAATAACCATATCCTCTTGGATCATTTTTAACAATACGAACTTTTCCGGAAAATGCTGCATATATAGTATCACCTTTATGTCCATCAATATCTACTCCTTGATGCATTCGTTTCCATCTTTTACCATACTTGGATGTTATTAATGTTTTTTTAACTGGCATTGAAAAACCTGTCATATGAACAGTATACTTTTCTGGAATATAACTTGATTTATAATGAGTCATTTCATTATCAAAATTATCATATAAATCAAATCCTGTCATATGATATTTTTTCATTTCTATTGTTATAGGTGCAGCTTTTGCTATCAACTTATTATCTTGTGCATATCCAAAAGATAATGTAAAAAATATAAAAATCATCAATAATATGTATTTTATATTATTCTGATCATTCTTAAATAAAGAGATTATAGGTTTTAGTGTATTTCCATTCTTTAAATTATCTTCCTTTATGCCTTGAATATATGAAATACTAAATATACTCAAAAACATAATCATAAGTATTACTCCCATCATAATAAACAATGAAGCCGTGCTAAATATATTAGCCATCATATAAATTATGCTACGCTGAGAATCTACATAATTTAATGAATATCTCTTCTAAAAAACTACTATATTTAATATTTCTCTTACCGTAGAAATATTAATGTGCTTTATTTTTAAATATTTTTGTTATAGTTGCGAATTCAGGAGTCGAACCTGATATCTCGTAGGTTATGAGCCTAGAATGATTTATATATCCGTTTCACTCATTCGCGATATTATTCTAATTTTTTATAATAAAATTTTTTATTTGATTAATATAATTTTCTTTATTCTTTGATTTTTTATATTCTGACCATTTAATTCTTATTCCTTCCCATCCTAATTGTTTTAAATATTCTGTACGTTCAATATCATGTTTAATCATATATGGTAAATTGTGTTGATCTCCATCAATTTCAACATATTTCATTAAATCTTCATTATAAAAATCTAATTCATATCTACCAACTTGTTTATGATATAGTAAAGGTATATTTTCTTTTTCAAATAATTTTTCAAAGTATTTTTCAGGATAACTTTGTTTAGATGAATGATTTAATTTAAATGGAATTTTATCAGGATGTTCTTCTAAATATTTTTTCCTTGATAATGAAATTTTTTGTTTCATCTCTTCAGGTAATTTTTTTCCTTTCCAAATATTACCTATTTTTTCTTTAGCTTCTTTACTTAATGTAGGAATTGATAATCCTAATTCTTTTGCTTTAATATATTTATTTGTTGGTTTTCTTATTTTATTATAATCTCCACAAAAATAAGATAATATTCTATTAGGATTTTCTTTACATCTTATTTCATGTTGAGCTAATGAATTTTTATTTTTACATTCTTTTCCACAATATTTGCAAATAAACATAATATTATTATTAAATTTGTACGCCCACTGGGACTCGAACCCAGGACCCCCGCCTTAAAAGGGCGGTGCATCTACCAACTGAGCTACGGGCGCAAATCTCATTAGAATTAATAACACTCATTGGAATTTTACCAAATCTAAGATTTCATCAAAAATTT